CGTGTTGTTTGTGTTGTGTAAATTCCTTATAATACAAAAAAATAAAACATTTAAATCAATACAATTTGTTTATTTTAACATAAAGGTTTATATTTATACACACTAGGCAAAACAAGATAATCCCAGACAGTAGTGTTGCAAGGCTTCACCAGATTACGTATCATCTCGAACAAATCATTCTCGTCCGTCATACTCGACGTGTACACGTTCACCTCCATATTAAGCTTCACCTTGTCATCAATAAAATAATACGCAATGCGGTCGTCGATCAGCTCCTTGTTCCATTCCGTGTAATTCAATATCTGTTTGAACATACCCCTGCGTATAATCTTGTCCAGGCACGAATTCGAATCTTCGTCGAATCTGACATAATTGAAATAGTTTTGTAGAACATATAGCGGGTTCGAGTTAAAAGTTTGATGTAAAACGTTATAAAATATAACACAGCCGCCGTACCTGATCATACCGCTAAACGCATCCTTTGCATAGTCGACAAACTGTATCATATCTTTACAGCAGCCACAGTATTTATCGCTCGCTTCTGAATACGCAGACAGACACTTGAAGTGATCGCACAGACAAGAATCATTAGTACAAGGTAGCGGTTCCAACAGAGCAGCGTCAAAATCTATAGATATGCGCATCACATTGTTGGCATAGTTGTAGCGCTTCATAAAGTCGGGATAGTCCTCGACCAGATCGCGCTCGCTCACCATGATATGCATCAAGCTCGGTCTATACATTTCTCTCTTCACCGCTTCAAACAGACACATGTAATCTTCAATATTGAGAAATTTACAAATGTTATCGTAAACTTCTTGAGGAACCACGTTTAGATAACTCATTTTGGGCAAACGTTAAGACTTTGTCGAGTATCGCGTCCACGCTATAAAATCTCTCGCTAATCACAGACGCCGCTAGCCGCTGCAAAGCTCCGTTATCCAGCAGCAGATTCAATTTATCTTCCAACATACGTTTAATCACACCCAAAATCAAGCTATTATCCTTTTCCGAATTCACACACGATCTAACACTGACAAATTCCACGTCACAAGGTGCGGACACCACGTGAATATCACGCAGGTGCTTGAGTATCAACTGCTGCTTCATTAATAAATGGTATTAGATAATATCAAGACTATAAATACATAATCTTATCTTATCAATTAGATACGTCATAAAGCATTATCTTGACACGTCCTCGGTTTTTCCACTGAGTCTTGCGGTAATCGTATTGTCCAAAGCTCAGTCGGCACCAGTACCGTGGATCGGTGAAGCCGCATCGGCTGCAGAAAAGTATCAATTTATTTTTGTACAATTTCTTTTTGCAATATTTACACTCTACATTTTCGTCTCTATTGAAATACACATAAAAAGGTTGATAGACTTCGTAAACTCTATAAAATACCTCTAGATAGACGCGTCTCGAAGACGCTGGTAATACGACGTTTCTGAATTTTGTTGGCGAATTAAAGTTGTAAAATTTACACCAGTCCACGCGCAGATCGAAAATCTCTTCCTCCAACATTATTTTATCGTCTACGATCAGAGCCACTTTCTCAATCTCTTCATTCTCCAACTTTTCATCTACCACCTCTTGCAATACACGCTCCACGCCACCGCCACCGTCTGTCACGTTAAACTTTTTGTACAATTTTTTGTTAGAGTTTGTAAACGGAAACAGGAATTTTTTCAGCACATTATTATACATCAACTTTTTTACATTCAACAGTGTGAGCGTAGGATAAATTTCTATCAAATCTATTACTTTCGCTTGAAATCTACACGACAAACAGCAAAATTTTATAGAGGTCTCGTCATCTTCATCGTACGATTCAATCGCTATAAACATGTACGGACTTGCCGTTTCTCGCATAATCTTTGCAAAAATTCTATTACACCAGCCGCACTTGGCACAGTACTGCAACTGATTCGGCGTACCTTCTATGCAATTCTTGGCAAAGTTTACCATGAATTGCAAAACTTCTCGCGTCTCACGAGACAAAAATTGCACTCTCTTGTCTGCCGCCATTCGGAAAGGAATAACAAAATAACAAGACGTTGATTGTATTTATACATCACACTTTATTGTTTACGTTTATGTTTAAAATGCAATACAATGAAAATCATCACGATAACACCGGTCAACAAAATAACTGTGGTCACGCACGCTATCAGTATAGGCACACCTATTCTATCGAAAGTGTTGTACGTCTCAGGGATCGCAGTGGTAGATTCTTTACGCCAAAATGTCACACAAACTTCTTCGTCGACACCGTCCACCAGTTGAGTCAAGTTGTATTTTGGATCCTTCACCGTTTCCGTAATTAGCTTGTTGTACATCACGGTAGATTTCCCATCGTTGGTTTCCGACAAACTGTAATAACCTTTGTAAAATTCAAGATACATTTTTTTCTCCTCACCACCCATGTATTTGATTAAAATCACCGTGGAATCGACACCTTCGTACCCATCCTCGGTATCCACATCGTTCATTGCAAACACGCAGTCATGATTAAGACGTTGCGATGTGTAAAATTTTGCACAATGATTCAGACATATGTACGACAAGGTAGATTGGAACCTCAGCACCACAAACTCATTATCTTCTTCGTTCATATCGTAGTTTACCAGCGTATATTGAATTATGTTAGAAGGGGGGATGCGGGTGGTTGAATGAGCGAGGTACAATCCCAGTTTGTCATTCTCGTCCGGCTGAAGGTAATAGTAAAAATCGTTTATTATTTTGTAGATTCTCACGATTTTTTGGTGATACACGAGAGCTTTTAGACTATCCATCTTCACAACAGGCCTTGCGGTAGCATTTGTAACCGGCGACGCTGTCGTAGCATTAATTGTACTCGATGTCGTAGAATTATTAACAATTGATAATGTAGGGGGTGGTGGTGGTGGTGATGATGTAATGGGTGATGATGAAGAAGATGGGGAGGAAGATGTTATGGTAGTGTTAGCCGCCGCCGCCGCAGCAGCAAACAGTAGCGCTACAGTCGACAAATAATACATAATTGGCAAACGCGGCGTGACCAAACTCAAATTTACACTACATTTTTTTTGTTATATCCGCGTAGGCCGTATAACCTGCAAATATTAATGCAGTAACACTTGCTACCAAAATTAGTGCTGCGCAAAAAATTTTCACCGTCTCTTCTACACCGACACCGCGCCGTTCTTCGATCGGTTCTGTCGTCTCTTTGTACATGCTGTTGTATTATTCGTGCAACCTCTGCACTTTACCGTTTAACAATTTGTTGTGGGCAATAAACTCTTCACCCAACGAACTATATGAAACCGCGAGCGTCGCGAACAACACCACCAACACCATGATGACATATTTCCAATTTATACGTCCGAAAAAACTTTGATTAGGAGCGAATCGTGTCAGGTTTTCCATCTTTTGACATCTGATCGCGCGCACGCTTCACTCGCAATTTATTCTTCTTATTCTGGAAAAAAATAACGTCTAAAGTTTATTTGAAACGCTTGCCACTGCTCCAGAGTCATGTTTTCTTTTTTCACGTCTCGCACTATCAGATCAATGTACTGTTTGTACTTGTTAGGCCTCTGCGCCCATCTAGCGTATCGAAACACACGCAAAACCATATCTTTGGGCGGACACATGACGTGATCGGGTGGAGTACTACCTCCAAACTTTAATTCGCACACCTTAATAAAAGCACGTTTACCACCTTCTATACCACCATTACACGTACCGACGCTCTCTACTATTTTACTTATAGTCTTTGTCGTATCGTTGAACGGGTTCTTTTCCTTGAGCATCATCGTCAGCACCGTATTGTACACTATGAACGTTTTATACACATCCTGACTCACTTCGGCCTCGTCATAGTCGGGTATTACAAAATGTCGAATCACGGTACTCATGGCGGGCTCTTCACTCTCTTTGTATATAGCGTACATCTCTTGCGGTAAAATTATGCATTTTTGATTTGAGTACAAACAGTCCACGTAAAGGTAGCGCATGAGAATGAAGCACGTGTTGCGTTTGTTGTACAAGAAATTATAAGCCGTCTTCAGCACCATTTTGATTAGTTGCACATCTCGTTCACCAGCTTCGCACACCGAATACAAACGTTCATGGTGATTCTCGAAAAATCTCTGTCCACATATCAGAGTCTGACCATCTATCAAATTCCTATACGTCACTATTTCGACAGGCTGTTCTTCGTTGAATTGATAATAAGGCTCGGCGCTAGTGTTGCAATAGTATACCGGAATACAGGTGTAATGTTCATACATCGCTCGGTCCAACAGTAGCGTTTTGACCGTGCGACAGTTGGGACGATTCGGATGAAAGCGACATTTGGTCCGAGCAATTATCAGGGGCTGATAGTGCGTCGATCGTTCCGTAACAGGCTGTTCGTATCTCGCGGTCGTCGTCATTGCTGACCACGTTAAAAATAAGATACTTATTGTCTAATATGAACACGTTACCCTCCAATATCGCGTCTAGTATATCGTCGCACATGGAATATAACGTGGAAATTATAAACACGTCCGATCAGATTCTATACAACAGTTTGGAATACGTGGGAGTTGACGGTGTGCAATATATTTATAAAAATCTTAATACTGGTGATTTAATCAGATTAAATTATAAGCTACCCTCGCCGTTCGAAGATTACACCAAATATTTCATATACTACTAATATTATTATGAGTCGACGAAATTCTTTCACCAACGCCATCAACAATGTTATAAAGCGAAAACGCAAGCTATCCACATCTTCGGTCGACGCGGAGAATCTGTTAAAACCCGAATATCTCACACCGCCCGAGAAAAAAATTAAAGAATCGTCCAGCGTCTACGAGGCTCTTGTCACCGAAGAAAAGACTGTACTTAAAAAACCCGACGATGTGGACGTGTACGATAATCCCGCTTATCTGGACATGATTCAGAAATACACCAACGTCGCCCTCTATTCTCTTATACATCTCAACAACAGACCCATCGATACTAATCGCGTGGTTATAGCCGAACCACCGAGACTACCACACACCAAGGATTTATTCCTATTACAATCCATCATGAACAAATACTTTAACGAAGTGCTCAACATTAATGAAAACATTTATCGATTCCTGCAGTCCGCACCAGGAGACAGCGCCGTCGCTTACATGACTTTTATGCTACATTTATACAACACCGGCTTTAGGGGGGAACAATTTCACAAAACTTGCAATGCCGTCAAGTCTTTTTACTTGCAGTGGGCGGATCAGATCGATCATTTAGTCGAACTGGTCATCAATCTGAACGGAAGCAATGTCGTCAAGGAAATTATGAACATTGTCAACCAAAGCGTTTACAACGTGGTGTACATCATAGAGAAGAGCAAAGCGTCCGGTACGGTACCACCGTCTTATTTTTACAACTCAGTCTTTGACATCACAGACCCTTTACACGCTGATATACACAAGGCGCTCGACTCGGACCAGATGTATTTGACAAACATTTTCAGCGCCAAATTCAACAGAACGTTCGACACGATCTACGACAAGTACTATCATACCGAAAACGAAACGGACACCATAGACTTTGGCGAGCACAAGATACACGCTAAAGACGTTACGGTCAAGACCATCAAATTATTCAGGGTCATCAAATAACTTGAAACTATACTCGACATCTTCATACTGACCCACGCTCTTGCCGCCAAGATCGTTCACTTTTTCTTTAAAACTCTCAACTCGCACATCGTCCCCGTCACTCAATATGAAATTTCGACTTTTGCTAATAAAATCTTTGGCAGCCGCCTCGTCTTCAAACGGATACGTAAACCTGTACACTATTCTTCTCTTGTACGGATCGTTTGTAGTGAATTTCTTATTACAAGACTCACAAAATACATGCTCCAAGTCAGCCATTCCACCGCACGTTATTATCATCACGCCGCGAGCATATCTATTTATCACCGAATAACAAATACAGCACTCGATCGACCGTTCCTCTGTCGTACTCTCGATCATGGTTTCCAATTCGCGCTTCACTGATATCTTCTCAGCTTTTCTCGTGCTCATCACACTCATAGCTACACCTGTACAATGCCAACAGCGATGCGATGAGATAGACCTACTTAATTTCATTATCAATTGTTCGACGTGTCTACTTCAGCTTATCGAGGTCATTTTAATCGTTATCATCGCCAAGAGATAAGATTGGAGTAGTATAAAAGCATGAACGAGCAAGTCCGATCACAATACTACCTTTCGACTTGATCCCACAAGATTTAACCGCCGACCAACCATGAACAGCAACAACAGTAAATATGTGGACTTTTACAACAACAACCGCTCGCCAGCCAAGAACACCACGCTGCACAACGGAAACATACCCAGAGACATGTACAGAGACGTGATGCAGGCGCGGAGCTTCATGTGTCGCGAGACGATGCCCAGTGAATATGATATCAAAAATTACCGAAAAAGTGACAACAAAGAAAATAAATACAAATAAACACTAACGACTCTTTTATTTCAACCGCCTCGAATCGAGGCGATCATCCCCTCCCTCATCGCTCCTTAAATTTTAGTCATAGCAAAAACACACAATTTAGTCGTAGCAATAGTACATGTTCAAAACACGCCTTAATTTTTTTTCATAGCAAAACACATATCAATATCGTAATAATAATACTTCGCGTACTGTTACAATAGTCGATCTTTCCGCCGAAAACTGTGACAAAACTCTAAAATTGGTGTAACAATACGCGATGTGTCTTGTCCAAATTTTAAAAAGTGCTGTAACAATAGACGATCTATCCACCCGTCCACTTTTAGAGTGTTGTCCAAAAATGAAAAATCTCGATTTTTATGAAAAAGTTGATCACGATTCGGCATTTTTGAAGAGACCCAAAACATCAGATTTGCTGAAACGACATCAACTTTTTCATAAAAATGGGGATTTTTGGATTTTGGACAACACTCTAAAAGTGGACGGGTGGACAGATCGTGTATTGTAACAGTGTTTGGTGGATCGATCGGTTTTAGTAACAGTACTTGATGTATTATTATTACTTACCATAGCAACATAGCGGGGTGCGCGTTATCACTAGGGTGTGCGTTATCGCTAGGGCGCGCGCTGTATTTGTTTGTTATGATATTTTTATCAGTTTATTTTTATCAGTTATTTTTATCAGGTAATTAATTTGCTTATTTTTAACATTTGTTGTTATCGTAATAATAATACTTTGCATACTGTTACAATAGTCGATCTTTCCGCCGAAAACTGTAACAATCATCTAAAATCGATGTAACAGTATGCGATGTGTCTTGTCCAAATTTTAAAAAGTGCTGTAACAATAATCGATCTATCCACCCGTCCACTTTTAGAGTGTTGTCCAAAACCCAAAAATCTCGATTTTTATGAAAAAGTTGATCACGATTCGGCAATTTTTTCGAGGCTCAACACATCAGATTTGCTGAAACAACATCAACTTTTTCATAAAAATGGGGATTTTTGGATTTTGGACAACACTCTAAAAGTGGACGGGTGGAAAGATCGTGTATTGTAACAATGTTTGGTAAGATTGTTAAAAACTGTTACAGCACTTTTACAGAATTGTTACACCGATTTAAGGAAACTGTTACACCCATGAGATCCAATAATGCGCGAATTTGACACATTGACAGCATCATTGACGTTGACAATTATTCGATCGATCTCGGCATTGACGTTGACAGTTATTAGATCTCGGCATTGACGTTGACGTTAGTGAGAAATTATCTACCTCCACGTAGACACCATTATTATTATAATAGTATTATTGTAATAGTATCTTAGGCAAACCAATGTCGACAGAGGCTAAATTAGTTTATTCACTAGTTACTATGTAATTAAGTCTTAAGTGATTCCAGCAAGTTACAATGGAACTGGCGTAACATATTGTTAAAAGTTCCTAAATAAATAAAGATTAAAAAAAAAAAAATTATTATTATCGCCGACGCTCCCCTCCGAACTTTAGTACCGCGCCGACGTCGGCGCTCGACGCACGCAGGGGGTTATTGTATTATTTTATTTTATTATATTATATTATTTATTATATTATTTATTATATTGTTTTTATTTATTTATTTATTTATAATTTTATTTAATTTTATTAAAAAATAATATTAATAATACAATACCCCCTCCTTGCCATCATACAGCAAATGTTAAGCCAAAGTGATAGTTTTGAAGAGTGCGCGGCTCTGTGTGGATCGAAACGGCATGGTACCGTGTGAAGCGTTGCCATAGATGGACATGTAGTGTAGATGGAAGACTCGACCACCACCTTCTAACGCGGGTGTAATATTGACGCTGACGCTGCGTAACTGAGACAGACTGCCAAAGTTTAGGCTAGCATTTATATAGGATGTAATTCTTATGATGATGATCGAGTTATAGCTCGAGCCGCCGGTGGGACGCAGAATAAAATTAATGATTTACCATGTGTATTGTTTTGTTTTATTCACCATACTTAAGACGATACCACGAATGGCTCAATATATCAGTTTTGGTTCCTTAGATCTTACTCAGTTACTTGGATAACGTGGTAATTCTAGAGCAATACATGACATTGCATGCCTAATACTACCTAGGCATTTAGTAATCTGTGATCACGGTTACACTCTAAAATCTAACTACCCACCAGTCAGTATTCGAATAGTTACTATTTCTTATAACTAAAACCAGTCAAGAATATGTCACATTATCTAACCAGTGATGGGATGAGTGCTTTTATTAGATCAAACCAATCGACGGATACCATATAATGTTTTGTACTACTATGTAGTAGTAGTAGTATAGCTCTATACCAAATGAGAAGAGTATGATATATGTCTTAATACAATGAAAAGAGTATTTAACTATATGCTACATAGCATGAGCACCAGTCTCATAGCATGAGCATCAAGCATCAGTCTCGTATTAGTAATGTTAGTACAATGCATATATTGAGCAGAAGCCTCGGTATTGTTTCATTAGAGTAGATTACTACCTAGTACCTAACAATACTGTTAAGATTCGAGTTAACATAAAGAAGCGATGCCCAGACTAACATCACATCTCTTGGTCTAGTGCTACTACATTAAGATTTTGTTAGAATATTACCTTTCACCTTCCCAGTTATAGCTTGGACAGCTACAAGACTCTGCAGAAGCCGACTTATGCCTATTGAATCTACTATGTATTGTTTTATTCCAATCAAGCCATAGATGTCACAAGGGATAACACTTGCCAAATGCAATACTAGGTCTCAGGCATCAGCCTCAGAATCAGCCTCACAACGCAAGCGTTAAGCGTTGATTATTACAGGTTTTAGAGCTAAATGAGACGCAGGCGCGTTGACCAGACTGGTCTTGTAAGATTATGGATTGGAGACATAATATATAGAATCCAATGCTTGGTAAAAGCTTGAGCATCTAATCCGACCCTATCATCATAGTATGTGACACGAATCTTTGTCGATGCGATGACTACACTACATCGTACTCTCACCTTCATTCCACACTATACTACATTACACTACCACTACATTGTATTAGCACTATTACTACAATCACTGTATTACTCTATCACTGTTATATTCTATAGACTTTTTTGAACATTGTGCCGGTGGGACGCAGAATAAAATTAATGATTTACCATGTGTATTGTTTTGTTTTATTCACCATACTTAAGACGATACCACGAATGGCTCAATATATCAGTTTTGGTTCCTTAGATCTTACTCAGTTACTTGGATAACGTGGTAATTCTAGAGCAATACATGACATTGCATGCCTAATACTACCTAGGCATTTAGTAATCTGTGATCACGGTTACACTCTAAAATCTAACTACCCACCAGTCAGTATTCGAATAGTTACTATTTCTTATAACTAAAACCAGTCAAGAATATGTCACATTATCTAACCAGTGATGGGATGAGTGCTTTTATTAGATCAAACCAATCGACGGATACCATATAATGTTTTGTACTACTATGTAGTAGTAGTAGTATAGCTCTATACCAAATGAGAAGAGTATGATATATGTCTTAATACAATGAAAAGAGTATTTAACTATATGCTACATAGCATGAGCACCAGTCTCATAGCATGAGCATCAAGCATCAGTCTCGTATTAGTAATGTTAGTACAATGCATATATTGAGCAGAAGCCTCGGTATTGTTTCATTAGAGTAGATTACTACCTAGTACCTAACAATACTGTTAAGATTCGAGTTAACATAAAGAAGCGATGCCCAGACTAACATCACATCTCTTGGTCTAGTGCTACTACATTAAGATTTTGTTAGAATATTACCTTTCACCTTCCCAGTTATAGCTTGGACAGCTACAAGACTCTGCAGAAGCCGACTTATGCCTATTGAATCTACTATGTATTGTTTTATTCCAATCAAGCCATAGATGTCACAAGGGATAACACTTGCCAAATGCAATACTAGGTCTCAGGCATCAGCCTCAGAATCAGCCTCACAACGCAAGCGTTAAGCGTTGATTATTACAGGTTTTAGAGCTAAATGAGACGCAGGCGCGTTGACCAGACTGGTCTTGTAAGATTATGGATTGGAGACATAATATATAGAATCCAATGCTTGGTAAAAGCTTGAGCATCTAATCCGACCCTATCATCATAGTATGTGACACGAATCTTTGTCGATGCGATGACTACACTACATCGTACTCTCACCTTCATTCCACACTATACTACATTACACTACCACTACATTGTATTAGCACTATTACTACAATCACTGTATTACTCTATCACTGTTATATTCTATAGACTTTTTTGAACATTGTAAAAATGTATAAAAAATTGAACAAAAAGAAAAAAGAGCAAAACCCCGGCCCGAACGCGCGCCGCGCCAACGCCGATCCCTCAGCGTGCGCATCGGCCACCGACGCATCGATATTCATGCCCAAACACCGCTACCTATGATACGCATTAAGGTACGGCTTCGGGTCCAGCTGGGCTCGAGCTTCAGCCAGGCTCGGGTCTAGTGTGACGTAATACTCATATATCTATATCTCTATATATCTACATATTATAATATATTTATATCTAAAGAAAAAAAAGAATAATAATAGAGAGAAGTAAAGTAATACAACAAAGTGTTGGTTATTAAAACTAGATGGCGCTATACAAAAAATAACAACATCCCTACAAAGTGTGAGAACTAGATGGCGCTATCCCACCGCTACTAGATGGCGGCACAATGCGATGTAATAATAATACTTAAATTGGTGTAACAATTCTGTAAAAATGTTGTAACAGTTTTCAACGATCCCACCAAACATTGTAACAATACACGATCTGTCCACCCGTCCACTTTTAGAGTCTTGTCCAAAATCCAAAATTCTCGATTTTTATGAAAAAGTTGATGTTGTTTCAGCAAATCTGATGTGTTGAGCCTCGAAAAAATTGCCGAATCGTGATCAACTTTTTCATAAAAATGAGGATTTTTGGGTTTTGGACAACACTCTAAAAGTGGACGACTGGAAAGATCGTTTATTGTTACAGCACTTTTTAAAATTTGGACAAGACACATCGTGTACTGTTACATCGATTTTAGAGTTTTGTCACAATACACAATGTATTATTATTACTCATTATGACGTCAGATGTGCGTCCCGTTGTAATAATAATACTTGAGTTGGTGTAACAGTTTCCATAAATCAGTGTAACAGTTTTTAACGATCCCATCGATCATTGTTACAATACACGATCTTTCCACCCGTCCACTTTTAGAGTCTTGTCCAAAATCCAAAAATCTCGATTTTTATGAAAAAGTTGATGTTGTTTCAGCAAATCTGATGTGTTGAGCCTCGAAAAAATTGCCGAATCGTGATCAACTTTTTCATAAAAATGAGGATTTTTGGGTTTTGGACAACACTCTAAAAGTGGACGACTGGAAAGATCGTTTATTGTTACAGCACTTTTTAAAATTTGGACAAGACACATCGTGTACTGTTACACCAATTTAAGAGTTTTGTTACAGTTTTCGGCGGAAAGATCGACTATTGTAACAGTACGCGAAGTATTATTATTACTTTTATGACGTCACAAATCTAAATCGAAACTGTAGCTCTGTGGCGTCAAATGGGTGTATGAAACCCGACGGCGGATCGTATAAACAGTTTAACGGCTCATACGCTGTGTCAATATCTAAGACGTTAAGCAGTTGTGTGATGATGCCTTCAGGTAAATGGATATGTTGTAATGATGAATTGCTGATGGAAAAATATTGATCTGTTTTTATGAAAAGATATGGATAGTAGAAAATAATATCGTAAGCGTTACCATCGGTGTAAGTCAATTTTACATGTATACATTCAAAAGACTCTGCGTCAATAGCTCTTACTGAGACCACACTAGTATTGTTCAGATGTTGTACAGTGTGAGTATAACCGTATAGTCGTCCGTCTGAAGGTATGTCTAGAACGGCGACTAATACATGATTACTCGTCTCGTGCATCCTAACGGCTGGTCTAACATAATTTACTAAGTCTATTGGTCTCGCAATTATTCCTTCGTATGTAATACGTTCGTCGTTTTGTACCTCCCATGCAATATTATGATATCGCCTGACTGCTATAATCAATGGTATCACTGACACGCCTGTTGCCGAAACATGTGTATAAAATTGAACTAATCCTGTTGGATGTAGTACGGTGCACGACCTGTAGCTCAAGTTAAAATATGGTAAATTTGTCAAAGTCATCATGGCGCCTATCGTATCAAAATGGACCATGGTTACGGTACTATTGTTATTAGGCATCATAACTTGTTCATCTATCATTGCGTTTGATTCTAATATAAACATGCCACTTTGAGTGGCTGCTGATTGGATATGGGATGTGATATATGTATGATTTCTGTTAAACAGTGTTCTATTCATAATTGCTGGTAAAGGATAAGTTATATTTTCAGCTTGTTGTACAAATTCAATTTTTGACGCTACTGCTAAACCAGGAACGGCTCCTACTATACAACTAAAATAATCATTAGTCAAATTAGATAAAACGCCACAATATTCTGAAGCTTTAACGCCTAATGTATAATTTATAGGTAGCCTGAGTGTTAATAGGTTGCGAGTGTCAAAATTTTGAGTAAATAAAATGTTAGTCTGTCCTTCTGGGCTGATTGTTTTAGCTATGCATTCGTTTACGCTCGTCATATTAACGGCGTTTTCTCCAAATAAAGCTTGGAAATACTTTAACATGTAAAACGTATGTGTTATATATCGATTATTGCGCAATACATTGTTAAAAATAAATATATTGTCTACACTCATAGCGCTATTGGGATCGTTAGGATTGCAACTGATGTATGATAAGATGCGCTCCATATTTCTATCCTGTCTAATGCTGCGCAAAGATCGTTGGTTGAGCATTTGCGAATAAATATAAGGTATGGCCAGTGTGACAGATATATGCGTAGATGTAATAGTGTTAATGATTTGATCCGGATAAGGTGTGTAAATGCTAATAAACTGTCTAGCCATCTCTCTAGCAAAAGTATAGTGAATTGTTCCTTTAAGTATACAAGCCACTGTCATTAGCATTTCATTCATGTTTTGGCCAAATACAAAAACGTCATCACCCCACGGAGCCGATGTGGGATCGGTGGGTAAGTGTTGATGTAAACACATGAGGCAATTCAATAAAAGTTGTGATACTTCTACACTTTGGTACAACGAATCGGTCTCTGTCATATATCTGTAGCAATATTGTAACATAATTTCGCAAAACGTTATAAATCCATTAGCGGTTCGAAAGTCGTTTGCGTAAAGAGGAGCGCTGCAATTATGAGAAAATTGTGGTAGTGTGGTAATTTGAACCTGAGCGTGTCTCATACTGTATTGTTGAGTAAAAGACGTTTTATAATAATGTTCAAACATGTCTAAATCAAAGTGATAATCTGCATCTGGATCGGGTGATGATGGCGGTGTAGGCTCGGGACTTGGCATCGGTGTAGGTTCGGGACTTGGCTCTGGACTTGGTAACGGTGTAGGTTCGGGACTTGGTACTGGTGTAGGTTCGGGGCTTGGTACTGGTGTAGGTTCGGGGCTTGGTACTGGTGGTGGTTCTGGACACGGTGGTGGAGGAATAATGATTGGATCGGATACTGGCAGATATAAGAGGATGTAAATTATAGCTATAAAGGCTATGATTAAAACTAAGATTAATGAATACGTCATATCTTAATGAAAATTAACTTTATTGCAAAAATTAACACTTAATTCGTTTTAATTCTTTTTGAGCAAGAAGGTTGATCATCATCGTCATCAGACTGCTCCTCGTCATTCCTGTTGGATGTATCGAATTTACTTAATCGTTTTAATATAGATTTTAAGTTTGATTGTATGTAATCTACTTCCATCTGTTTGTCATCTATGTTTTGCAGTGTATCGTCAAATATAAATGTTCCGGGTTGATCGTTATCTTTCATGACTGATACCAATTCCATGTTAGCTTTGATAAGCAAATCATACTTCTTATGTGAATATTTTAATTGATTCTGTACACTTTTCACTTTCATTTCATATGTAGCAGTTTCACTTTTAAGATTGGCAAGTTTAGCTTCTTCCTCATGTTTTTTGTTACTAATGTCGTTAAAATCATTTCTTGCGATAATAATGTCTTCCAATATAGAATTTACATCGCTATTATATTCGTTCAATCGAATCTTTTTATTATCAATCTCCAAGTCCAAAGAAGTTTTAATATTGGTTAATTTTTCAACTTCATTCTTCAAGTTTTTGATTTGTACATGTATACTTTCTAATTTTCTCGATTCCTTCATAATATCTAGAGTCATTAACGTCATATCGATAATATTTTTGTTAAAAGTTCGCTTAAGCTCTTGAAATTCGTTATCGGCTTTATTTTTTTGAGCGGTAATCTTTTCCAATTCTATGACCGCAAAATTTTTTTTAATCTTAAGCTCTTGAAGTTCTAAATCCAATGTACTAATCTTATTAATCGTATCGTTATCGTTAACCACAGCGGTAGAATAGTAAGATTGTAAAAATTCTTGACCGTTGCTCGTAAGCAGCTCTGCTAGTGTAATATTGAGTAAAGTAACCTTACCATCGCTGACGATCGTACCGTTAATCCTATTAGACGAAGACACGCTGCGGCACGTGGGGCAAGTAATCTCGTAGTTATTAGCGATTGAATACAGACACGCCGCGCACAAATGGTGATTGCACTCCGCGATCGTCAACATTGGAATCAACTTGACAGTATTCTCAGACACGAAATCAGCTTCGCACTTGTTTAAGCACACTGGGCACTTTAGAATGGTGAAAGAAGACATGGTTGGTGGTGTTTAATCTAGCTCGAAAGTCAGAATAATGCATAGGGTTGATATCAAGCTATTTATACTGTATTTATCTAATCAATAATAGATAAGATAGATAAGATTAAATGATACAAGTTTTAATGTGTTATACATTTATTATAATGTTATAATCATAGTAGTAGAAATATAATTGCTGCCGCTGCTACGGTAACAATGGACATAATCAAAAATTTGTTATCGTTAACGGTGATCTTAGTTTCTGGCACTATCCGATGACTTCTAATGTGATATATATCCAGCAAGTCTCTTGTGAATGGTAATTTTTTTGGCACTCTAGGTAGACTCTTTACACCGTCCATCAAATACGCGATCACTTTAACGTTTTCAACGTTATTTTTATCGACGCCTTTCAAGTAATTCTCACCGTCGTCTATGTATTGCTGGTATATTTCTTCCACGTCGTATTTATGCATGTACGGCTCCAAAAAATCTTTCACGAGTAGTTTCATGTAATCGCATAGATCGTAGTTGATTTGGTTTTGAGCCCTTTTCAAATTCTCTTGCTGCAAATGGCTTAATTCTGTATATCTGTTGGTTTGATTTAAAGTTTGCATAAAAAATCTGAGGGAATACATGTACGGCATTTGTGAAATCTTGGGGTTGAATTTTTTTTGCTTCTTGGGGTTCTTGTTGATGAGGTCGACATAGTTGGTGATGTATTCTATGAGTTCTCGGCGAAATACATACATTAGCGCGGCTTTCCTATTTAACTCTCGCGCATTCTTTGGATCGTACTCGTAAAATACCATATCGAAATATGTTGTATAAATGTTTGCCATTACAATTGTCAAAAAGTTTGTATTAAACAGATGGTTTTCAGTGTCTATTCTTGAAACGCGACGCCACTGGTCTCTGAATATGTATTCACATATGTACAAGTCAAACTTTTTGTAATACGTTTCATAAGTGGCGTATTGCATCATTTTATCGTATACACTGTACGTGTGAACTATGTCCGAATTGCAATGAGCGACATAATGTCTCAGCTTTTTCTCAAATTTTTTACTGTTTCCGTGTATCACTTGGGCGAGTTTATTCAAACCTATCAATCCGGTATGTTTCAACTTGTGGTCGACCATCGCCTTGTACATGGCCATTACGAATTCGTGCAAGTCTCTTTTTTGTGCGACATGAGCGTCGAACAAATATTCAACAATGGCAAATTGATTTATCCTTATGGCGTATAATATAATGTCTAGAATCTCTTCTGCGTTAATATATATGAAACTGTTTATTCTTACGAAACTTTTGACTCGCTCTAGTGGGCTAAAGTCAATATGATCCATCTTGCTGCTCTGCTGCCAATGTTACATAAACACGAAAAGCTTCGGTACCGTGCACTATGATGTGGAAATTTTTAAGCTGCGGTCTTGATTCGAGTTCAAATTCTATTTTGCCGTTGTAGCTGTTGACGTTGGTCACTAGCGCGTATAGTCCGTCGAGCGTGACGTATGATAGAGTCGCACTGCAGTTCTTCTTTATTCCACTCAATTCCACAGTGGACACGACAAAATCGTTGCTTTTAAATGTGGCATTGATTATATTCTTGTCGGTGGCGTGGAAGTCGGTCTGTTTTAGCGCTTTCTTCGATCCCTTCACTTTGATATGCACGTTTTGTAGTTGCTCAATACACATTATGAATGTGTAACATACGCACGCGCACCGCTTTATATACACGAGCACTTAGCGTCTAGCTATCATTCGTAATGAACAAGTGCGTCATTGAAGACTTTGATTATTTGTACGATAATATCGAGAAGTTTGGACTCAAATGGCATTACACGTGTCAGAGTAATGTTAGTAGGGTTTCGTTGAAAGATCTTCAAGACCGGTGTACGTATTTCTGTTGTGCGGTGGATGAAAAAATAAAGAAATGTATATTACATCAGTGCGTGGTGGTGGTGATAGGTAGCAAGGTGGATAGACATTTTAGAGGTGATGAGTCGTGTCGCGGTTTCGAGGGCACCTTTGTCATAGACGGTAGACATTTTTCTTTTCCTAACATTATGATGAATAACAATATTTTGATGCATAATTTTTTTGATAAACAATATCCTCGAGACAAGAATATGAGGAGAATGTTCTTGTACGGTAATTATGATGACGAAAAAACTGTCAATCGAGCCATACAGCTGGTGTACGATCGGAAGGATGATGTGATGTACGTGAGAGATGTGTACGCCAAAGATTACATAGTAGACGATAGCATAAATAAAGTGTTGCACGAATACCTCAGGAACAGTGGTAAATGGAACGATATGGATTTTGTGTTTGATTTTGAAGCGGACGACAAGCAGTTGTTTGCGTCTCTTAAAAAAATTATGAGTGTCGACATTGACTACGGTATAGACTCGCTGTCAAATAAAATCATTTACAAGTATTCGTATTTGTTGCAATTGACTTATAACAGTATATTACATAAATACGTGTACGATTCCCAGAACGGTGGTGGACGAAAGAAAAAGACTGTGGTGTCGGTTTTGTATCCTAGCGAGTGTAAAAAATGCTATGATACAATTGTGTCTGGTAAACTAATTCAATCGGTGTCAAAAACGTTGAGTAAACAGAAGAAGTACGACCAGGATTACAACTCGAATAATAACAATTTAGAAGTGTATCCGCTAAAGTATCGCATAGGCGCCGAAGTGTTGCGAGTGATCAATGAAAATCTACAACAGGATATGCTCAAGCACACTATGGACTATGTGAAGTTTGTAGATAGTTTTTTTCACGGGGAAATGACTGTGGCGGGAAAGAAATTTTTTCTATGCAAAAATGTAGTTTTGCCAAATCTCGAATACAAAAGAGTTGGGTCTTTAGTGCAACGTTTAGTAGAATTAAAGCTGTTTAATAAATGTGGAGAAGTGATGGTTTCGTTCAACAATAGACCTACGGTGTTTTGGTGTGACTGTCAAAATTTGATCAGGATATATTATGAGCTCAAGCGAAACTACTCACCTATAGAAATAAAGTGTAGTAATAATATTCTTTTTATTAACCACCACGAGGGTATGGTGATGTTAAAGCGAACTGTGCTTATCGATGATGATGTTATTATTAACACTTTGCAAACGGCTTACGAATATCACAATTGTAATAGTTTTATTAGAAAATTCAAAGATTTAAAATTTTTGCACGAAAATGAAGATGTGACTTCGCTTACGTCCGCAATGATACATCATTACTATAAAGACTACTTCAATATTTTTCCCAGCATACCGGGAGCGAAGCTGATAGTGAGTTTGACAAATCTAAAAAATGGTATGGTGGTACAGTGTCCCACTAAACTATTAAATTTAGACGAACTACCTGTGGGTAATAGTGTTGCAGTAGATCCTTCTATAATGTGCAACGATCGTATGTTTCGACTGTGGACCATAATTCGAGATTATAAGCTTAAGACGGCTGAAGATCCGTACATCCCTCATAACGACTTACCGATTAGAATTTACCACAATAAAGTGAACAAGCCTCGTGGTAAACTTGACGCCGGTAGCGGTCCTGGATCGGTTTTGTTGTATCAAAAAAATACTAAAAACGCTATTATGGACGTGGACGGTGGACACGCGGTGTGTTTGTTTGGTGAGGTGTTGAGTGATAGAAAAATAAACTGGTCGCATGATGGGAAAAAGTACAAGATTGACTATTGCCAAAGTAAGGCTTATCATGTGTACAAAATTTCGATGTACTTTCGTAAAGTTAAAGGATTAGTTGTAGAAAAATACGATAGCGAAATGATAGTTAATAATGATGAGTTTGTCAATCTAAAGATATCCTTTGTGTATAGCGTATCGGATTTGGAGGGATTAAAAATATGCGGTATACATGGTCAAAAGGGTGTGTTAAATGATAGCGAAGATCTATCAGAATGGAGGGCTGACGACGGTAGCGGGGTTCATGCACAAATTTGCTTGTCACCAATATCCTACATATCTAGACAAACTAATTTTGAGCGTATACCTTTAAAAACTTGCACTAAAAACGGTAAAGTCTATTCGATGTACTTAATTCCGTATATTTTTTTTAACAACACGCCCGATAATATATACAAAGAGTTTTTAGGTAAAAATATTACCGGTTATGAAAAATTAGAAGGAACAAGGCTTGATCAGTGGAGTATAAATCAATCGTTTATGGGTAATAGGATACCTGAAGGGTTGCACTGTGTCAGAAATAGAAATAATACAATTTACAATTCTGGTCAATTCAATATATTTCAAAGTTTAATACACTGTAATAATATATTAATCAATTAATGTACATGACTGGTTTTATAAAATCAAGATGATCAAACGCGTCACCGTAATTCTCCACTAGATATCCATACAGGTTGACGTAGCTGTCCTGAATGTCTGAAGAGGCAAATATAGAGGTAAAATTATAGCTGAAGGTGCGTAGCGTATGCAATATACGCGTTATCTCTTCAATTTTATTAGGATCTTTTGCAGATATCAAACGTCTCAAGTAGCAGTTTACGTCTTGAAACACTGGCGGTGTATGTATATCGGAACACAGATTGAGCGCATCATCCTTGTTGTGGAGAGAAAAGCTGTGGTTTCGACTAAAAGTTAGCACTATACATTTGGGTATGTTGATGTCGCAAACGTTATGCGGTAGGGGATAGTTGTGAAACATGCACATGTACAACTGAAGTATGTTCATGTATTGTGATATCATGAAAAATTCATTAGTCTCATTGTCAGTAACAACGTTGACTCCGTGCATTGGTTGAAAGAACCTGTTACGCTTATTTATTAACATGGCGTACATTTCAACGTAGCTATCGAAGCTGTTGCGGTATGCATCATAAGAACTTCTATACTCGTATAACTGTTCACAAATCGGATTAAAAAACGGCTCCAGATATAGAGGTGAGCGTAACAGTCTCAGTTGGTCTACACGCACAATATTACAATCCATGTCCATCAACAGCAAACGTTCCTCCGTGGCAAAGTTTGGATTAAACAACACCATTAGCTTCATGTAGTTGATTTTGTTAACTACATTTTGCAGTCTGTGCATCTCATGTCTCGGACACACTTCATCAAAGCTGACAAATTGTATATTTTCACACTGAGGTAATGTAATTTCAGATTCCACGTGATGTACTATGTAATACTTGTATTGTGTAGAATTGTATAATACGTTATGCCAAAACGGAAACTTTTTAGTGTTATATATAAACTCGTTCTTGTGATACCACACTGAAACTATAGCAAACTTGTCCATGGTGAAGACTGTGCATTCTGAACGCGGTCTTGATATTTATGCTATAGCTAGAGATAATTTTGAGATAAAGAAGATAGCATAATCATATATTTATCTTATCATGCGATTATTTTTGATAATAGTATTGGCGGTGAGCGTCGGTGCCAAATTTCCTCCCGACGCATTCACCAACCTGACGACCGACCTACCGCTCCATTTCAAACCGGACAAGTACGAAGTGATAATGAAAAGTAACGGAATGTATGTAAATTATTTGGCGGACAAGAGAGGTGATAGACTCAAATTGAATAAAACTCAACACATGCTTATGGCGATGTACATAGTGAACGACGGGTATGTTTTTAAAAACGAGCAATATAGTGATATTTTATGTCTCTATTCGTACGGAGGAATATTTAGAATGCTAAATAGGCCCAACAGTAACAAAATGCCAAAACATTGTATATTTCAAATTAAACAAGTTTCCGGTGCCAAATCTAACCAAACCCTTCGATTCGAATATACTAAAGATAACCGTTTGTGCGTGATCAAGTCGGATATTCCTACAGATGCAGAGTACGTGTTATACATTGACGGTTATTACTTGGTGGTCAACAGTGGTCTATCTTCTACTACAAACGAAAACCGGGCTAGTAGATTTTCATTTTTATATAACACTTGTTTCTTAGACAATCCCGAGACTACGACAAATCATTTTTTGTGCCGAATAAGTGGAACGGGTTATACAGACACGTGCGATGCCGCCAAACAATATGTAGTGCAATATGCAAATTGGAAAATGAAACTAATCAATTCACTCATTACATCCACCACCACTTCTACTACTAGTACTACTACTACTACCACCCTAAAACCGCATGATGATTATGATGACGATGATGAAGAGACTACAACAGTGACTACTACTACCACATCTAAAGCGCCAGAGTTTATTTGGTGTGAATATGCGAGTGTGTTGTGTTCGAATTCTGCTGCGTCACAAATAAAACAACAAGCTTTATATTTAGCATTGATATTTATTATTTACAAAATCAATCGAGGTTGGGATGTGTAAATTTTGTCGACATCTTTCATTTTTTTTATACATTTTTTTGGCAACGGGCTGACTAATTTAAGACCTTCAAAATGAGTCACCCTACTTAACGCTACGTACGCTTGACCCTTGGCGAATACACATTCAGGATGCACAATGACACTTTTTACAGTCATTCCTTGCGCTTTGTGAATTGTGATAGCCCATGCATAGCACATGGGTAGTCCGGTTATCAGGGTGACCGTTCTCCAATTGTCATCATCGAACGCCAGCTCGATCATGCTCAGCACCAACACTCTGTCATCATATTCTCTCTTGATCAGTACACCTCGCTCTTCGATTCCCACAATCTCTCCAACGTCACCATTACAAAATACGCCGGCGACATTGTGTGTCACCATAATTCTGGTTCCGACGCAGTACTTCATTTTATCCTTGAATATCATATCGATTTGGTTTTGGTTAAATACGATCATATCTCTACCTCTATTAGTCTTTTCTACACTCAGCTCTACCGTGTGTTCTTCTTTATCAATACAAATGCGCTTGTAACACTGCTCATTGATAGCATTGGCTTCGTTGTGCGTCGACACCAGACTTGTGGTGTTCAATTTTTCTTCCACGCTCGGACTCTTTTGCAACACTTTATCGTCGAAAAACTTTTGACAGCGACTGTCGCCTATACGCAACATATTCAAAGCGTCAATAAAATCCTTTTCGTTTTGTCTCATATTTTCCGTCAGCTCAAATAGTTTAAACTCTTTCCACACGTCCGCATGGTAAGGCGGTAGACTTTTATCCTTTGCAGTGCTTATCGGAGGTAATTGGTACAAATCTCCAAAAACGATAGTGTTGACTCCACCAAACGGTAAGTCGACTTGCGTGTTATTCTGCAGACATTCGTGTATCTGTTGTAGCATCTTGCTGGACACCATAGAAATTTCATCGATAATAAAGTAATTTGGGACTCCGACGCAAGCGTTGGTGTTCATCTCACCTTTAAAATTAAACTTGAATTGTTTGTGAAGCGTGGTTCCGTTGACGTTTCGCGCCGCCAGGTTTGTGTAGGTCGTGACCCAAATCGTTTTGTTTTTCCAGTGCGACTGCAGGGCTCTCAATAGGGCACTCTTACCCGTACCAGCACTGCCCGATACGAAAATTGGTCCAAATTCTTTTGTCAAAGTCACATAATCAAACAATTGCTGCTGTTGCTTGTTGAGCGTAGTAGGAGCCGATTCTTTTTTACACAATTTATTAGCACACACACCATCTTCTTCGGACGCGGACAGAGAAGACCTCTTCATGTTAGAAACGTTCACAATCTATTGTATGAACAATATTATCGAGCAGGTCTTTTATATCGAACGGTGACTCGGCTAGATCAGATTTAATCACGTTACCACAGCAATATAGAGCTATCTTGGAGCCGTCGCAAAACAGGTTATTCTTTGCCGCCGTCTGTTTATCGCTCACGTGTCGATCGAGCGATTGCTCGCGTATCTTATCGCTAAAATATCTAGGATATTTGAATATGGCGTGCCTCAGATCTCCTTCTTTGTTACAGTCTGGCGCGTGTTGTAGCAGCGCATTGTCGACTCCACGCTCCAATTCGACTTGCACTCTGCAAAAGTAACAAATTATTTTTCCAAAGTGATAATAAAATCCGCTTCGAGACAGTTTTAATATTGCCGCTTTGCTCAATTCGCAGTCTTTAAAGCTTTCTCTTCGATTCTTCTCCATGACGTACATGCGACATCGCTCATTGTTAATGATGTAATTGGTATAGTCCTTTTTCTCTTTCGCTTCCAATTCTTGTATCACGCTAGCGTTTCGTTCTACGAAATGAACTTCGGGCGTTTGCCCTATCAACACTATGTACACGGCCATCACGGCTCCAGTGACGTACATCTGCGCTTGCATTTGTCTGTAGTGGGTGTTCTTCTCTTCCACTTTAACGAACGGCGGACCGCTGCGATTTATGGAAAATGCAGTGTTTGTAATGCGATACCTGCTCTTGTTTGTATTGAACGAGTTGCGAATACTGGTTAGCGTTTTTTCCCGATATGTGTACGGGCATTTTATTTCCACAACCACAATGTTGTCATCGTCGAGCATGTAGTAGGCGTCGGGTGAAGCGCTATGTATACCCATTTTGCTAATAAACATCCCACAGTTGGCCACGTATTCTTTGATACTCTTACCGAGGCAGTGCTCGATCTCCTCGCCAATGTGTCTCATCAGTAATTCGTTCTGTTTCACCACATTCTCATTTCTGTTTCCGTACATTATGGCTTCGGTTTCAAAGTTGAACGCGGAACATGTCGACTGCGATGCGGTGGTTCTGTTTATACGCAGCAGTCTCCATAGATTGTTACTGCTCTGACCACGCGTCGCTTTTTCCAGTTCAAATATTTCTTCGCGCGTATTGTAGTGTCCTCGTTTCAAATTCGTAATGTACAAATCGTAGCGGTATTTTAACACCAAGCGGTATTGCTCGGGAGTGAAAAATTCGGAATTTGATTTTTCTTCCATATCGCAAACGTAGAGATTAAATTTTGTATAAAAGCCGGGCGCTAATACAGAATGTTGTAAAATGTTACCGCAATTGGTTTATATTTTGGCGACGTGTCTCGCGGCCGCGCGCGGAATTAAATATGAACACTTGGTGTACGACACGGAGCCCACGCTAGATCCTAACGCGATGACACGAATTATGGGCTCCAATTTAACGTTCGGCGTCGGCTATCACGTCTTATATAGGGGCAACACTCCTCTTTATCCTAAAGATGATAAGCGAAATTCCAAAGTCGTATCTACTACCGCATACACTCCGCATGAGTTTTTCTTTTATTACGATTTCAAAAGTGAAAAATTTTACATTCGCGACTCCCGTTGTCGCTTCATGTGCATGAATCCGTGCGGTGACGTGTTCATGTCTAGCCAAATTGTCAAACATTATTGTAAATTCAAAGTGGTCAAAGAAACGGACTATTACAAACTATTCATACCTAGCAGCTACGTATCCGATAAGAATCAAACGCTTAGATATTTATCTTTCGATACGGAACACAATCTAGTGGTAGGTAAAACTAAAATCGTAAACGAGTCTCTGATTCCGGCCGAGTTTATGATCAACGGTAAGAAGAACTCTCATCAGCACAAATGCCCTAAGATTCCCAAGATGGCATCCATCGTGTTGGATAACGATCCTAACAATAGATGCAGAATGCCTTCGAAATCAGATTTTAATCCCACTCTAATCAAAACTCCCATCAGCGTATCTTTGGGAGCGAGATACTTTTATTCGCTTAAACTTAACAACATGTACGTAACTTCGAACGCTCAACTCGCCTCTTACACCAATGAATACACCACTTTTCAAAAGGAACAAATAACCGTCGACAACGTATTCGTCTTTCGAAGCACCGACTCTTGCAACTACCTGTGCTTGAACAAATGCGGCGTCGTGTACATGGCCACAGGCTTCAATAATGACTGCAAGATTAAAGTGGAATCCTCTGGAAATGAAAATATTGTACACCTCAAGTTTGTCAAGAACAATTACTATTTGGCGGCAGGTGATGACTCGTTGACTAACACTACAAACTCTAGTTACAAGACTCAATTGGAACTGATCGAAAGCGAAGTGAACGTGATGGGCTACGATAGAAAATGCGGAATCATCGATGTGGACAAGGTTTCCGACTCGGACGACTCTTGCGCCAACACCGCAGCTACTTTTACAAAATCTTTGTTTGCACCAATTGTCATGTATATGATTGTAAAATGAAATAAAACATGTTAATTATACTAATAAACGATTTTTATTTATCATCAGGCTTACACTCTAGCGCCAGCGAAGGCTGGGTGTTACAATTGATAAACAATTTTTCTACAAAATAGTTTTGGCAATTGTTCATAGTCTCCACCACTTGTTGTGGACTATACACATGTTCAGCGTTGTCATGCGTACGCGTCGGCGTCTCGGGTATTAAATTACGACTCATATCCTCCATAATTCCAGCCACTATAGTATTGACGCGCTCTTTAGCTTCCAGACTGGGCGTTAGGCAGCGTTTGACGCAATCATCCTCGTCAATTAGCTGCAAAGATTTAAACTCTTCAATAGCCTTCGAATCTATCATTTTGTTGCGCTCGCACATTTCCACGTCTCGGCGGTATTTTTCACGCAATTCCGATTCGTCCAACACTTCGATTTCTGTTCTCGGCCTGTTTGTATAGCGTAAACCGTAAAACATATATGGCTGCTCAGTGCGCACTTTGAGCCATACAGCCACAGGGTTCGAACACTTGAGTTGAAGAAATTTTGTACAGTCTCGTAGCCACGAGTAACTTTTCGGCAAACGTTTTCTTGTTCCGATGGGGTTGTCGCGATAACGCCTAATCACTTTATCGTGTTGGTCTATCACGTTTAACTGGCTACGGCACATGCGAATGCGACGTTTACCATTAACCACACGCTCGTAACCGGTAATATACTCTTCCTTGTGCGGTTGCTCCTTCAATTCTGGCACGATACGGTCACTCACACTTGTTAAAGTCTGACGCAACTGTTGGTTCTCTTGTATGTTGTCTCTGGCCAACATTGCGTTCACTGCAAACTGAGTCATGGTCATGTTTGCCGCATTAGCCAAATCTTTCATCCGCAGCTGCGCTTTGTAGTCGCGCTCTTTAAATTCCGAAATTTGCTGCTCGTAATTACGTCTCAGTTCGGATATAGTAGTTTCGTTCATTGCAATGATTTGATTTAACTGTGCCACTTGCGCGTCGTATTTAGCCACAACAGATTGATGGTCTAAACGCTGCTCTAGTAGTTTAATCTTCATTTCGGCAACATTGGCAATAATATCGGTACCCGATGAAGCTTGTTGATCTTGAATGTTGTACTTGCCAGTTTTCCTCAACTCTGGCAAAACCTCTTCAAATAGCCAACGTTGAAACTCTTCGGCGGCAGGTAGCTTCGATCTCATTATCAAGGCATAAACTCCGGCCTCACTAATAAACACTGTGTGTGGATGCCAATTTACTGGTAAATTCACTGGTTGGGATGACGTCACAAAAGAGTCGCGATTCGCGACGCTCTCCCACGTAGTTTTCCATTGAGGCTTTACATGTTTTTGGATAGCATCTCTTGTGTTTTTGTATCCCAAAAACTCAGCAATACCATGTCCTCCGTACATAAACTTGTCTTTTTCCACTTCCACAATATACACTTCACCAACTATTCCACCAATGTTGCAAGATTTTTTCACAAGAGTCATGGTTTAGTTTATGTAGTTTATTGTAATGTTCACTGGTCGAAATAAGATCTGTGAATGATCTTTCGTGGCGCAGCATCCGTTTATATAGCAGACAATAGCGATGACACGTTTGGTTCAGGTTTATGGTCGGAGCTGCGGCGCTTAGTAACATAGTACTCTAGCGTCTTTTTTGCTTGTTCATACTGTTTGTCGTCTGTAAATTGTACCCATTCACCGTGTAGCAACTGCGACTTGTACTTATTTAGCAGCATGGTTTCCACGGCTAAACCGAAATGATGTACGGGTTTGCAGTGATCGAGTTCGAGCAGATCGAACGGTCGCCCGCAGTTGAGCTGTCGCACGCGCTTCGCCGGCGTGCGGGTGGTGCCGATTTTGTAGACGTGTCTAGTACGGTACATTGGGCTGGTGATGAAGTACACGTATTCCATGATGCTAGTCGTCGGTTGTTTGTGGGCTAGTGAATACTTGCAAAAGTCATCGACCATGCGCCCATTCTTTCTCAGCTCCGGCAATACCTCTTCGAATAACCACTGCCTGAACAAATCTGCCGTGTGTAGTTTGCAACGCATAATTAACGCATAAACTCCAGCCTCAGAAATAAAGACTGTGTTTGGCTGCCAATTGGCTGGTATTGAATTGTTATTATAAATTTGTAAGCGTTTTTGAATTTCGTCAAATTTACACTTCCACTGTGGTTTTACGTGATCTCGAATTGCTTTATGGGGTCGTTTGTACCCCAAAAATTTTGCAATATTACGTCCTCCATACATAAACTTGTCCTTTTCTACTTCCACGATCCACACTTCACACTCAACACCTGTAATATTACACTTTTTGTTAATTAAAGCCATGTTGTGTTTAGTTGTCGGAATAAAAACTAGAAATGATGTTTGTAGCCGCGCAGCATCCCGTTTTTATACCTAGCGCCTAGATAAATCCAGGTGTATATGTATTCCATACTGATTTTTTAACATTGTGGTTATGAAATAATAAACATTATAATTATAATTCAATTTTTTATTATAGCAAACATACACAGTACAGTAATACAATATTTAACATTTTACATAAAAGTAGCCAATACCAAACGATAGTATATTTATGGAATGGCAAGCGATTTTATCCATAACTATAATAGCTTTTTCCAAGGTGGGCTGATCCCAATAACAGCCGGGGTAACGGTAGCCTTTACAACTTGTATCGACACGTTCATTTTCAGGCAAGTGACAAACTTTATTCAATGATTGTTTAATCAAAGGATGCATTCGGTTAGCAACCATTTGATACAACACTGTCGCTCTGTCGTACGGATAGGTAGAGTCGATGTTATTGTACACTTCTTCAACCAATTGACGTAATTGCAGCTGTTTTGTCTGTAATGATTGTTGATTAACATCACGCTCAACTCTACTAATTCTGCTGGGTATAGGTCGAGTCGCGCTACACTCCAAAATATTCGGTGATATATTGTCGATAGCGTTGGTTTTATCCATGATGTCAAGTAATGCGCCTGTATTTAGATCGTCGTCGTTTGCACAAATTTTTTTCGTACATTGTATAATATTTTGTACACTCTCTCCAAAGTGTGGTGAACAAAGTTTGTATTCATACAACCGATAAACGCCCATTAGTAACGTGTACCAGTTTGATAGAGTTTTTTCTTGTCGTTCTTCATCATCATCATCATCTTCTTTTTTGCGCATTTCCTTAAAATCTTTAACTGTTGACGTCACATTATTGGTATCTATAGAGTTAGCCAAGCTAAATAACTCGTCGCGAGTTAAGTCGTTTTTCTTCAAATAGCGATAAATGAAATATGTGTTGTATTTTATTACATTTTCCACTGATGATATATATCCTTTTGGGGTATTAGATTTTTTTTTATTACCTCTTAATATATTTAATGTAGAGTATATTTTATTAGTTCTTCGAATATTCAATTCTTCTTTAATATCTTCTTCAGTGATAGTTGGTTTATCTGACGTATAATGTTCGTATAATTTTAACCAAAATCCAGCATTCATTGAAGTAGTTATTATGTTGCTGCCTGAGTTAAGCAAAATAATATCCATAAATTCCTTGATATCTAATTGAACTTTACTCATTTTTGTAAAATCCAACATAAGTTCCGTAAATTTTTCTTTTATTTTTTCTTTTTTTATTTGGTCTGCTAATTTTTGCAATCTATTTTTTTTACTATAATTATATGTTTGTAGCACCATTTCATTCCACTTTATTAAACGCTTCATGCTTTGACGAGTTATTGCAAGCTGAACTCGATCGACTGTTTGAAATTCGTGTTGTTTTAAATCAAACGTTTTTTCTAATACATTCAAACTGTTTCGAAATTGTCTATTGTGAAAACAATCGTTAATATCTAATAATATCCATTCGCTTGAGTTATAATTTCGAGCTACGTTGCGATTTGTTATCATCCTATGACTTGCACTTAATAATTGATTAACATTTTCGATGGTAGCAAATTCGGCATCAATCACATCTTCAATGGCTGTACGAAATTCAATATTATACACCATTTCTGCGCCTCGAAGCAAATAAAAACAGTCGTAATCGTATTCATCCCCACCATCTCTAAATCTCATACGCGGACCTACTTGAATGTTATCAGGTCTCCAGTAGAATAATCTATGTAACATTTTTACTTTTTCTTCACAATTAACATTTATAACGTCTTCATCTGCAACAGTATCATCTAAACATCGGATTGCTTCTAAATAATCTGGATTCTCGTACCTCCAAGCGTCTGGTAAGTTTATGTATATCGTACGTATCATCTCGATAAAAGCTTCTGGATAATTCTTCAATACAATTTGATAGACCAAATTTAATTGACTTCCAGACACAAGGTGATGTCTAGCTAGGTCAGGCGTTTCTGTGCTGCTCGTCGAGGCTTCTTGAAACTGCTGAATGTTGTTTAGATACGATGGATGGTCAGGTCGAGAAAGCGGAATATTCTGAAGAGTTGTAATTAAATTTTTAACACGATCATTTTTCACTTCAACACAACCACAGGTGGCACAGAACAATAATAAAAACAGTTTTAAATACATGTCTGTCGCTTGGGCGCTCTCTTGGACGATACTGGTGATTCATACGTGATTTATCGTATTTATAGTCTTTTGTAGAGCATTGTTGAACCGATTACGTAAAGTAGTAGTGACGTAACGGCTATTTGGTCGATAAAAGTGTTTCAAGTACCAGCGTTGTATTTTTATAGCGGCCGGGGTTAGTACTTCATTTAAAAAAGCCAATTTTTCAATACACATCGGATTTTGAAAGAGCTCTGCGTCTAAATATATATGTTCAGAATTCTTTAAAAAATTAAAATTTTTTTTAACATCTTTAATAAAATAACCATTTCTATAGTCTAAATACAATACACTGCTGTTTGTATTCTTTAATTTTTTTTGCACGTTTAAATTTAAAAAAATAGGCATAACGAAATTTCTATCTCTAAATTTACTTTTAGTACTGCACAAACATCCTTTTTCGCACTTTATCCATGAATATAAATTACTGAACTGTGCGTAATATTGTCTATCTAACGACATAACTACCTCCTCGGGCACATCAGGTTTTTGCATAATTGTAGAAATAATATCACAATTCAAATCTTGTTCTTGCAATTTTCTGTAATCAATTAAATGGGTATAGTTTGCATACAGGTATGTAAATTCATTACCTTTATGTTTTGCCCAAAAATTTGATTTTAAAAACAAATTGTTAGCGCGACAAAATTCTAATACATCATGCCAGCGAACGTTAGGGTTGATGAGAGTAATTATACGTTTTTTTAAACTAACATTACAATTGTAAGCAACGCGGGTTTTCAAAAACTCCCAAGTGACATTTGGATTTTTGCAAAAAATGTTGAAAAACTCTGAATCTAATATTTGCTGAAACATGTCATCATTTTCAATAAAATACACCAATTTAAGATATTTGTTATAGCACAAATCCAATAAATTGTTATTCTCACGTAAACATTTAGACCAGTCGGTGTATCGTCTTTTCCAATTTTTAGACCGGCACAAACGTTCTTTTACTTCTAAATAACCTTTATTATCACTAGTGTCTCCAAGAAAACAGTGTAATTGATTATAATCCCAGGCAAACTCTGCATGTTTCTGTACCGTAAATATGGTAATGTTAGGATTTGCAGAAACATATTCTTCGTAGGTGTAATTTGTTAAATTATCGATTTTCAAATAATTAATATGGATAGACATTTGATGTTGTTGTATCACTGTATAATTTTCATCAAATTGTAAAAATGACAAATCAGAACAATGCACTTTATCGCGGTAACTTTGAAATTTTTCAAACAAGTACTCGGAGAATAGATCGTCCAGTAAGCGAGAGTTAAAACTGAGACATTGTCGCCAAACATCAAACATGTCCATGTAGATCGACCACGAACATGGCGTCCCAATATCAGCGAGCTCGATTGGCGCAACTGTGTAATTCATCGCGGTGTGCGCGCGCGTTCGATTGCCAAACGATACTGAGAGACAAACAAATATGAGTTTCTATTACAATAAAAAATAAAGTCACATTCTATAGATCGGCTTATAGATAAGTTTAGGAAGGGTGTGAGTATCGATCTAAATTTGTAACTTCTACCAAACTATGTCTTAAATAAAACAATTTTTATTAAACACAAATGTATTTTATTTTAACATAGATACAAATTTATATCATTTACTTGTTTGATGCGGCCTCTTCGATAGCTTTTGCGGGTGCCGAGACAAAGTTGATATTGAACACGTTATTAACAAAATAATTCTGGCAGTTCATCATCGTATGCACCATCTGCTCGGCGGTGTACGTTTCACCGGCGTTCGAGTGGCGACGAGGCGGAGTAGTAGGTAAAAGATCCTTAGACATACCTTCCACTATTTTTTCAATAATCGAGTTTATACGATCTTTAGCGTCTACGCTCGGCGTTAAACATTTCGCCACACAGTCATTTTCGTCTATCAGTTGTAGCGATTTAAACTCTTCAATTAATTTTGAGTGAATGTTTTTGTTACGTTTGCACATTTCTATATCGGTGCGATATTTCAAGCGCAATTCGTTCTCATCCAAAATCTCCATTTCCGTTTTAAGTTTGTTTGTGTACCGCAAACCGTAAAACATATGCGGTTGATCTGTGCGCACTTTGAGCCATACCATTACCGGGTTGGGACACTTGAGCTGCAGGAATTTCTCAGAATCGCGCAACCACGCGTACCGTTTTGACATTTTTGATCTCTTGGGGTACGGCATTTCTCGGTAACGTTGCATCGCCTTGTCTTGTTGGTCGATCAAATGTAACTGACTGCGACACATGCGTATGCGACGCTTGCCGTTGACGGTGCGCTCGTAACCAGTAATATACTCTTCCTTGTGCGGATGTTCCGTCATTTCGGGTACCACTCTGTCACTCAAGTCACTTAACGTCTGCCGCATCTGGTCATTCTCCTCGATGTTGTCTTTTGCTAGCAGAGCGTTAACGGCAAACTGAGTCATGGTCATATTTGCGGCGTTAGCCAAGTCTTTCATCTGCAGCTGCATTTTGTATTCGCGTTCCTTGAATTCGGAAATTTGCTGCTCGTAATTCCGCTTCAGTTCGGCTATAGCAGTGTTTGCCTCAGAAAGTTCTAATTTTTTCTGCATACATTCCATCTGAGCATCGGCCAATTGCTTTTCGTAGTTTACAACATCGGTGCAGTTTGATGTTTCGACACTATACTTTCCGCTCCTCCTCAACTCTGGCAAAACCTCTTCAAATAGCCAGCGCTGAAATTCCTCAGCGGCAGGCAGCTTCGATCTCATTATCAAGGCATAAACTCCGGCCTCGCTGATAAAGACTGTGTGTGGCTGCCAGTTGACTGGTACATTGACTGGTGTAGATGACGTCACAAGGGGCGGCTGATTTAGCTGGACCTTTAAATCATTAAATTTACACTTCCATTGTTTTTTTACATGATCACGTATAGCTTTATCTGGTTGTTTGTAACCCAAAAACTCGGCAATACCATGTCCTCCGTACATAAACTTGTCCTTTTCCACTTCCACAATCCAAACTTCACCAACTATTCCACCAATGTTGCAAGATTTTTTCACAAGAGCCATGATAATAGTATTCACTGTTCACTGTTTGAGATAAAATGTACAAATGATCTCTTGCTTTGCAGCATCCCACTTATATAGCAACCAATCATAGCAACAGCTATTGGATAGGGTATTGTGTAATGAAACAGATTGAGTACATAAATTTAATGTTTATTTTTTTATGATTATTTCTTCAACATGTTTACAATGGTATCTCTATACGTGTAACATACAAACGCTAAACCGCCCAAAGATAACAAAAATATTAGACAGCAGATGTATTTGCAGAAATGGAAGCAGCAGCAGCAGCCGGATCCTCCTGCACCTTCTTCTTCTCCATATTCGTTAATATTGTATTTATCCAAACAGCTATCGCAACAAAAGCCCATTATCACGTTGGTAGTCGTCGAGATGTTTGCAAAATTCGTCAACGTCTACGAACAAATTATGAAATTGAACACAATAAATGAGATAGTAAATCATCTGAAACACGTGCAAAAATTGCAAAAGCTGTCCTCGGACGAAATGAACATGTGGCTCTATTTCTTGTTATCTTTTAATCAAAAATGTCGTATCAATGATAAGCATTTGCTGACAATATTTTGCAAAATCGAAGAGCCGCATATAGATAGACTCAATTTGCAGAATGCTTTCAAACGTAACGGGGTGTCTGAGACGTGCAGTCAAGTGATTAAGTGTGAATATCCTAATACTTTGACTCTAACGGAAGCCTTTGAATTTTACAACGGTCTAAAAATTTTACCCACAAAATGTGCCGTGCTAATTGAGCATTTTAAAAAAGTCGTGTACAAGTGTGATCGTAGAAGCCTCAAGTGTCTAATTGATTTGGTGAGGACTAATTGTCGCAACAAGAAGATTTTGTGCAAGAAACGAAACTTGTACGTGTTTCGACAAGTGTTCGGGCGGAAGAACGTGGACCACGTTCGATACAATATACAAATGATCACCAACAGAAGCAATGACGAGCCTCACTGCCCGGGCAAACCCATCGATCCCATGCTCGCTTTTCCATGCAAATCCATGGACAAGATTATATTTAACACTGCTTGTATAGAGACCAAATACGATGGAGAGCGGTTACAGGTGCACAAGTTCAACAATCAGATCGTGTGCTACAAAAGAAATTTAAACATTCACTACAAACATTCTCCGCTAGTAATATTTTTACACAAAGCTTTGCATAGAGTCGATAATGTGATCATAGACTGCGAACTCATGAATTGCAAGCTTTCCGATAGCATGTATTTGATGGTATTCGATATTATGCATTGTAACAATGTATCGCTAATGGACAAGAGTCTGCTAGAACGAAAGCAAATACTACATCAAGCGATCGAACCCAACGATAGAGTGCTCCTATCAGAGTATGTTTTGTGCAAGTCAAACGAAGAAATAGTGACCGGCGTAAATTACATGTTAAGCCTTGACATCGAAGGAGTAGTCATCAAGGACGCTGAAGGAGCGTATGAGCCAAAGAGAAAGAAATGGTTCAAAGTTAAGAAATCATATTATCAAAATGTATGTAGCGCCGATTTGGTCGTAGTGGGTGGTTGGAAGAGCGAACATGACAGGAGGATAATCATTTATTTGGTGGCGTGTCCGGTCTATAATTATGAAACCGGCAAATGGATGTTCCTACCTATATCGAAAGTGAAAATAGCCAAACACAATCTAGAGCATTACATGAAGCCGTACGAAAACGATGACTGGCTGCTGGTGGATGACCATTTTAGAAATTTAAACAAAATTCCCAATTTGATCGCCAAAGACCCTCTAGTTATGCCCGTATGGGAGATCCAGGGGGATTTTATACGATCGGACAATTACGTTTCTATACGCCTACCGAGGTTCATCAGAGTGCGCGACGATAAAAATTTTTTACAAGCAACTAGACTATTCGAACTAAAAGTGTTGTGCGAAATATTAAATAATCAAAATCTATTACAGGACAGTGTGTTGATCGATTGCTTTTTGGGTGATAATATAAAATGTTAGCTCAACTTTTCGATGTCGTTCTCTGACTTGATCACGTAAATTTGAGACCTCGATTCTCTTCTCACCATCACACCTCTCTTTCCTATCCATATGTATTTAAATTGCGGCAAATGTTTGCGCACTGTGTGTAATAGTAATTTTAATCTGGTAGGCGCTGCGGCAAACACTTTAATTTTATTATCACTCTCCTCTTCTGACACTTTAGTTATATCCGACAAATTTAGCCGCAACTCTCTCGATCTAGTCTCCCATTCGTTTACTTGTCTACTGTTTTGTAATCTCACCAACACACCGTTTCCTTTGACTTGGACATCTTGTACGTCATCATAATTAACGTTTAAATTGGACGCTAGCAGTTTGATAGCGTTAGTCAACCGATGCTTGTCGTCGGCGTAGCGTGTCAGTCCGAATATTTCCACGCACTCCTGTTGCATATTATTATCTTATCAAATAACCTTATTAAACAACACGTTCGGTGCAAGAGTTATCGCAATAATGTTGGACGTGTCTAGATATCTGCGAGAACATGGCATCGGGGGGCTCAAGAAACGCTACAAGATTCGCACAAAAGTGTATCATGACGAAGAATTGGTGGTGTTGAACTACGAGCAAAACGAGAAGTGCAAAACCGATACCATCGTGATGGAGTGTCGAGGTCTTATACTCAACTCGACCACTTTTGACGTGGTGTCCAGGTCATTTGACAGATTTTTCGTTTACGATCGTTACATGCACAACTTTAGAGATGGTATGAAAGCTGTAGAGAAGATCGACGGTAGTCTGGTGAAGATTTATTACCACCACGGCGCCTGGCATCCCTCCACTCGAGGCACCGCTTTCGCCGAGAATAGAATCAACGGTAAAGTGTTGTTCAGATCGCTCATCATTGAGGCTATCGGAAAAGACTTTAATAACGTGTGTGAATCTTACCTACCCAAAGAATACACTCATATTTTTGAATTGACCAGTTGTCATAATAAAATTATTTGCGTGCACACGTCGGAGCCCAAGTTGTGGTATTTGATGTCGAGACACAATCAGCTGGGAACGTATATACACATTTATGATTTACCCTTTTGTTTGTATCCGAAGAGTTTTCAATTCAACAGTATCGATCAGTGTCGAGAAGTTATAGAACAGTGCACCGATGAAGGTGTGGTAATGTACGACATGGCTACCAACGCTCCGCTGTACAAGATCAAAAATTACAAATATATGAATCTACACTACAAACGCAACAAGTCTAATAGTAAAAAGAAAACCGCCGAAGTGGTCATCAATAATGATCATGACGAATACCTGACTCTGTTTCCGGACCAGGAACACATCTACAGACCATACATACAAGCCTTGGAGTACATACAATCGAAGAAACTTCAAAAACATATGGATAGTTTGCTGAACATGGACCCGTTGGCTTTTGCCGCTAATGTGTCCGCATTACCATGGAGACATCTAGTGTACGAGTGTAAGAAAAAGTCGCACAGCGGTAAAAGTGCCATAGAAACTTTTGATAGTTTGCCAGCGTCGGAAAGGTGTTCTATTCTAGTGAGAATCGTCAATAACAAAGTCGATTAAATGTTCGGGAAATAAAAACTCTGAGGGTATATGACTGATTTCTCCTATAACCAATTGTTTTTGTTTGTAACAAATATTGTTGTTATCTAAATAAAGATTTAAAAATATTACAGTGTTATGATATATATCTCCCCCGCTAAACTTTACCCTACCATGACTAGTTATATGTGAGTTTAATCCCTCGAGAGCTCTACGTGCAATTTTATCAACGTCGTACATTGTAGTGTTTCTGTATTGAGACGTGCTGAGTAATAATTCGTTGCTACCCTTGGCTCCAGACTCTATAATGTCTAAAAAGCTACCGTTTAACTTGTCCACTTCTTCCTTTTCGCACACCATCTCATCATTGTTGATAAATTTTAACAATTCCTTGAACAACAGTGTGGTGCAGTTTGAGCTGAGTAGTAATGATGTGTCTCTTAATAAATTATCCAGTCTTTTAGAAAGCGTAAGATTACAGTGATGAGACCAAATTTTATATATGATTGGATATGTTTTTAAAAAGTCATCTATAATGCGTATCTTTCTGTATATATAGTAAATTTGCTGAGACACAAACGATAATTTATTTTTATCAAAACATATAAAACTGTATTTTGGATCGCAGTATAGCATCGATTCAAGGTCAATTAAAGAATTTGGATAAGGTAGATAAGTTATGACTTCCTTATCTCCGTCACAGTCTCTGTTAGCGCCTACGAACGTGCCGAGACCCACTTGTATGTTCCAGTTCAAATCGTTATCCGACACCACCACTCGCGATAATTGTGTCGAAAGCTGAGATATGTTGGGGTGGCGCGTGTTCCACACCTTGATGTTGCCTAGTTTTCTACCAAAGTACCGCTGGATTGAAGATTTTGGCGGAATTATTTCGTTTATACCATTAAAACATTGGACGTTAGCATAGAAGCTGGCCGTGTTCAGAAATGTCGAATACAAATATTGACCCGCGTATCCGTTTTTGTTCTGTATCAAATCTTTGATGACGCCTTGAGTTAGAGATATTTTTTGCATCGCGCCCCAAATATTCACTAGACCGCATTCTTTTTTGCTATTAAATTTTTTGTTGAGAAACACTAAAAAATTGTGGTCCCATAAAGTGAAATTTGGCAAAATTAAATAGTCAATGTCATCTGTAAATTTGTTAGTTTTTAGTTTTTTGAGGAACACACACGACTTTATATCTGTGACCACTACGTTGTTGGCCAGCAAAATTTTGGCAAACAAGTCGGTATGCTCGTTGCGTTCGGTGCATTCTTGATATACCGTAATCAGTTGACCTATGATGCTATTATAGAAACCGCACTTGCTTAACTTCAAATCGTTCAACACGTCACGAACAAATTTACCAAATCTATCACAAGTCAAGAACACTGCATCGTGTAATTTTCTCACGTCGGTCAAGAAACTAATTCTCGTTTCGCTTTTGGGCTCGAACACTACTATTACGTCGTCGTCGGCGTTATACATCATAATCATGCCAACATTAGTGTGGTGCGGGAATATTTACTCTAAAAATTCCCGTCGCTTGCACGTTACACACGGGACAGGTTGTACATACCGGGGCGCAGTTTGTGCAAAGACATAAATGTCGACATGGTATGAGCGCCACGCACACCACGTTACATTTACACGAAAAACACTCACCGTCATTAGGACGATCGCTAGGCGGCGCCGAAGGCGTGTTGCTATCGTTGCTATTAATCACGCATCCACTGTTGTTGTACATTAAACGTACTAGATTACAGTAGGGGTTGAAATTGTAATGTTTTTGCATGGGAGAATCGTTAGCATACCAGTGATTAACTTTAATACCGCACACGTAACAGCATACGTAATCACCAATATTCGTATAGTAGAAACCGGCTACACACAAGTCGAACACGAGTTCCTTTAAAACTATCGGCCAGTGTTTGTAACTCAATAGTCTAGCTTCGTGGGTAGTAAAGTCCAAATGTTCGTTGTTCACAAATATCTCTGGAAATAGAGATTTTTGAGTGTGACTATATTGACATATAGTGGTCATAAATTCTACAGTCTCTAATACGTATGGACATCGAGGAGACCAGCGTTTGTGATCAATAATAGGATCGCAAGCGGGACTGTTAAAATTGTACAATTCTAGCTGACAAAACGCACATCTGATCTTGTCTCCATAACCGGTGTAATAAAAACCCATCTCGGCCAATTGTTTATAATCAATATCATAAGTCCACAATTTGAACGATTCTAATCTGTCCGCTAATTGTTTCATTGTAATAAAACAACGCTTAAACATAATGTCTATATTTGTTTGTACAATTTATTCGTAAAACACATGTCACAAATATTACTACACACGAACCAATACGACTCTTCAGGCTTTACACTCACTGTATCTTCAAATAATTTCACACTAACGTCATTGTTGTTACATTGCACACACCACTTTTTCATGCCTACACTATAATAACTTCGGATCACTGTACAATCTTCATCGATGAGAGTAAAGGGTATATGATTTACAAAGTAGGCATAGTTGACTACCTTGTTATTTTTGTAAAAATGCTCCCTTAATATCATTCGTAACAAACATTCGTCTTTGATGGTCATCAATCTGAACAAATTTACCATAATGTCAAGACATCGACCGCTTTCTTTTTTGCTGCTAATTCTGTACTCTTTATGTAATTTATCTATTACTTTGTCTTTGTCTACGCCTTTGTTGTGCCCTTCTAATGCTATTGAGACGATTTTAATTATCTGTTTATGCTTTAGATCCATTGCCGATGAGATTCGAGTTGAGACTGACTCTGACCCGTTCAATCTAATCTCTATTATCTACCGACAATAATCCCTTCCATATAGTCAGAGATAAGATAGCTACTATAAATACGATGAGTACTGTGAGAGGCGTCAGTGATTTGGTATTAATCGTTCCGTACATCGGTGGCATTAGAGCTTTAATCACTTCATTATTTGTCAGACCTAAAGATTTAGTTTTTAGATTATAATAAATTGGTTGATTGTAATCGAAATTTTCTAACGTAGCTTTGCGTATATGAGTTTTAAAAGTGTTTGGAGTGTTAAATAGAGCTGTGATTATTATATCTTTCCACGCTCTTTCTCTTTCGTTACGGACAATTTCAACATAATCGTGATCGACTATTTGCCAGTTGTATTTGTTCAAGATGTCCAAAAGGTCTTCGGAAAGCATTAGCGAGAGCGAGGCTGGTCCCTCTAAGGTGGCAAAAGGCGGATTTAATGAAAAAGTTGAGAGGGTGGAATTAAAGAAGAGTTGGCGTATTAACAATAGAGAAGTGTATAGAATTCAAACAATATGCAACAATCAAACTCTAGATCGCACCGTCTGTAATCAAGAGCTGTTTGATCGTATCAAGGAGGGGTATTCTTATAATTTTGCATACCAGAAAATTAACCGTCTGTATACTATAACGGACATGCAAGAAGCCGAAGAACCCAAAGCATTAATTGTGGACGGACTGAGTGAATCTTTATTTGCCAACTCTGCCATTGTACAATTAAAGGCTAAAGTGTTGGGCGCATATGAATTCAAGGATCCTGGCAACAAAAACGGTTTCAGCAGTGTTAAAGTGATTTTGTTTTTTATGTACAACAGAGATTACGTCCAGTGTGATTTAATTATCAATCTCAGTTGCATTAATTACTTTGGCATAACTCAGCACGATAACAACGCTGAGCGTCTTACTAAAGTTTTAAAGACATGTTACGAGTATTTAAATGAAGATGTTCTTGTGCAAGCTTCGTGCAGGCTGAGTAGCGTTAATTCTGTCAAGTATTGCAAGCTGTACATGAAGGAGAATACTGAAATGGTTTTGTGCGATCGTGATAATAATGACAATGACGATGATAATGAATATTATCAAACCATGGTTTCCAACATTTCTTATGGCAATAAATTGTTCAAGTGCTTTCCAATAGCTAAGCTGCAATATGAAAACGCTGAGTTTATGAACAAGAAAAGTCACAAAATTGAAAAAATGATCAAATTTACCATTGAAGATGATACGGATGAAAAGTATAGCTGTGTTTACTTCAATAACAATAATGATTGTGATGAAAAATTAATGGCGCTTAACAACATTGACATTATGCTGAGTAATGATGAAAAAATATACGCGGTGGTCAATAGACGCTATGAAGATAATAACAAATACATTTTGACCGCCATATTGTCGTATTCGTCAGAGGAGGACGAGGAGGATTTCGGAACATTGTTTGACTAACATTCTAATCTTAATTTCTATTCATGTCTTGTATTTCTTATGTATTGGTGATGGGTTTAATTACTGAATAAACTATTTTCTTCTTCCATATATGTGTTGTTTGTTTCAAATTCATTTTTTTTCTCTAGCAATTTTACAAAGTCTTCATCTAAATTATCAAACTCTGGATTTTGCTTGAGCTCAGACACGCTCACAGGTTTAGCGTTTAAAAACTTTTCATACACACTCCAGTTTTTGCTCTTACGATTTTTTACACTTATAGACGCGATAAGATCGTTTAGTTCTTGTTCAGACTTGACACCGTAAAGTTTGTTTACGTCCCATGTCAGTTCCTTTTTACGCTTTGGCACTTTTCTTTTTATTTGGCTATTAGCCGCCGATAAGGTTTCTATTTCGTAGTTGCAATAATCTATAGTCTTGTCTTTTTCATTAATCTCCTTCTCGGCCTCTTCTAATTTTTGCCTAACTTCTCTATAATTTTTCATAATATTGTCCAATTCTACTCTAGTCTTGTTTAGCTCCCCCTGTTTTAAATTGTACGACTGATTTATTCTTTCGACACTATCCTCTGCTTCTATTGTTTGTGCAATTAACGTTTTATTTTCTTCGCTCAATTTAGAATTTAAATCTTTAACCATAGCTAATTCTTGTTCAAGCCTACCACATCTACTCACTTCTTGTAGTAATTTGTCACGTTCGATCTCATCTTCATCGTTAACAACTTTCAGTCTATCTATTTGTTTTTGCAATTCCTCGATGATACCCAAATACTTGGCGATGTCGTGCTTTAACAAATCAGTTTCGTTACACTTGTCCAAATATTGAGCACGAATAAGATTCGCATCATCGCTACTAGCATTTTTTTCCATTAATACACTGTTTATGCCACGAGCTTCAGCCAGTGCCGTGCGAAATTTGTCCGATTCATCGTTTTTAATAGATACTTCAGTTTTTAATCGAGACACTTCGTTAAATAAATTTTTTACCTGTTCGCTCATCATGTTGTATTCCGATTTGAGCGTGTTATATTGAATTTTTACATCTTCACACTCTTTGTACAATTCCTCGACGCTTTTATTTTTTTCTAACAATTGGTAATTGAGTTTGGCAATCTCGTTTTCACTCATGCTGATTTGCGCTCTATATTTATTCGATTCGTTTTCGTACATATTCCGTTGCGTTTGCACACGCTCTAATCGTTCTTCCAATTCTGCAACCTCTCTCAGTAATACTTCTTTTTCATCCTTGTTACACATTTCCATCATATCATCTACACTATATGTTGATATAGAATTGGGCACTATCGTTGATCTCATAGCATCTAATAGTTGTAACATACTTCTTGAATCTACTCCATTTAATCTCCAGTGTTTGTTGAGGGTTTCTAAGAAATCTTCTGTGGTCGATGTGAAAAGATTAATGTATTGGATTCCGTCGTCGAAATAGGTGAGTAGTAGTTTTAGTATGCTACGCTCTTTTTCAGCACTCCATCCGCCAACTATTACATCTTGCAAGAGTAAAGTAATATTTTGTGGAAGTCTTTTTAAAGACACTATACCTCCACCAACAAAATCGTCTTCATCGTCGTATTTATTGTTTTTACCACTATTACTACTAGTATTAGTAGTGTTGTAATTGTAATTGTACGAAATTTCTTTTTTGTTGTTATCTTGCAAGCATCTTATCAGTAATGATTCAGTAGGGAGATTAGATAATTTCTTTATCAAATCAGGTCGATGGCTAAATAAAATAGACCGAATACGGCTGTCGCAGTCAGTCGAGCTTGGACCGTGCTGATTAACTATAGTGCGTATCAAATTGTTGACCGTGTTTTGATTTATATCAACTCCTCTGTAACGTGTCAGCATAATGGAAGGTTTTTTGTTTAACGTTGACGTTATACCCAAACTGAAGAAGCGTTCGGGTCGACAGATGTATCCCGAAACAAAAGTGTATCGAGTGACTCGCTTGTATTATCATCGGCAATTTATATACTTTTTTTTAACCGGCACTGGCAACGTGCAGTTTTATTTTAAAACTAGATGTCCTGTTCATTCGTATAAAATCTGTCCTACTAATCATCAATACTACTCCTGCAAGAACAGATGTTTAACGTTTAAAAATATGATTATTACCGGATTGAAGGAGTTTGAGTGTCAACGTGTCAATATCGTCAAAGTGGAGAGAACCGGTGCAAAAATTGACTTTGCCGTCGACGAGTTTTGTAACGATATCAACCGTTTTCATATGCAGAAAGGAATTTACGAAGGTGATTATATTAAATTTACTAAAAATGTCACGGTCGATGAAAACGGTTTAGCGGAAGGATTGTGCTTTAGCGATATAGAAGTGGTGCCTGTCGATAACTTGACCGAATCCATAGACCCGATAATTGCCGCCTACGATATTGAAACTTACACCAACGGGTTCCAGTTTTCCAACGCCGAGAATGACCATATTATAACCATAGCCGTTACCATCAAGTATCAGGATGAAACTATTCGCATATGTCTGATCAATAGTGACGATAAAGCTAGATTTGATGACAATTTTGCACACACGGAGTACATTGACGGAGAATGTTACGTGTTACCGTTTGCCAACGAAAAGGATATGATTGCTTGTTTCTTTGACATCATTTATCACTCGAACCCCGATGAAGTCATCGATTATAACGGTGACAACTTTGACATACCCTACATTTTGACTAGAATGGAGATTTTAAAAATGAGCATGGATTGCATCAAAAGGTATGACTTGCCGGATATTGAATTCAAAAAGACCCGTGTACAAACCAAGCTAGGATATTCTTTTAATTCTCACTCTATGGTCTATTATAATCACACTGATTTGTATCAATATATTAAAAATAGTCGAGATGCTACAAAGATGGAGAATATGAAATTGGACACTGTGTCCAACTATTATTTGAACGTGGGTAAAGTTGAGCTAAGCGTAAAAGAGATGATTGCGCTATACAAACGTAATCAATTTGCCAAGATTGTCAAGTACAACATTCGCGATACTATTCTTCCTATAGAAGTATTCATAAAGTGTCAGGTGGCTAATAAATTGTACGCCGATACGGCTATTATGTCTCTGAGTCGCGATGACTATTTGAAAAGAGTTTCGCACAGAATCAACGTTGCTCTATTTGACAGAGCCATCAAAAACACTAACAATGATGAAAGAGACGCTTATTTTTTCAACAAATTTGATTTGAATAAAATGGCTTTTAAGAAGAAGGAATACGAAGAGGAGCAGGAAGAGAGTAATGAAGATGAGGGTGATAAAATTGACTTTACCACATTAGTGCGTAAACGCGTACCTGTACACGTGATACCAGAGACTGCTGTCAAATTGTGTCCAGTCAAGAGTGTTATCAAATTTACCGGCGGCAAAGTGCTATCACCCAATCCCGGCTATTACAATTTGACGTTTACACTTGACTTTTCACAACTGTACACAAGCATTATGATCGCAGAAACTATTTGTTTGAGCAACCTCTTTATTGGAACTGATGGTTATCTGTATCTACAAAAAAACAATAATGCCATTACTACAAAATTTTTGTTGGAAATGTCCAATAAGCGCGCAGAGTGGAAAGCTGATATGAAAAAACACGAGGCGGGTAGTTTTATGTACAACCTGTACGATTCATGGCAGGACGCCGCGAAGCTTGTATGTAATTCCATCTATGGCTGGTTGGGTATGTTTTGTAAACCTTTGGCGAATTATGTGACTTTTATCGGACGCACGCGTTTGGAAGAGGCTAGAAAGATGATCGAAGATTTGTCCGATAATGAAGAGATTATGAAAAAATGGAACTTGAGCGAGCTTAAGCTTAAAGTCATTTACGGGGACACCGATTCTAATTTTGTCAACATTTCGCTAAAGGAAGATGAACTTGAAACACTGGGCAAGGATAGGCTGAGGCAGATGATAATGCAAGACATATTGAAACCCGTCAACGATTCATGGGGAGGTCATTATAAAATGGAGCTGGAGAATATTATGACTTGTATGCTGATCAAAGGTAAAAAAAGTTATATTTGTTTAAAAGAAAACAATACCGTCTATAAGAGAGGATTTAATGTTAAAAAAGACATACCCCTGTTTTTGCGAAATATATTCGATCACACCATAGGTTTGATTCTACGCAATCACAGCTTAGACTGCGTATTGAAGTATTTAGTGGACGCTTTGAAGAAGAAAAAGGATGATTTTTCAGTTGCCAGCAAAGATGAGTATTCATTCTCTCAAACTCTTAATATCAACGTGACCAGTACTATTGCTTATAAGTTATACATGGAACTTAAAGAGTCTCCAGATACTAAATTGCTGCACGATTCTGGTGATCGTATTCCGTATCTATTGCTGGATGTTAAACGTAAAAATGTCAAGGACAAAGCGTGGCCTACGCAGCTATACACCGAGGAACATAATATGAGTTGGTGTAAGCATTTGGGTATCGTTTGCACCTTTATAAATGACATTATGGCAATGATTAATAATGATGATTTATTCGTGTACGCTTTTGAAGAGATTTGCACTTATCTGCAAAGTAATCAAATCAATGATGTCGTATATCCATTTTTAAAAGCATTGACCGATTCTAAAAAGAAAGATTTGTTGACTCGAGAAATGAATTTGAAAAATAAAAAGCTAATTGGTCAGACGCAATTTGAAAGTATTGTGAACAAGAAGAGTCACAAATTTATACATGAATATGAATTTTCCATGTCTAAAACCGCTCCCAGCTACAGAGTGAATGTCAATGGGTTTTCTGAAGATTGTCCCGTGTGTAACGGTAAGGGTGTAGCGGCTGTCAATAAGCAAATGAAGGTTAATCTACTACAAAACAACATTAGCGGTAATAAACGCAAAAACAATACTTTAATAGGAGGTCCTGCTTCTAAGAAAATGTTTGAGCCTGTAGACAAGCGCAACAAGGGTTTTACGTTTATAATGATTTAATTCTTGACTCATGTATAATATTGTAATGGTTGTGGGAAAAATAAAATTGTCAAATAAAATGATACAATTGTTTTTATTTCAATGATATTTTACAGCATTATTACATTCTTGCACTAGAAAATTTGCAATGTAGTTGTAGTCGTAGTCTTCTATTACACTGTTGAACTTGGACTTTAGCATCGAATCGTCACTAGATTTGGCCACCACCATAATCCTCTTCACCACATCACGTATCTGCATATCGTTCTGGCACCTGTCGTAAAAATATTGAAACTGCGACTCGCTCAAATCCAACTTGCTGCTCATAATTTTATACAAGGCTTCGGTGTTAAGGTCGTTTTGCAAAAACTTTACACATATCATAACCAATTTATCCAGTAGAGTTTTCTCGTCTTCGTCAAATTCTCTGTCTTTGATATGCTCATCTATTATAAAATTAACATTACTCTTTAAACTGTTTGCCACAAATCCCACCTTGATGTTGGGCACTAGCTTGACGATGTCTTTTAGAAAATCAAAATTCATTGTGATGCTCGATAAAAAACATCTTAGTCTAAAGAGGAATTGTTTTTGTTTAAAATAGCGTCAAACGTGTCGTTTAGATTCTTCTTTTTCTTCATCTTTTTAGTACTTTCATTATACAAATCTTGAGGTGCAGATTCAGTGTTTACATAATACACGTTGAGTATACAAAAGAACAGGACGAACAATATTAGCATCGTGATGATTATTTCGCTTCCGCTAAACGTTTTGTTGAGTAAAAACGCTAACACTATGAAAGAAATCAATCCTAATGCAATGTACATTGTTCTGACAAATGTATATATTTACTACACACACTGTATCTCTCTTAGTTTTTACAAATGCTCTCACAACAATTTGACGCTTTTATAAGCGAATGTTTCGATTACCAAGTTTTGAAAAGGTACTCTTTTAATTACGGAGACAACGTTTACCGAAAACATAAAATCGTCGAAGCGCGGATCCCGTTATATATCTGCTCGCACTACAATTTCTACGATGACCGTGCGTGGATGGACTACGTGAAAATTGTCATAGATACCATCGCCGCATCCGATTGGTTCAATTTTACCTTGACACTGTATGGAACATTGAACGAGAGTTACTTGGTGACAGAGTATCAACGGTGGACTGATGTCATTCAAATGAAGCAGAAATCGAAAACAGTTCGAGTCATCAACACGGGACCTAGCGATATGACAATAGACGTTTTTTGGATACAGTTTATCGACCACATTACCAATTATGACAATATTGAAGATTTAAACACCAGTCTACCTCAGCTAGAGTATATTTTTAAAAGCGCCATTTGGTTTTTTATATGCGAAAGTGATAATGTGGAACGTTTTGCTAACGTAAAAAACAACATCAGCCCATACTCACTATAGTCTCTTCATCATCGCTGCTATCGCTATAGATGGTAGGACCCGGATGGTATTTATTTATGTAGAACCTTGTAGCTTTAATAGACTTGTGATTCATCATTTTTGAAGTTTTTGATAAAGTTAAACCTTTGGCCAACATAGTGTCTGCGACATAATTTCTAATCATGGTACTTTTGTATTCATTATCACGTGTATCGCCAAACACTGCATCTAATAGATTTTTAAAGTCTACAAACTTTGTGGGGCTCTTTGATGATATCTTGTTCAATAAATCTACAGGGCATTTTTTGTACATGTCTATAGCAGTTTTTAAAGCTTTTTTATCTTTGCAAGTCACATAATTAAAATCGACACGGCTATGTTTCGTTTTAAGACCTAGCACTTTATGCTCACCCTTTTCGTATATTTGTTCTAAATCTTTTAATGTGATTTGATACGCGTTTGTTATTCGAAGACCGGTGCCTTTGATAATATTAAAGGCAATCGCCGCTCTAGTCAAACTAGTGTTCGTATAACAGTTGGCGTATCGTAATTCGCTATCTATGTAATTTGAAATGGGCTCAATAAAATCGTCTCTTAACACGATTGTTTTATTCATCTCCTTGATTTTTTTCATCTTTTTGTCCTTCGGAAGCTCTACATTCGAGGGTATGTAATAACGTGGAAGCTTCATGCAATTTGTATAAAAATTTATAGTGGCCTGAAGCCGTTTTTTACTAATACTACTAGTTTCTAACAATCTCTCTATAAAATCCTCTAATTCGACAATAGGCTCGGTCGGCTGTAATAAACTATTTAACTCTTTATCTACATCATAGAATGCGTAATTTTCTAGATCCTTATCATCGATTAGGCAATAGACTACTTTTAGAAAAATTGATTGAAATTCGGTGATTGTGCTCTCTTTGTATTCCTGGTCCTTTTTATGAGGTAACCATATGTTACGCTTACCGTTGACTACGGGCTGCACTTCATCTCCACGCTTTTGACGTTCAATGGCAGCCTCGAATGTTTTCGGATATAGTGGGTTACGTTTTATTACTATTCTCCACACTTCATAGTTTCGCAAAGATCTAATAGTAGTCTTCGTATTCAAACTCATCTTCAACGGAATAGTAATCGTACAGTGTGGTGATAATGTAATAGCTTATAATGATTATCAGAGCCAATATGGTGATTGAACAAATTATCACGATCCAAATATTGTTGTCCGCGTTAGGCGAATCACTCGACTCGTTTGCGTAAAACGATTGCGGTGCGTCATTTTTAGTGTAGGCTAGTTTCAGTGGAATCGCGTCCAACGCGTCGGTATTGCTAAGTTTTTCAAACGGCACCTGCACGGATGTTTTGTTCATTATTTTAACTTAGATTATCATATACTACATTCAATTGTTGTATTAGACCGCGCCTTAACGCTTCGTTTTCGAAAGCTAGCTCTGAAAGACTTTGTTGTGCCGACGTTTGAGGGTACACAGGAGACGGTGGCACGATACTCTTGTCAGGACTTTGACCGTGATGGACGGCGGCTTCCTCGATCAAATTGTATATATTCGTGGACAGTGTCAGCGGAGCTCGGACTAAAAATGTAATGTTGTCTCGGAAACGGTACACTTTGTGTCTGAGCTCGGGACTCAAACAGTTGTTAATATAATAACCGTTGTGAGACCCGAATAGCACATCCGAGACCAAATTATCGAAAATTTCCGAACACATGTTCATTCTACTATTAGTTTTGTTCTCTTTAACTTTGGCCACATTAGGACTCACGTTAGCCTTGTGATGTATCAATTTCAAATATTCATCAGTCACATCGTTCTGAACAATAGGTAGAGGTTTATTTTGTGTGACCGCGTTGGCGATCTGGTATTTGACCACGTCGCTGAGGTGAGTAGAGGCCAGATTTAGGCGACGCTTGTAAAATTTGTCGGCGTACGCTTTCATTATAGGGGAAATTATAAAGGTTTTATTAAAAATACTACCAGAAACATCACCGTTATCAGATGACGCGTACTTTTGTTCTAGATTTTTGTAGTACTCTATCATCTGTTCATCGGATTCAAATTTTTTGGCCACATTCACCGGTAAAGGATCAGAATGTAGGAACATGTCTCGAATAAGGTTTATAAACTCAATATCTTCCGGAGACAGTTTCGATACATCGTTGCTGCGATAATATTTGATCATGTTTTGAATGTTTATACACTTTAATTGTTCCATGGTGGACCTTATAATGAAAACTGCATTGTTCGATGTTATGATTTATTAACATAATGTGGGCACATTTCCACAGTCGGCTGTTTAATCATATAATTGTTGATAAAATACATTAGCACAATCAAAAACGATATAAGTACTATAAAAAAAAATTCAAAATTTATCATGTTACTGAGTAGCACCACCACAATAGCGATACCGAGTACGGTCTGGACACTTTTACGTTTACACAGAATGGTCTCGCAGTTTTGAAAAGCAATGTTGAAGCGGTTCTCTCCTTCGATGTATGACGCCAATTCCTTCTTGCAGCACTCGTCGCACATTATCAACACTTTAATAGGCGTTCCGTCGGTAGAATCAATGTTCTGGAAAGTCTTTGGCTGACTACCGGGATGAAATTCGAACGCAAAATTATTAGACACATAAACTTTTGCATAATAGTGCGCTAATATAGCTCCGCACGATCTTTTCACTTTAACTTTACACACTTTAATTATGTTAGGCTCTTTACTATCATTCATTTTAAAATCATAAACATACTTTAAAAGCAGCTCAGAGTCAAACTTGACTCGATCGTTAGTGGTTAATTGGTTATGACTCGACGGCATATTTGTCGAAAATTGAAATCTTACTATTCTTTCTTCTAGCCACGGGGCTTAATTGAAATGTAAAATCTATCGAAGACGTCGACGACGGTTCCTCCACTGATATTGGTTGCAATGATGATGATGATGATGATGATGATGGCAAATTTTCAATCACCGCCTTAGTTTCCTGCTTAAACGGTTTAGTGTACACTATACGACAAAGAATGTCGTCCTTATTTAAAACTAGAGCATCGTTTAACACCATAAGAGCTATGTTCAACCCCTTGTCCGAGCAGCAAGTGTGTAAAACTATCACGTTATCTAAATCCGTCAAAATTTGATGATGAATGTCTGTCAGATGACTCAACAGATTATTGTTCTCTACACGCAACTTAAAGACACTAACGTTCAGCTTATGCAAGCGGTAATCGTGCTTTACCTTTAAGGTAATCTGCTCATTCTCTAATATTGGATACAACACTATGGTATCGGTTTCGACATTATTACTGGGAGCCGTGCTCGTCATTTTCTTGGTACTGTTTTATAATTTTTATATAATCAGAGATTTTAACGTTAACGATTTTGACAAAAGGATCAAAGTGTTTGCAGAGTATGTCAAAAATACGGGTGAGCGCAATGAGATTCCGCCTTATATAGGATACGTCAGCGATGTAAATGAGCACGTGTACAAGGTGACCTATTTTAATACAAACGATTTGAGCGTTAAAGAACATTCGTTCCACGATGACAGAGAGCAACGCTTCGATTTTGCAGAACAAAAGCTAGAAGATGTCGTTTTACCTAGGAATGATAACAGCGTATCCACTAACACGTACAATAGTTTCAACGCTCACGTAGACGACGGTACAGTAGTGATACCGTGCAGTGAAGCTACTATATTCCATGGAAAAGACTGCAAACCCAGCGATGTATGTACACATGCCAACACTCAAGTACCCATGACCGAAGAGCGTTTGAACAGGTTGGTATTTAACAAAACTAGCGCCAGATTAAGAACGGCCGGCGTCTCAACTTCACTAACTCATCCGTCTTTGTATGTGAGATGCGACGCGGATCGAAATCCTCACGTCGAAGAATGTACCAACGGACAAATATTCAGCAACGGCCAGTGTAGAAGCTACGACACGATGATCGAGACCAATGGTCGCTACGTAACAAAAGTCCGTAAGGGACAGGTCAAAATAAATAGTTATGACGTTAAAGAGGAAAAACAAGACATTGACCTAATTATACCAGTTAACGACAATTTGTCGTTAGACGTGAACCCGTGTAAAAAATATGGCGCCGGACACACGTATGTGGACAACACTCTCAGTGACAACCAGTTTATCGAATGTTTAGACGATAGCAACATTTTTGTACACACATGTATGCAACGATATGTGGAGAACGGAGTGTATAGCTGCGACAAGGAAGATGTTTGTGCCGATTTCGAAAACGGTACCGGTGACATGATAAATAGTGTTAGCAATGAGCATATAACGTACGATACTGGCAAAACTAGTTGTGTGAAATACAAAATTTTTGAAGTGGTGGAATGTGATACTGGAAATTTTGTGGCCACTTTTCAACTAAGCCATCCGCTTAAGCTAGATCTAACTCTACCTAAAGAAATCTATGATGCGGACATCGATGATTGTGTACCGTATAATTCTAGCCGAGTGACTATTAATAGAGACCCGTTCAAAGTACAAGTCGAAAATCCGTACCATATAGATTTTACGCATATGCTATTCGGAAGAGTGAGTGGTATCATTACGGCCGATAGTTTATCCGATATACAAAATTTTATCACATACGCTAGAGATTTGGATGAGATCGCGGTGAATCCTTTGAATGGTAATAGTGTCGAATGCGCAGATGATCTCACGGTAGACTTGTTTGAAGGAAGCGCGTTCAATTTGTGCAATAATGGTGAGGTGATCGAAAGCGGGGCGATGTATGATAATCAGTATTACAACGTGATCGAGAAACGACTGGACACGCACGAGTTGTACAACAAAGAGTGCAGAATTGAAAGCGGTCAGAATTATCTCAATTTATCTTATCGCACCGTTGGTGATATACTGTGCTACTATTCGTCGCCTATAAAAATTGGTGAAAATACTTCGCTCATTCAGTCGGTTGCATCGTGAGCGTCAACATGTACATTTTAAAGTTGAACAAGTGTTTTTATGAAGATAAAAAAAAATATTTAGCCGAAAAGAACGGCAGCGGATGTTACGTTGCTTCGCTACAAAAACTGTGCATGGAGCATGTGATCGAGATGGTGCAAAATCAAGATGTGTCCACTGATTATTTGCTACAATTTGAATTTCCACAAATATGGCTGAGCATTTTCGATTTGATGACTGTCAATTTCCACATGTGCACATTCACCGATCTGCTAACCTATTACACGGACCAGTTTATTGTGCTGCACTCTGACGAAAAGTTTTACATATCCGACGAGGTGATGCAAGATGTGTTTTTGAATATGGCCACATCCTACAATCTCATCAACAAGAATGTTGACAGTATCGTGAAGCAGGCGATATGTTTAAAGGGAGCCACGTACTGGGATTCGGAAAATGATTGTAATCAAATTCAACAAGCGAGCATCGAAGGTTACATCTCGACTAGTGATAAAAGGTACTTTATTGTGGTGATGTTAAAATCTTTCGAAGGTTTGATGGATTACATTCTAATGCCTGTACCCGTGAATGTTGTAAATAATCTTTTGTATTACTTTAGATTTATAATGCAAAACGGAGACTGGTACACTGTTTGCGAGCCTACGCGCGTCGAGCTTGTGTATTGATCAATAATAATTGTATCGACTTATTCGATTGTTGTATTTAGGCAATTTTTGCTCTGTATAAGTGTTGACTTCGTATGCTACATTTTTATTGTTGCCGTTGGGAAGTTTAACTATGCTAGGGTCCGTGCTACAATTGTACAGACAAGAATTTCTTATACTGTTTTTTAATAAATTTAATTGACTCTCAATATACTTGTGCTGTTTAATTATTTCTTTTTGAACCCTTTCGATTTCCAAATGTCTATGAGCACCGTCTGGTACGTAATTATATTCGTCCATAATATGTCCTTATTAACTCGTTTATCAAAATTCATCATAAGATGCCGATCGTATATTTTGAAAGCGATGTGCCCACGCACATATTGTGCTACGGACACAACCATTGTTATATCAAAATCAATAACTTGCTACCGATCCTCGGTCTGCAGCGAAAGCAGTTAGTCAAAGCGATTCCTCAAAAATATTTACTCAACTTTGCTACTTTGCAAAAATTATACAACGACAAAACCAACACCTACTATCCTACCACGCTCTTTGTAAAACTTGAAGGGTTGCAGTTTGTGAATGGTAAAAACAAGTATTATAAACATGTACTCGAAAAGCTGCAAGAGCTCAATCTCAGTATAGAGACGCCGCTTAGTGATGGATGCGACTATTTCTTTGGCGTCGTACAGCCCAATATAGAAGTGTTTAAATTTAATTCAAAATTCTACTACAAAGCTTGTGACGTAGCCAAAGCCGCTAACGCTTCTTTATCCTATATTGTAAACAAATATGTCGACGATGAAAACGTGGTCGTTTGGGAAGACCTCAAAAATTATGCAGAAGAAAAATTGCAAAAACGCATACCCAACAAATGGAAAAATAACACGCTTTTACTCAAGCAGGCGGGAATTAAACAATTTTTACTACGTAGACAAAAACAAGAATTGTACAACGGTATAATCGCGCAGACGGAATGCGAGGATTCATCGTGTTACATTAAACACTCCTCATCCAGGTACAAGCGTAAAGTCTTATATGCCACAAATTGTCTTGTCGCAAAACTGCACAATTCTATTGATTTCATTATACTACCCAACAATGTGGCTTACTTTAAATTGAAAAAATTCCTAAAATACTACAAACTGAAAATTGACATGGCCAAATATGAAAATGACGTCACAAACTGGAAGAGTGTATACAATAGTCTAATACAACACGGTTACGAGTGTAACATAAAATGGAAACCCGACACCATTATGATCAACGACACGGGCGTGTACAATATAATGATGGATAACAAACTCAACAAAGAGGCCGAGGATGTGTACTTTAAAACTTTATACAAAATAAAACAATAAATAATTTTAGTCAATTTTTTACTTTATTATGAGTAAATCAACTTAAACATTAGTAAATTTATCAGTCAAAAAAATTAAATTGTTGTGCAAACATGGATACATTATTATTATTATTACCTCAAATTTTGCCACCCAGCTACATCGCAAGCCAATCATCTATTAAACGCGACACGTTGTCGAGTCTTTATAACTGAAAAAATTGAGTCGATCCGATAATTGTTGTGCAAACATGGATATCCAAACCGTACCGTTTTATTTTACTGGAAAATTTTTTTTACGTACACCTTAGACTGTTACATTTACTTGAAAAAATCAATATAATCAATAATTTTATGGCAGTTTCGGTATCGACAAAAATGAATTTTGGCCAACTGTTTCAAAATTATACTGGAACGCCTATTAAATTCACCAGCCATTTTTATTCGACTCGAAGGATAATTCGGCATCGTAGTCATATTTGCGTGCAAACTAGTATATCGATTCGCGTGCAAAACTTGATTTTTTCAAACATAAACTTGATTTTTTTTGTACAACATACGGTTTAAAAATGTCGATTTTGTGCAAACATCGATTTTTTTTGTGCAAAATCGCGACAAAAATGGTCAATTTTGTGCAAACATGAATTTTTTGTGTACAAACATCGATTTTTTAAGCAGAAAGTTGATCAATCAAATCTCTTTACTACAAATGTATTGGTTTGTCGTTTGTCATACTCTGCTTCTGCAGTGAATTTGAAAAACGAGGTAAACAAATTTTTGAGGTTAGTCATAAAATTTTCTCGCTCCAACGTTTCGTGATTCAGCAAAAATTCAAGATATTGCGTAAAGTCTGTACGCAACAGTTTATAATATCCCAAGTAGGCGTTTGTGAATATTATCAGCAACACCACAAATTGTGTTACGTAACCTTCGTCCATTTTGTACGACATCTTGTTCACGTTATACGCAAACTCCGGCATAGACATGCACTTTTGTTGTTCTATACACTTGATCCTGTCCAGTAATTTACTCATAATTTGCGACTTGCAATCCTCTTCTTCGAACACAATGTTGACGTCGACGGGCTTCTCTAGTATACGCAATATCGCAGGTCTGTCCACGTAACAGATCACGGTCTGATCTTCGTCCACGTTAATGTTTCGATAGAACACTATGGGCTCGCCGGGTATGCACATCTTGCGATCGTTCACTATCACAAATTTCATGTCTACAAAACTGTTGCTATGCGGAAACACTTGATTGTTTACAAAAGCCAAAGAATTATATACCACGCTCAACATATCGTTGACGTTTTCAGGTCTACTGAATACCAGTTTCAAATCGGGCACATTTAACTTGTCTATGAACATGGCGATATATTTAGAGATCATCAGATACATTTCTCTCTTTTCAGTTTCGCGCAAGTACGCTTCGTTTTTGTCCATCAGGTCGCTAACGTCAAATTTTTTATGGTACACATTTTCGGCATCGGTTATTTCCGTGACCGTTCTGTAATTTTCGACTGTTCTTTGACGATTCATAATGTATAAATAAAACAACAAAGCTTAATTAACTTTTCTTTATTCAAACAAAAACACATTTCAGTACGATTGTGGTACAATTTCGGTGCCGAGAAGTAAAGGTCTAGCTATGGTGTAGATTTCATATCCTCTCAAAGCTTCTTGCTGTTGCGTAGCTCTACCTTCGAACTCCATCACGCTTCGAATCTGGAACTTGGGTATGCGATATGCCTCTCTCAAAAACTTGGGCTTTTCGGGATTGTACAAATTTGCCGGTATCAAGCCGCGGTTGGGCTGTAGTGAACACGTAGGCTGTTGTTCAATGTTTAAAGTAATATTATTGATCACCATCTTTATTGGTCTCACAAGTCTAGTGATCAAATTCTTTATGAAGACCGGCATATCTGCAAAGACGCGAGCGTCGGGTTCGGGATACTCGCGGAGCGTTTCTTGAACCTCAGGTCTGCAATAATACGATGGACTGATCTGGCCGATGACAAAGCTCACTATTGAGCTAAGATTAGCCATTACATCTTCAGTATAGTATTCCTGTGAAGCTAAACTAGTGCACAATGCACGCCTAGGACCTTCGACAACGCCAGACTCTAACACTCTACCACCAGGTGGTCTATCTGGTCGGTTAGCGTCATCGGGTGTTAATGTATCGGGCTCGTCGTAAATGCTGTAAAAAACAAATTTTTCAGTTGAAGACATATTGTTGACACCCAAGTATGTGTAATAGTTTGCTTTGGTCGGTATCAAAATACGCCTTGCCTCTTCAACATCTTGCTGTATAAGACTAACACCTACCAGCATCAAATATGACTTTGAAGTGCCAGACGGAATCTCCATAGCCTGTTTTTTAATCTTAAAGTACTTCTCTAAATGGTGGTTACATATAAAAGTGAAATCGTTATTGTTGGCATCAGGTGAGCAAGGAGGAATATAAGTGCCGCAATTCATATACTCTGGTGGCTGCACACCCTGAAAAATGCAATAGTTACGCAGAACGCACGCGACTGTCGAGTTATTCATTGTGATTAATGGACAATACGGATAATGCAAAAATTAGTTATGGACGAATACGAGATTTCTTATACTTTAACCTACCCACAAGATTTGTTATATAATATAAAAAAGTTTTTGGATGCAAATTTTAAGATTAAAGAAAACTACGTGGAAATTATAGACGCAAATGGTGTCCGTAGCAGATGTGCAAACGACGGAACAATAATGAATTGTATTAAAAAACGTACAATTGATTTAAAACGCACAGTTGTACTGGCAAGTAGCGTGTTCATACCATTGATCGATCGGCATTGTGTTGAAGAAATTCACGAACGCGGCTCCGACGTGGTGCACAAAATTTGCAATACGCGCGTATACTGCGATAACGATGACGTAGAAATCAAGTTTGAACACGTTTACTACGAGCATAACGATGGAGATTTATTAGACCCCCTTATGGCCGCTAAGCAAACCGCTTTACACAATTTGTTAACACGAGACAAAATCATTGATGCCACCACCAATTCCCACCTGGGCTCCGATGAAATACTAGCCAACTGTAGAATCGAATTAGAGTATAACACTGGTCAGCTTAATAGACTTTTACTATTAAAAATAGCTTCTGTGGTGTTACAATTAGAAAATGTGGTGAAAGATGTGATAATTGAGCCATTTTTGCAACACACTACTATATTCAACGAAATTGTATACCGTCCGTTTCACAGTGAGCATCTAATGGACGAAGTGCAAGAAAATGATGTAGCCTATTGGGCGCTCAAACTAGACGGAATTAGAGGTAAAGCGTATATAGTGAACGGTAGAAAGATTTACATACAACTGGACGACATGCAACAATTTAGCGGTGAAATATCGCAAGACTTTGGACAGAACAAAATATTAGCATTACAAGTGGAATTTATGGAAGAATTACAAACGTTTTACATAACAGACATATTGTGCGTTTACAAGTTTCAATACGACAACCGCAACCAGTTTGACAAATCCATACCTTACACTGTAGAGCTGCAGGACGCTATATCATACATGAACACAAACGCATCGGTCGAGTTGTGTTTTAAACATTTCATTATAAAATTTCAACATTATGACACACAAAAACCGCTCGAGAAAAGCATTCCTAATGATGGGTATGTGATAGTAACAAAAAACGGAAGTTTGGCCAAAGTGAAATATGAAAAAACTTTTGAAATGCAATACTTGGGTGACAATATATTCATGTCATCGTTTGGCACCTTCCATGGTGACGGTAGACACTACACTAAAAATTCCATATACGAAGTGGTGATAAGAGACTCGGATAAGATTAGCGTTATCAAGCATAGACCCGATAGGATGATATATAATTAGTGGTGGGGATGGGTGTATATATACCGATCACCTGATGTTAGTTTTTACTACGCGCTATCACTAGTGTTTCAACTATTACCATGTCTTCTAACAAAGTACATGTTGTCTACACTAAAATACATAAAATCGATTATGATAACGATACTAATGTGGTGTTTTGTCGCAAGTGCTTCTTCAAAGATCCTGACTACGAGTATTGTCGCTATCTGCTAGATCGCACGCACGAAGTTGAATCTGAAGAAAAGGTTTTAAATAACACGGAAAACTATTGCCACCAGTGTAAAAATGCGGCTTTTTTTATCATTCGCGCAGCTGATGACTGCAAAATGTGTGAATGTGAAGATTGGCTGTCGAATCAATGGTTGGACCATCCAAAACGCAGACCTTCGAAGAAGAGACCGGCCAGGAGCACGATGAAAACTAGCGATGTACGCCGAGGTTTTGTTAAGAGAACTTGTATAAATTTTGAACCCTATTAAATAAAATTGTTATATAATTATGCCTTATCATTCAGTCACAGACTTACCCGATTCTGTTAGACACAATTTACCACTGCACGCTCAGCGAATATATATGAACGTGTACAATAGTAGTGTTGGTTATTACGATAATCCTAGTCGTATCGCGTGGGGTGTTGTAAAAAAGCACTACGTCAAATCGGCCAGTGGTCGATGGGTGAAGCGTGATAGTGAAGAATTTAGTAGTACTACAGATGATGAAACTGATTATGATTAATCTAAACCCAATAATGTTCTGTAAGCATTCCAATCCATTCTCTGAAATTTGTTTAACTCATCGTTACCGGTCTGTATAGGCCTATATCCGTTGATGTGATTGTGAAATTTCATCGATTGATACAATAAATGATTTGTTAGTAAAGTGTTTTTAACAGCCATAGATCTAGTCTCTTCGTTTACCATAATGATTGGTTCTCCCATTTTTTCTCTATAGAGCGCCAACTCTACTCTCTCGATTTCGTAGGTCAACGTGTTGACTGTTATGTAATGTTTTGCGCAGCGAGGACAGAATAGAATAATGAATATATTATAAAAGATCCACTTTAGGTTTTTGATAAAAAGCGAAACTTGTTCGTAGGATAAAGAGTGTCTCTGTTGAACTATAGAATCGCCTAAATGACACAATAAATGCATACTATCCCAGATTGTGGTGAACGAAAACGTGTACTTGTTAACGTTAAGCTCGCCCAGTCCTAGCAGTGACAATTTTTCCATGTACATTTTTTGCACAACGTCTAAATTGGCGTCAGGATCCTGGTACGCGCCCCATTCCACTAAAGCTTCACACTGCGATACTTTGGCATTACCGTAAATCAGCAGACAACAAATCGTGTACAAAAATTTTGTCTCTTTTATTAGTATCGACTTGATTTCGACCACAGGTGCCACCCTAGTTAAATCTAGCATGCGAAAGCTCAATATTAAAAAACTGTTGACGTATCTAGTCATTAACTGCGTATCGGTGATCATTATATATAAAGATTTCAATTTTTAAGATGCACAACAATGGATCGTGTCCTTAATTTGTACACGTTTAAACCTAAACACGTTATAAACAATAATAATAAAGAAGAAGAAAACGCCGAAATTATGGTGCAAGGAGTGATCGAAGCGATCGATTCTAAAGATAATCACGCCTGTTTTGTGGAGCTTAAAAAAGAGCAGAGTCTAATAATGCGTAAACAAAATCACGACTTCGCCAACCACTGCACTGGACACTTTTTTAGAAACCATGTCCTTTTAGACGTACTGGTGTTGTACAAAAAATACGTGCAAGAATTTGGAAACACCTCGGCGTTCGGAAAAGAGTGCGTCAACGCTTGTTTAGACATTGTGTGCTGCATGTACGAATTGTTTAGCTTCATCGCCGACATAAATGTTTATGTAAGAGCCGATACGGACCCTGACGACGACTTATTTATACTTCTGACATATCTACAGAGCTCTGAATACATCACAATTCACAGAATATAAGGACAATTTTTTAATATAAGACATTATGCTTGGTACTATTGTATTACTTTTGGTGATCGGCGCGGTTCTGTATTTGTTGTTTGTGAACGATAAACTAAACGCAAACTCTTTGAATGATTCTTCGCAACGATCGACCGATTCGAGCGGAGATTCGATACAGTTTAACGAGAACGGACAGGCTTCTGTACGCATGGGACCTAACAGGAGCAAAAACGTGAGAATAGCTCATGGTGATAATAGTGTTAGTAAAATCACCGTGACCGAAAAACCTATTCAGTACAACAACATCATTGAGAATGGCGACAAGCTGGGAGCCAATACTGTATATTTAGGTGTATTAGAAGGTCCCATCGAAGGTATAAAATCCGACAATAGATACACTTCCAACTTTATTATACGTAAATTCAAAAATATGTTTATAGTCTTTAAGGGGGTAGACTTTACAGAAATCGACAATAATAGCGTCATGGTAAGATATGAGGCCAATAAGATGGTGTATGCACTACTAGACGCGACAAACTCCACACTACCCGATATGTTGAGAGACGTGAGCTACCCCATAGTAATTCTCACCAACAATTCTAGCGCTCAACTAATATTAAAGGAATGGGGCTACAACCAGGTCAACGATTCCGCCACTCTGTTTGTGAAAAATGAAAAAAGTTTTAGATTACAATAAAAACAGTTTATTACACATAAAATAATGTTGTTACATCATATATTCATCGACGCTAGACTTGAGTCTAGGCTTGACAATCTTAGCATACTTCTCGCTGCTTATAATAGACAAATTTTCATATGTAGAAGTTTCAGCATTAAAATGCTTACCCCTGCCGTATTTTCTATGAAAATCAGACACCAAGGCGTGCACTTCTACATTTTCTCGCTTCCTAAAGTGTACCATCTGCTTGATGCGGTCGATGCAGTTTGTTACTAAATTCACAAGTCTTTCTTCGTTGAAGTTAACCCATCGAAACTTTGTATTAACCATGGTACCAGGCTTGACCTCCTTCACGTCCAGCACGTACAGCATCGCCTCTAATCGATCGTTATAAATGTATAAACACTTTTTATTGTGCTTGTAGCATTTGTCGTTTTGCAGTATGGATTTGTAATACACGTATCCAGTCTTAGGATCACTATTGTACATCAACACGTTAGCCAAAAACTGCTTGACCGGCGACTTTAATTTCATGTTAATATCTTTGATCTCGTGATACTTTTTACGCTCGTAACACTCGTAAATGCTACCATCAAAAGGTTCGATGTCACTCTCAAAACTATGATCAATGTAAATCTGTCCAATTCTGTTACTACAAGCCTTGTCGTAACCATCCTTTATATACAACATTTCATTGTTGGTAATCATTACCTTGTAATTGGCGTAGAATGATTCTTCGGGTCCATATTTTCTGTTAGCAGAATCAAACTTTGTACTATCGGCAATATTTTTCAAATATCCCTTTGTAGTTATTTCCGCTTCGTTCATAATGTACAGTTGCGATTCGAATCTTTTAATTTTTGAACTGTTATTCTCTTGGTTGTGGTCGTATATTTTGCGATCACTCTTGTACACCAATATAATCTTGTCCAATAACTCAAACAGCGAAGACTTACCACAGTTCGGCTCAGACGTAATGACCAAACACATCTTCTCATAGTCCGTAGGTATAGCCAACGATGCGCAAAAATTAATAATCGCCTTAGAATTGGTAATGTTGAAATTGGTCAATACTCTAAAGTAACAAAACCCCTGCACAAAATTTGTGAGCAAGTTTTCTTCATCAAACGACATATTGTAAATATGATGCCGCAGGTACATGCGTTTGTAAAATCGAGTCAGCCAAGTGTACATATCGTCGAAACTATTATACTCAATCAGCTTATCCGTCCACACATCGTATCTGCTAGGTATGTTCTTGTAACGATTGTATATCAAATTAATCTTCTTCACTAAACGATTACGTTCGTACGTGTCACAATCAGACTCGCTACAGTTGTAAATGCAGTCGAAGAAAAACTGGTCATGATTCTCCTCTTCGTTCAATAGAAACACAATATTTTTTTTCAAGCTATCGTGCACTCTTTCAATAATGTACTTTCTGTTGTTATAATAACGAATATCCCCCAATGGTTCAAAGATTTCATTGGCGTTTAATACGCTATCGTTGAACATTATTTCGAAATACGTATCGGATTTGAGCAGTGACCAAATGTACTGTGTGATACCAGCTTTGGGCCATAACAATTGCAAAGTTACAGCCAACTGCAACCCCATCTTGTCCACATCATCGCTTTCTCTAATCACGTTATGCAAATAATCTTCCAACTTTAGTTTCATCATTAACAAAATCAGCATAGATTCGTCACAACCCATCACCCACTTGATCATCTGCTTCATCTTCTCCAACAACTCCATCTTGTAGTTCTGAATCTTGGGTCCCAGTAAAATGCAATCCTTGAAATTGGCAAAAATACAGTTAAATTGTATCTCAAACTTTTTAGCGTGATACGTCTGCAGAAGCATAACATCGTTCTTCATGGCCGCAAATAAGTCAAGAAACACTTCTTTATCCACAAACTGTTTAGCTTTGGTGATGTAGTTTCTTTTAAGCGCAGACACGACTAAAAATGGACAGCTAGGTCTAAACGTTTTGGTGCACACGTCAAACATTCCATCTTCGGTGCTATAAAAATTTAACAAGTTGTTAAACTTGAAGACACTCACCTGAGCCTCATCGGCTTTCTCAAATTTACTGGCAATATCGTGATCCTTTTTATTCTTGACAAATTCATAAATTTTGCCATTAAATACATAACTCACTTCGTTATGCTTTACCTTCTTGAAAAAACCAAAGCTCTTAACAAAATCGCTCAAATCACAATCGAACACATTACCGCTGGTCATGTCCCAAGTTTCGAACTTTTTATAGATTGCAAAGTGTATAGCGAAATAATATCCCAACGCTCGCTGAGGTAAAGCGAAAAAATTAAGGCTGTTAAAAAACTTTTGAGCATTATCTTTGGAGCTGATGTAAATCTGGTTATCATTGTACAATTGTTCCATTTCTTCATCTTCAGCCATTTTACTGCATAGTATATACAAAAACATTAAAATATCTTCGAGGGTGTACTGATTGTGAAGATTCACCTTGTCTAAACAATATTGCCAAACGTTAACAATAAGGTATGGAAATGTTTCATAGTTGTTGAGGTTCATGTAAGTCTGTAGAAACTTGACACAATTATGGTTGGGCATGGCCTCTTCCATACTATCGTTAATCAGCTCTAAACACTCATCTATCTTGGTTTCAAATTCAAATTTAAATAGCGAAGAAGGGCTAACTCTAATCTCGTTACTGGTCTTTGTTTCCACCTCATAATCATCGACGTCCATGTCATCCTCTGTCTCATAACAATCTGATCTTCTCAGCCTCTTAAGGTCAACCTCGCCTAGATATTTAAACTCATCGGTAAAATTGCACGCAACTATATTCTCATTGTTGACCAAATAATTAAAAATCACTTGATTCTTGGTGCCCACATAATAGTCGGACATGTCCATAGTTAACATCATCGAGCCCCCTTCCGGAGTCTTTATTTCAACTTCTAAAACGGTATACTTGAAAGAGTTTGTGTCCAAAAAAGGTCCGTTGCAAAATAAAATCGTTTCATCATTGCGTAATATAGTGCAAATGTCCATGTTGGTCTTTTTGTTTGTAAACAAATTCACACCGCCAATATCTTCATGGTTAGGCAAAGGTATGTTGCGACAAAGGTCAAAATTAAAATTTAGCTTTAAATACATGAGCCATCCAAAAAACTTTGCGCTTAATTTTGGCCAATACACGTAGTTTTTAGCTTCACACACAGTATTAGCACCGTCCAATAGTTGATCAAAGTTAAATCTACTACGATACTCAGCCATAGAAGATAAACGTTTAAAATCCGATTTAGGCATAAACGGTTTTATAGTAGTGTTAAAGTAATTACCAACGTGACACCAGCGATGAGGTTTGAAGTGTACAGTGTCGAACACTTTTAGACAAAAATCAATATCGACGTCGTGCTTTCTTCGCAAATCACCACTGTCTTCGTCTACAAACAACCAATACTCGTTGGACACGTAATCTTTTCCGGTGAGCTTTTCATGTTTTTGGTAAGACTGAAGCAAATCTCCAATGTTTATATATTCCATTCTGCTGGTTTTGGCTATAGTAGCTTTGTTGGTGTTTGCTTATATTTTCAATCCTTTCCGTGAGCACGCCCGACGCTTGTACCACTCTACGAAAGTACAATTATATCCTTCGATTAGGGTGATGGAAAGAGACAACGATCGATTATTCGTACTCGAGCCCGAACAGAGTATAATGTATAACACGGCGGGAGTTTTATATTACTATTTCGAAGGCGGCGTCAGCGCACGTATATGCCCAAACAACGAATTCGCGATAGTGCGATTAGGTAGACACGATATCTCTAACGTAAATTCAAATGGTAATTTCTATATAGCCTGCACCACGACCGGCCCGTTACAGATACTGCATCATTTTGAAAGCAATTCAATAGAAACCACCATACCTATATTCGATACGGAATTTAATCTATTAGAGATAATAAATTATCTTATCAGGTCAGGCCTAGCCTATATAAAGTACTAAACGTGTAGGGATCGATCAGTCGGTAGTACGATTATATACCATGGAGCACAAGTTTATCAGATTGGCAAATTATTTGCTGAAGCAGGATGTGATAGAAGCTTTATCAAGCGATGCAGCGGCGTTGACGTTGATCAGATTAAGAAAAATTGGCAGAGCCGTCTTGTATGCGAATACAACCAACTGCAACAGTATTATGCAAAAAGTATTAAACAATTCGGTGACGGATCATGAATGGTACAAGGAGCAGCCTATGGAATTTATATTTAACATTCACTACAGTGAAGGTATTTTGTTTATGCAATTTAAATACTTTATTGCACAAGAAATGGATATGTTCAAGTACGTACCGCATAATAGAAGAGACAAGATTTGGAAGCAGGTTGAAGAGTATGAAGATAATAATAGTTTTTTTATCTAGCGTGAAACTGTTCATCAAAGCGATTAAGATAATTTGTTATCTCTTCGTACCACACGCTCCAATCATTCACCGGTTCTGGACATCGAGTTATATGTACAAAGTTATCGTAATTGTAATCGTTGTACAATAAATCATCTACCAAAGTAATCGTTTTAATGTAATTGAAACCTTTTTTGTACAAATACCACAGCACTACACGTGGACTCTTTGGCAAATCTTCAGTGTCAACATTTAGATGAAACGGAGTTGTTGTATAATAAGTGTTGTACATCGGATCTACACTTTCGTTTTGTTCGTAAACACCTTGCACGTTACCTTCGGATAGAATGATTGTAAAATAATGCATGAGGTCAAGCCTCTGCAGACTATCGATCACATGCTGCCTATCTCCGTACGACCATAAACATAGCACGCAGTTGCGATCACGTAGTTTGGCTAAACCATCATAGATGGCGCTATCTCTAATTCTAACAATTTTTTCTTCTGTGATTAACGTAGAGTCCATATCGAACACTATGACGTGAGGAGGTTCGAAAACAATACTGCTAACGCTTTTGACTTCGGTCACGTTAAAAACTAGCCATTCGTTTAACAAGTTGTACGGAACGGGTCGCGAATGTAAAACGAATAAATGGCCTAGGTAAGCAATATCAAACTTTAGTTTGAAGCGGAACCTAAACTCTCGCATCTCGTCTCTACTATATAAAACTTTCATTGTGTACATTTTATTAACAAAATTGTTGTGCACTCTACGGCTGGTGACTACAAATTCGATACTTTCTAAACATTTCATTGGTGCTAATAATAAATCTAAATAGTCATTGATAAACAAAATATGCCTCTTAACGACCGCTCTAGTGTTGTGAAAAACGAACCACTTCACCTCCGACATCTTTTCCGTCTGTTCGCAGAGTATAGACGTGAACAAAACTACGAAGGTTTAATAAATTATCTAATTTCAAACTACCCAAAAAATGTGAAAAATCGCACGTTTAACTTGGCAAACAGTGGACACACTTTTCATATGCTATACGCTTATATACCGTCGGTATCGAACAAAGAACGTAAACAGATACGTTTAGATTGCATCGAAAAGCTATTAAACAACACTAGCAATGATTTTAAACTGTATGAAGAGTTAATAGCTATGATGGGTGATAGCGCTAATTACACCTGTCCATGCGAATTAATTCATACTAGACTTCAAGAAAATATACTATACAATAACAATTTAATGAATAAAAATTTCGACAGCAAACCGGCAAAATTAAAAAAAGAGCCCATTGATTCTATTCTATTCAAATATTCTATCAATTGGAAGCAGACATTGAAAAAGAAAAAGAGCAATGTGGCAAAAGAAAAAAAAATTGTTGCTCCAATCAAGAGCGCGTCAAGTTCGGACGACACGATCGTGGTCAACGCTCTGACATTGGCACCTTCGCGCCTACACATTATTAATGGATACACGTTAATCGAATGTAATCACATGTTTGATGTAATAGAACGACAACTGAGGGCTGGCGATGAATCTGTATCATTTATTCACGTGTGCAGGTATTGTAAAATAGTAAAGTGTTAAATAAAAACAAAAAATTGCATGTAAAATTTAAAAGTTTATTGTGTTAAACATATTGGTTGATGTGATGACGTCGGCCACCGCTACGCGAACGTCTCCTGTAGGGCGACCTGGATCGAGAGCGGGATCGACGCCTCGCCGGCATGTGTTCGGATGCGCGATGTGAACGACGACGTGCTCGGGAACGACGCCTGTACGGTGAACGTGATCTGGAACGTCTGCGCACCATGCTTCAATTTATTTTACCTTATTTAATCTTGTAACGTTTCGTATCGGTAGATGTGTTCGTGAGGGTTCGCAAACGCTTTCTGCTCACAACATCGCCGGCCGCCTCCTTTTCTACCACATTATTTTTTGACACTTCACGTACGCGGTCCATCAGCTTGAAGCGTCTACAATAATCGTCCACGTCAAATTTGATGTTTTCTATGGCGCACTGTTCTACTGCATTAATGAATATATTATTCACAGCGTTGTACACCATTCGGTTCATGTCGCTAGATTTTTCCACGCTAATCACTACATTTTCTATGATGACAGGATTGTGGCAGAGGTTCAAAAACGGCGTGGCTCTCACTTCGTATTGCACTTTTTGCGCGATCAGCATACTGAACTTGTCCAAATACGCTTTGCAGGGCTCGGTGATTTTATCATAAACATTTATCAAACTGCAATAATCCTTTACTTTTATGACAGGATATTTACTCAACTCGTTATTGACAGCCTTTTGAATCGACACGTTAATATGTATTAAAGAATCATAGTCAAGTCGAATGTTTGTGATTCCAGTCAAATCTCTTAAATTGTCAAGTATAAGACTGCTCGCAGAAGAAGAATAAACAGGTGTACATTCGTGATCACTTCTAAACAAGGCGCTATCTATCATAGTGAATAACGGTTTAAACTTGGGCAATGAAGCGGTGTACAGGTAGAGCATAATTACATCTCGAACTCGAAACGGTACAGACGATACACCTGCCGAAGCAAAATAATTCATCATTTTATTAGCCACACTAGCATATTTAGGACTATCATCGAGGTTGTTTAAAGGTGCAGTCTTGGTTACAGGCTCAATTCTTCGCAAAGGTAATCGTAAAGCAGGCGCCGGTGCGTTCTCAGTGACGCCATCGTTAATATACTGCGAATATATAGCTCCGCTCTGAGTGACCAGCCTATTTTCCGCAGCAACCCCGGCCTCGTTAATTAAATCCGACAACATTCGAATGTCTATGTTAACGCTTTGAGCGTCGCCGAATAGGGGAAAAAATTGCTCCCAATACGGCAATCTCATCTGCGAATCGTCCATGTTATTTTTTAACCTTTCGATCGTCAAAAACAATCTAACTTTGGCACTCATGTTTCGTAATGTTCACAATCCGCGCGTAAACACAATATATAACTATTATAAACACTCCCTTCACTTACATCATACTGTCGTCGGTACGGTAAACTTATTCTGCACAATATCATCCAAAGTTTCCAAAATTTCTAACGCGTCATCAATTCCGCCGATTGTGATATCCGTCCTATCTACGCTCACCGCTTCCAACAACCGTTTGAGCCCTCGCGACTGAGGGGCTAATTTACTAAGCGCATCACGTTTACCGATAGAAGTATCGAGATTTATTATACGACCCGCGTTTTCAGACAACAACGCCTGTAGTACGGCTTCATTACCCTGAGCGGATAATGATGTAGCGTTAGAAGTATTGGTGGCGGGAGTAGTGGTGTTGGTAGGAATCGAACCAAATAAACTGTTTTCCATTTATGCAAAACTAACTGTTTTTTGAATCAAATTGGAAATATCGTTTTCTAGATTATACTTATTGAAAAGTGTAACTATGCACTCTTTAGGAATGATTAAATTTTGGACTACGATTAGACACAAGTCTTGTTTGATGCCAGCTAATTTATTCATAAACTCTTCGAAATCTACACGTTTATAGTCTTTAAATATAATGTTGCACACGTTGCGCGTTTCTAAATCGTAGGCGTTACGAGTTTTACCATCGGCCGCCTCTAAATAAATACGCAAAAAGAATCCCAAAAATATTTTGTGGATTATCTTGCCAACCTGTTTATTGTTTTTGAAATGTTGCTCCATAAACTGTTTTAAAGGCGCGTATAATTTTGTGTTGTACGTGCTAGTGTTTAAACCTGCCAACAATCGCTCGAGCGAATCATCTTTTATACCCTGAACATACTTTTTACAATTACTTATTAGAGGTTTACATTTTTTATGATCCCAATACATAGGGGTGGTTTTGTCGCACAATAAATTGTAAAAAAATATTAACAAAGAGTTTGTAATGATATTATCTACACTAAACAGTTCGTCGTCTAATTGAGTCAAATCGCTACGGAATATAATAAAAAATAGAAGCGGTATCCCTAACATGGGTCTAAAATAATTATCCCATCCGTCTTGTAGAGAGCTGTCTAATAGAGTGACAGCCAAAGATACGTACGAAGCCTTGCAAGCGATGCATAAAAATTTATTTTTTGGACAAATATCACAAGTGATCAGATCTACGTCGACGCTAGGCAGAGGTTTATAATACGGTCGCATCACGTTTATTATCAATTGAAAACTCGGCACTTGACCGATGAAATCGTTCTCCACAAACATTTTGAACACTTTTTTCACTTCGGGGTCGTTGTTAGCCTTTGCCTCGTAATCATTTTTTATCACTTCGATCACGTGCTTGTATTGAGAGAAAAAGGTCAAGCCTTTAAATACGAACATGTGCTGCTGATTAAAATATTCGGATAAAAGAAACGCTAGAGTGTCAATCTCGCTCTCCTCAAGTTTTGCTAAGAATTTGACATTAAGACTCTGGTCCATTTTAAAAAATCTAAAAGTGTATTCGACTTCGTACTTCATCATGAAACCTCAAGTGATTAAGCAGAAATTACAAGAGTTATGCGGTGACACTGTTAGCTGGCTAACCAAACAGTCTATTGAAAAATATATAGCGTTTGATGGATTTAAACTTAAAAAAAACCGATCGCGTTACGTGATAAACGTGCTGCAGCAAGATGTTGAACAGAACGCGCAATTGATGCAAATATTGTACAAATGTGTGAAATACGGCTACTTTAAAATTAGCAAATTACGCATCAATGAAACTCAACTGATCAACACATTGAATATTGCCGAAGAATCGGACGCGCCTTTGTATTTGATATTAAAAATTAAAAATTTAAGAAATTTATGGAGCAACGGCAATAAAGATTTAAATGGCGTCTACAGTTTATTCTACGACGAGAACGTGTTTCAAAATGTTGAATTAAAGAGCATATTCGCCGATTGCTTGGAAGAGGCTGACGAACATAGCAGCAGCAGCAGCAGTAGTGATAATGATGACGTTGATTATAAAATTCCCTCATTGACCAACACCCCTCAGTTGTTTTTAATGCTGCAAAATTTTACAGAAGAAGAGTCTCAATTTATAGAACACCCGCTAAACAATTATTCGTACGTACAAGTGTTGGAAACGTTGTCGAGATATTGCACAAACTCTGCATCACGCGCCACCATAGTTAACATTCTTAACAGACTAGTGTTCGCGTCGCACAACAGATTTTACTTTTACGTAACACTTAAGAGAGCATTGTCAGAGTACAATTTCATATTTGACAGCAAGCCGCGGCCGGATCAAGACCACACCATCATTAAAAATTACTATAATATTTTCAAGACGCGCGATGAAATTCAAACACGTGCTCACCACTGACCTACCTCCGCCGAGACTGCATAAAAAACTGTATCCTGATTTGTCAAAGATAAGATTACGGAAATACCACGTGACCGACGCGTATTGCAAAATGATCTACGATAAAATCGCATATAAAAGGTAATCGGGCGAGGAATAAAGCTTAATTGTATTTCAACATGGCTCTAGTACCCACTACGTCCCGCTCCAATCTGCAGCAAGACATAATACAAATTTTCAACAAGAGTTTTCAAAATTATGACAAAGAAAGAAACATCAAAATTCTCGACTGCGTCACGTACAGCAACCTGGACCAATGCCTCAGCAATTTGAACTCTACCCAGCCCTTCAGCAACATTCATTCGATGATATCTGTGGACGAGGACAACAATTGGACTGTGAAAAATCTATCTGTGCTAAAAAAAACTGTGCGCACCATCAAATATTACACTTTTGGCGTGCGCGCGACCGGTGGAGTGGTCAAGTTCTCCGTGTGGGACCGATGCAACATCAAACTGTGCAAGAGTGAACATGGGCTGTTTTTGTCTATACTCGGAGACAGGATGCCGTTATACAAAAATTTGTTTGAAAAGCTGATGGGTATGTACATGAAGACCGAGAGAGTGATGATTGACAGGGTCAAAGTGATACCCGTGTTTCCAAAAGACGAGATGGACAAGAGGCAGCAGCTGTTGGACAAAATGTTTATCGCAAGGCAGTGTGATAACGAAGTTAACGTATCGCTAAATTCTTTAACACAAAGTTTGGTGCTGACTCCGATGACTAGTGAAAAGTTTGATGAAATCTTTAAAATCATTCCCGGCAAGAAGACTGGCGAAATGGTGCGCATGGTGGTGGGCTCAATCATTCACGGAGTCAACGAGAACCTGAGCGTCGACAAGGAGATATTTTCGTTTGACGACAATTCTACCGCCAAAGATACAGATTTTATGCTAAATGTTGTACCTTTTATATACATTTATTTTGAATAAACATGTTGATTTTTATTAAACTAAGTTTTTATTATGCTGACAACAAAAGTGTATTTATTGACAAAAAAAGCTTACCCCCTGTGGTTGACTAAAGAGTTGGTGTTATACTGTGGTGGTCAACAGTTACACGATCGAATAGACTGGAAGCGCAGTTCGCGCAAATGTTTATATGTAAAAGGGGGAGATTTATATGTTAAAAAACTATGCAAGTTAAAGTTTTACTTTCCCAACGGGGAATTGTTTTGTGCAAAAACCGAAAAAGATTATATGATAATACTGCAGGCGCCCGAGATCGATCCTGCTAACATTATATGGTTCGATGACATATTTTAATCTGGCGGAAATGGCTCATTATATCTATCTCCACAATCTACTAGATAATAACTTCGACACGTAAGCGTGTTATCATCAAATCTTTCCGTTATAGGACACGTGACTAGATTATCATCGCAATCGTAAAACTTTCTGCAATTGGTAGGATCTGGCCGACGGCACCGATTAGGATCATTACTGTTCACCACTAGCATGAGTCCGATAAGAACAATAAACACCACTATCATGATTTCCGTAATCATAATGATGTACGCAGCAGGACCGGTATATAAAGCGGCAGCAGAGCTTACAAAATAACATTGTACATTTAAAATGGCTAAACGCAACAACTCTCAAGTGTTGGACGAAGTTGCAATTAAACTGCGCAAAATGGAACAGCAAGAAGATCAATTTGACGAAGAAGACGACGATTACAGTGAAGAGTTGGAGCCAGTGTTTAAATTGGACTGTTATTGTGAACCCAAATGTCAAAGTATGGTGGTCGTGGCGGACGTGATTAACATGTTCGATATACAACTCAGCACGCTGGATGAAGAACAATACGACCTTTTGGACAAGTGGTATACAAAAGTCATGGAGCTGATTATACAAAAGAAACTAAGGCCTGGTGTTACTAATGTCACTGTATACGTGCAAAAATTGTAATATAAATAAACTCATTCTACTGCATTTCTGTTGTTTAATTCACAATGTTGACCGTCACGCTTGTGTTGTTTGGATTTTTTATCACTTTGGTGCAATGCGCACAACAGCCAATTGTCATTTTAAAAACACAACATGACATGTATTTTTGTTTCAAATCAAATTCTATACAGCTAAGTACTAAAACAGACAGGAACTGTCACCCCATTAAATTTAATATACACACTCACAACAATGGTTTAGTGTTCAACTTTAACAATGACAATAGTACAAAGTGTAAATACATGTGCATGGACACCTGCAACGACTTGTATCACGACAATGTTTTTTACGAAGACGATTGTGTGTTTACAACAATGGCATTCAACTCTATCGACACTTTATCCATCAACAGAGGTAATTATTCAGACTTTATAGCCTCATATGCTTATTATTTTTTGAAAATGTCTTTAAGCAGCGGCGCTCGCATGGAACGTCTTAAATACTTGATAGAAGTAAAATTGGAAGAAGTTAGAGGTGCAGACACATCGACAAAGTGTAGCATGACCACTTCAGTGTTCAAAAAAAACTCTACGAAAATTTGCAGCAGTACCAGAGCAGAACCGGCATACGACCAGCACGCCAACTATGGACAGATAACTATCTGGGACAAACTGTTGTCATTTTTGGGCTTGTATGAAATCAAGGAACAAAAGAATAATCAAACACTTAGATATTACGATTACAAGTTTAATTATATTTCATAAACAATACATTGTGTTTTAATCATCATAACTATCAATCAACATATTCGCGTCTGTCATAAAATTCTCCAACTCTACCGCAGCCATCAATTTTTCATAATGCTTCAAATACATGGACTCATAATACAAATGCTTATTGGTAAGTAGCAAATAGAAGGATACAATTTGATTTTGGCTCTCAGCGTTAAGCATCATTCTATCGAGCGAAAAATATTTAGTGTTATCTTTACTTATAGACTTTTTCAAATTAAACCACATACCACTAGGGACACCAAGGTTAGTATCGTGTTTAACGCTTCGGAACAAGTTACTAAATAATCTCCATACAAAAGTGAGCATCACATCAAGATCGTTGTAATCAATTCTCAACAACTCTCCGACCAGTTGCGGTAGGTTATCTTTATACTTGTTCATAATGTAGAGATAATTAGAATCGGGACGCCATTGACCTCTTTCGTGCTGCAACAACTTCATGTCATAATATTTAATCAGACACAATTTGTAAAACCATACATTATGCGGAGAATCTTCCCAGTCTGCATCAAAAAGCGAAGTCATCACTTTAATGTGATAAACTTCATTCTCATTTTTGTATAGACTTTTTTTGACCAATTTAATTATCTCGGCACACTTTTGCTCACCCAACGTCAGCGATGAGTTTTCATCGTTCACATCATCAATATATATGTCCAACAGCAAATACTCCAGCTTCATGTCAAAGTCGAGCATAAGATTGACTCGGCGCGATTTAAAGTAAATCTTGACAACTTTTTTTATAATGTTCCACCGCCTCATGTAGGTAGCATGTTCGTCTAGCCAGTCAAACATATTTTTTGCAGTCATCTTCTCTTCAAGTAATCGTTCGAACATCATCAGCTCGGATAACAAAAGATTATCACTATTATCGTTAATCAGCATCTCGATTCGCACCGGCACATTTATTGTGTACTTTTCAAAGTACATAGCAACGCACAAGTAACTGTAAACCATCTTGATAGCTATTGATGCTATACACGACAGAGGTATAGTGTATATATAGCAATGATAAGATAACGCTTATCAAGCTCGATAGAGGGGATAGGTATCTAAGATTGTGGCGAGATTAGAGTACTGTGAAGAGTCCACAACCTCTTCGCTCTTAGTAAAGTATACGGTTCGATACGATAAAGGCTGATGGATGAACGATTGTGTGGCGAATCTAGTGTCCAAGTAAAATGTGACGGGAAATTCATTACCCGAATAATTACTCGCATTTCTATATACAGCTATTTGATCTATGGTGCCCAAATTGCTAAAAGTTCTGGCCGATTTTAAGAAGAAACAAGTGTTAGCGAAAGCGGAATTAACAAATTTACGTATACACGGATTCGTTGTGCAGCTTACGTTTCCGCATTCAGTGTCGCGCGCGCATTGACCTATACCGGGTAGTGGACAATTATTAGTCGTATGTACACGTTGGTAGTTAAAGGACCACCAAAATTGGAACAAATCTCGAACAGTTGTACCGTCTTCGACATTTTTATGCCACGCCGACATTATTGCAAATTTTAGTATTCCATAAGTGTTTACGTTACTGTCGGTGTCATGTGCAAAATACCTCGGAAATACTAAGTGTCTATACTGGGGCATGACATGTGCCAGATCCACTTGAAACACTACATCAGCGTCGGCTTTCAGTGAGTTTCTACCCCAGAACACTTTAATATCGCTACGCACTTCTTCACGAGGCACAGTCAGGGGTTTAATACACGCGTTGGTTATAACATTATCACCTTCACTATATCTAGTACGCAACATACTACGCGGGCTATACACTGGATACAAACTGCTGATTAAAGGACAAACGCACATAATTAATTCTTTACCATCCGCTCCTAGCGCGGGCTCGTACAACAGATAACCATCGTGACGCTCACCGGTAATGGGATCTATCGAACAAGGGTCCATAACACAAACGTTCACCGTAAACAATTGACGATAAATGGGATCGAGACCGGGATGTTCGCTTTCAATATATCCAACTTGACACGGAGGTCTAGGAAAGTACGCATTGTTTAATCTGACATCTCGCAAATTCAAAGTTCGACAATAAGGCATTCCCGTTTCCGTAATTTCAGACACGAATCCGTCATCACACTCGCATCGAAGCGGGCTAGTGTTGAGATCGTTTAATACTCCGTTAGGACCACACGCGACCGGCACATCACAATCGTCATAAATGCTCATCTGTTCAACTATACCCGGAAATCGGCACGAGCAAATTAAAGAAAAGATTCCCTCTTCAACTTGGCGCATCACCCAAGTTCCAGTGTGAGGATTACAAGTTCTAGCCATGATCCCGCTCAAAGCCATACAATATCTACTGCCAGCAGAAACATGTACAGTTTCATCATCCAACTCTAATTCCACGTCTTGATTGAAAGTAACACATCTAGCAAAAACCTCGCGACACATCTGACAATCGCCGTTCGTTCTACATGGCGTTAAAGTTTTGTGACACTCGGTGGCGTTTTCGTTGTCTATGACTATTTCGGCTGGAGGTGATAGACTAGGTATGTACACATTATCGAACAGCTCCAATTCATAATCATCGACCGGCGCGCGCGCAAATTTACCTAAATTAGCAAAATGCACTACTAACACGACAAAAACTAACAGCACAATCAGTACCGCCATCTTAAATTACCGAATCACACCGCCAATGGTTTTAATGGTTGTAATATTTTTAAAATTAAGTCTAATTTACTTTGAACACTTGTAAATTGAGTATTCAAACCGTTAATAGCCGTCGTCTGAGTATCGACCTTACCCGAAAGAGCCGTCACCGATGTCTGAACGCTTTGCACGTTGACACCTATAGGTGTGACGGCATTGATGATGTCATTTCTTGATGACGTAACCTTATCTCCTACACCTGCGATATCTGCCCTTATCACTAGAAATATATTGTCACTCTCGCTCATTTTATTCTTATTACTAACCATGGCGTACACCAGAGAGCAGGCTTTGAAGCTGTGGTCTTCGGTGAAGTATAACGAATCACGGTATTGGGCTTTTATGAAGAGGCAGCATAACAAAGATGTATGGGTGCACACCGATAGCGTCAGCTGTAACAGAACGTTTAAAAATTTCGAAGACTTTTACGGATTCATCAGGGGTGTTAATGCAAAAGACGTGCACGTGAAAAAGACTGTGAACGGTGGCCGAGAATGGGTCATAGACGTGGATCACGAAGATAAAGACTCTGAAAAAATACGTTTGAAGAATATGATTTCGCACCTAACATTTGCCAGCTTTTTTGGGGAGAACTGCATAAAGATTATGTATTCGGGCAACCGTGGCTTACACGTGTGGCTGGCGTCAACTCCGACCAAATTCAGCATCGACGCGCCGATAAGTTTACGTAAATATTACTACGATAATGTCCTTAAAGCGCCGACGAAGATCAATCCTAAACTGACAAAGCCAGGATCTATGGCGTACGCCTTTGTACAAGCGTTAGAAAACGATTGGGTTAAACGTAAGATAACCGAATTGTATCCAAATATTAAACTTCAAAATTATAATCAGCTGATTAAAGAATTCTACCCACGCGTCGACCAACAAGTGTTCTGCTCTTTGAAACAAATACGCGCTCCGTACAGTTATCATAGTAAAAGCGACAAGTACAGTTGTGACCATGTTTTACTCGGCATCGATGATAAGTGATTTATTTAAAAAGCTGTACAATTTTATTGTAGACCCAATCGGTATTCAGGACTTGCGCATAGACGTGCGACTAATTATGGACAAGCTCGACGAAATAGCGGACACTCTACCACCACAACAGCAGACGGAAGATGATGAAAAGGGGCTTGGCGTGTTTATCAAGAACAACATTGACGATTCGACACATGTACAGTACGTGAGCGGTAACAAATACAAGTGTCGCAAGAGACTATACGAAAATATCATGGAGAAGGTGCACGATGATGAGGATGAGTACGAGCCCGAGGCAAAAATTCAGAAGATGAACGACACTATTGTAGCGAGCGGAGTTGGCATCGAACACATCACCGATTCTGCTATTGTAGCCAACGCGTCCATCAACGCCACACGACAATTGCTTAAAGACTGCTTAACCGATGATGAGGAAAGTTAAATAAAACACGTTATATTGTAATTAAATCTTCTTTTATTTCATTACCATCAATTTTGTCATTTCGACCTTTTAATTCTTCCACCAGTTCAGATCTAAAAACATTTAACAAAGCACGAATATCACCCAAGACGCTACTGTTGTAATCGTCAAGCTTTTTATGAATAGATTCAAGGGTTTCTTTAAACTCTTCCACGATTAAATTGTCAGGCTCAGGAGATAATAAATCGTGCACTAGCTGTCGTAAAGTCTTGTAAGACGGACTGTCGCTTTCGGGTATCGAAGCTAAATATTTACACAACACAAACGCATGAACAAAACTCTTACCGTTATTCTGTATTCTGTACGTGGACTGAGTCGAGTTCCACAATTGTGATGAACTTAGACGGGTGTAAGGCGAAAGCAGTTGAACGACAGAATTTATTTCGGCATACCCGTTGATTTTGCCATCATCGTTTGTCACCACAAACACTTCGATTGGATTACTGTTATCGCTCGACATATTCCTTATATTTTCAATTCGTACAAAATTCTTGTAGACACGGTTTCACTGTCGACGCACCAGTACAAAAACACTACAAAAAAATTATCCACACACTTTTCGTTGTATAATTTTCTAACACTATTTACAAATTCAAAAAATGTAGTGTAATTACTGTATTTATACGTGGGCAGCTGACGGTTATGCATGTAATCCATGTACTTCTTCAGACTCATTATGTCTATTCGACGTATCAATTCGTTCGTGTGATGTCTCAGTTTGCTAAGATCAACTTCGTATTTGTAATCCACACTCTTGTACAGCTTTATGTTGTAACTGTTGGGTTTTTTGCGTAGACTATTTAGGGTTCCGTTTAGGAACGCGATGTACATGGTGTACCGAAACATTTTCTCATCATCCTGCCACTCCAACAGAAAGGGATGTTTATATATCAGCACTTTATCAAATATCAATCCAGTCTCTTCGATAAATTCACGAACAGCAGTCTCGTAATCTTGCTCACCGACATCCTGTCTTCCTCGGGGAATACTCAGCTTTTCCACAAACGGTATATGCTTATTGTAGCGGAGATTCTTGTTAATTCTATCACTATACGATTTATTCGCTTGTAATATTACGGCCTTATTATCCTCGGTTAATAGCAATAAACCAGAATGACGACCTTTCTTAACCATCTTGACAAGGTATTTAACAACAACACCCGATTACCTTATTTTATACTCACCAGCCTTGACTCGTAATTAGAACCAGTCTTGATACGTTTACCCTTGATAAAATCAATCTTTAATTCCATATCATTACACAAAACCTTTTTATTGACAGCCGCCCTCTTCAAAGCGTTTACGCGTCTAGAGTTCAACTCCAAAGGATTCATCAGCAAAGATTTTTCTAACGTGAACGAATTCAGACATCCACCGTTCAATATCTCCAGACATACAATCGTGAAGATTAAGTATAGCGTTTCGTAGTCGTTATACATGAACACGTAAAGATTTTTTAGGCAGTAATAGTAAAATTTCATAGAATTGTACACGTAAAATATACGATTCTCATTATAGTTTTCAGAATCCGTTACAAACACCACGTTAACCAGCCTAGCCGTGATTAAATTTCGAAGCCTCATCAGCACCGGTACGCTATTCTTACAATCACAAATTAAACATAGATTTTTCACATATTGATTAGTTAACACACTACTAAAATTATCGTGTAAAAGTCCAAGCGCGTATTCTAGATTAGCTTCATCCAATTCGAGCATCACGTACACAGTGTTCGATTTGTAACGCTTCGTTATATCCGCCACAGTCTTTATGCTGGAAATCATTTTGATAAACACTTTATCGTTCCATCCGCGCTCGTGCACAGTGACAGCTTTATTAATTTGATGCTTAAAATCCAACCCACTTTGTATGAGATTCGTGGTCATTCTGATGCTAATCTGCTGACCCAACGTGTAATTGTCTTCGTAACCCCTTTCCCAAATACAATTCTCTACGAAATTTAGTATCCTGCTATAATCCTTCAACTTTAACAATATCCGCAATCTGGTCATGTCACCTTTAAAAAATCTATCTTTTAGCAGTATCAATAGTAGATGCTTATCATCACCGCAACGCACACCTTTCAAAGGGTGATAGTTTACAAACATTTCGAGGTCGAATGGAGTGCAAGGAGAGTCTAGCGAGAATTTTATATACTCATCCTCCAAACACACAAATCCTTCTTTGACCAACGTTTTCGATTGTTTCAATATGTAACCATCCGAGGATATATTTTTAGAGTGTAACAAATAAAAAGACAACACTCGAAACAAGTACTTGACACACTGCGGAAAGTATTGCGAACGTACTACGATTATTTTGTAAAACTGAGATTCGGCTCGAGATTCATGATCATGATGCATCTTAACACACACTACTTCAACAACTTAATTCGATTTATATAAGATAAAAAACCCGCACAATCACAACATGTCGTTGAAAGATCTGTACAATGAAATCATTAAGACACAACAGGACATCGCCGTGACTTATTCCAGACTGGTGGCTGTGGAGACAGAGCTGAAACGTAGCATTAACAAAAACAACCCTAGTGGCGATAATATTGACCACAAATTTAACGCCATCAACGATAAGCTGAACACCATATTGCAACAGTTTTACCAACCCGACGCTGGTCAAAAACTTGACAGTGGTGTCGATGAAGTGGACACCACTAGACTTTCATTAGATTGAAATAGTACTTTAGCGATTCGGACAACGTCAGCCATATACCAAGTATGATGAGCAATAAAAATATTACGGAAAAGGCTACATTATGCAGGATGTTCATGCGTTTAAAATTTAAGGTGTTATACAGCAAAAGACCACCGGCCACCACAAACACAAATCCACCAAACATGCGACCGTTTCTATCTATAACACTTGTCTCATTAAATAAGTTATCGTGTCTAGTACAGTACCATTTGAAATACTCAAAATTTGTAGACATCGCTAAAGATGAAGCGACCAATTGTTCTACATCCAGATCGGTCACCTCATCACCTCTATCCCACTCCAGTATTTGACCATTACTGTTCACATCCAAAGCGGTGATGTACTCCACGGTCTCTATGAAGAAAAATTCAATCATATCAATATCTTCAATCATGTCGATGTAGTACTCTGGTAGAAACTCTATGATTTCACGACTATCGCTATCGACACTTTCATAAAAGGCCGACAAAAAAGCAGTGGACAAGTCGCTGAGATAGCCGGGAGGAAATAATGGCGCATCATAAGTACCGTTGTTTCGGTATGGTCAGTGAGCGTTGCGATGGCGCGGCGCTCGTGAGGGGGATTGGCGATCGCGGCGGTCGCGGTACCGGTCCCGGTTTTACTTTTCGTTTTTTACTTTTTGTTCAATGTTTTATTTGGTTTTTTATGAAAGATGATGATTCAATATGTAATTCTAGTCTAGTCTTGGCTTTGTCATCGCTCATGACTTATGGTACTTAGTGTGTAAGTCAAAGCGCTGTATTACTACCTTCATGTAGTCACAGTCAACAGTTTGCACTAGTGTAGGATTATTGTACTGTGTTATATTCTATTGAATTCAATATAGTAGAAATAAAGAGTGGTGAATGTTATAAGTGTTTAAAGAGTCAAAGTAGTCTTTGGATTAGAATTGTTACGTGACCACTGAATTGGCTAAAGTCAATACCTCGACTTTTGTCTTAATTACCTTAGCGCTATAGCGTGTACAAGTGTAGTGTAATATTTCACTTGGCCGCTTTTGTATTGTAGTGTAAAGTATTATTGTAGTATTATATAATAGTATAAAAAATAAAAAGTATTAGTAGTTGATAGATAAATGAAAAGTTTGTACTATTGTAATAAAGAAGTAATATTGTAGTAAAATAAAGTGCTATAAAGAGTAGTATATTAAACATAATACCCTATCCGGTGGAGTTGTTGCTATGCCAGAAGTTGCTATATAACCGGGATGCTGCAAGGCGAGAGATCATTCGTTAATTTCATCTCAAGCAGTTAACAGTGAACACTATCATCATGGCTCTTGTGAAAAAGTCTTGTAATATCGGCGGAGTGATTGGTGAAGTTTGGATTGTGGAAGTGGAAAAGGACAAGTTTATGTACGGAGGACATGGTATTGCTGAGTTTTTGGGATACAAAAATCCACAAAAAGCAATTCGAGATCATGTAAAACCACAGTGGCGCAACATTTGGCAAGAAATAAAGGATAGAACAATGTGACGTCATCCCAACCAGTACATTTACCAGTAAATTGGCAGCCAAACACAGTGTTTATCAGTGAGGCTGGAGTTTATGCCTTGATAATGAGATCGAAGCTGCCTGCCGCTGAAGAGTTTCAACGTTGGCTATTTGAAGAAGTTTTGCCCGAGTTGAGGAAAAGCGGTAAATATGACATGACTAAGAGGCAAAGTGTGAATTGGGCAAAAAAGTATGTGGATGTAGTTAAATCCGATCACAAAAACCAGTTGGCTACAATTCGAGCCGAGCACCGCACCGAATTGTTGGCGTACGAACTAAAACTGCGCGATGTTGAAAAATGTTACGAGCGTCAAATAATGGAGTACAAGCAGCGCGAGCACGAGTTTATGCTGCGCGAATTAAAGTATAAAACGGCCATGGAGGAATTTCAAACGATGGCCAACACGACGCTAATGGAATTTGGTGTGAACGCACTGCTGGCGCGTGACAACATTGCAGAGAACGAACATTTGCGCAATAACATTGACAAAGTTAAACACCGCTTGATTCCTCAGATGGATACTCTGCCGGACAAGGAACACTACACCAGCTGTTTTGCTTACGTTGTAAACGGTCGAAATCGAGTCCGTGTTACACGCAACCAATACAATCAAGTCGAAAAGATGGACAAAATTATGCAGCAGTTCAAGGATCCCAAGTTTACATTCTACAAAAACACTAAAGCTATGGAGCAGTTACAGTGGCTAGACGGAGCCGAAAAGTTTCTACAGATCAAGTGTCCTAACGCCATAAGTTTGTGGAACAAGACAAAAGAGCTGTTTCCGCACGCGTGTTTCGGATTTCATTTCGTGTCAAGTGTAGAAATTGAATTTCTTACTAGCGATGAGCTTGTAAACAAGTACCGAAAATATATACAAATGTGTCGAGACAATAAAAAATCTGATCAAGACAAGATTGAGAGTTTTCAAGCTTTGAATTTGATCGACGAGGCAGACGCGATGCGCAAATGCTTTACACCAAGCGTCGACGGTAAAAAGCGTGTTGCACAGTTAATCGAAGACACGCACAAGGCTGTGGAGAAGGAAATTGTACCTCAAGAGGACGCTAAGCGGTACGAGAACTTTGATAGCATTTACACGCCAGATCAAATTGTGTCAAAAACTACAACAAACATTGTGTCAACAACATGTTTACTTTCTCAAAACCTTTAGCCATCACAAATATTATATAGAATTTGGAATATACTTGTTTTCATGTAAATAATAAAAGTCTATATATCATTATACATTTAAGTATTATTTCAACTTTTTAAAACTATACAAAGTTTTACTTACAAAGTTGTATGTAGTTAAGATAAAGAATTTGATGTGATCCATGATTGGAGTATTAATTAAAATTCACACACTGTGTAATAATTGTGTTTTATTTAGTAAATCAAGTTAGTCCATGTAGCCTTTGAGGTCGACATACAGTTTGCGCAAATGTTCGATGAGCTTTTTCTCGGTCTTGCGTTTGTTCCGTCTCTCGATCTTTTTCTTGTTCTTGCGCAGCTTGAGGTCGAATTCAGTCATCTGACGCTGCAGCTTTTCATTATTCTCGCGTATTCGGCCCAATAGCATATCACGGTCTGCCGCATTTTCATCGTCGTCGCTAATCACCACCTCAGCCTCGGCAGTGGTAGTGGCGGTGGTGGTAGTGGTAGTTTTAAGTTTACCGTAGACGAATATCTCTTTGGGATCTGCGCGGATCTGTAATAGCTCACCGCCGATTATGTACCGCTGCAGCACGCTATAGTTGTCGACGTCGCAGGCGGTGCAGCGTATGGAGCCAGAGTCTTCTCTACACATGTCTTTGATGCACTTGACGCAAAACATGTGCTGGCAAATGTCCATCTGTAGCAGTGGTACGGCGTAGGCCAGCGTCACGGCGGTGATGCTGTTGCCGGACACTCGGCAGCCAAGGCACTGAATGTACGTTTTAACAGGAGCGTTCATAGTGGTAGTGTGGTACCTATATACTAAAACCCTACCAGCCACGCGCCTATATATACTGGTCGGCTTGATAAGATAAGATAAGATTAATAAATGATAACATGTAGTCCGTGTCGGGCTTTAATATTGTATTACTGCAATTCTACTACTACTACTATTACTACTACTACTATTACAATACCACAATTTTGATCATAAATTATTAGAATAATAGTAAAACATACTACATAATAGATTTACACAACACTAAAATCACACTAGAAGAATAGTCAGATAATCACTTTCCAGTAGAGCCGAAGCCGTTAGCGCCGCGTTCGGTCGCAGACAAAGACTGCACGAGTCTCGGCGTCGCGACAAAGATTCGCTCCAGTATGAGCTGGGCGATGCGGTCTCCTCGAAGCACCACAAAGGCCTCGTCTCCGTTGTTCACCATCACCACGCCCACGTTGCCCGTGTAGTCAGAATCTATGACGCCGGCCGAAATGTCGATACCGTGCTTCAGCGCCAGTCCGGACCGAGGCGCTATTCTACCGTAGCACTCTTTGGGTAGTTGTAGAGCAATGTCCGTCTTCACCAGCATTCGGTCGTTGCGAGGAATCACGTAGTCGTATGCGCTCCTCAGGTCCATGCCCGCGGCTCCGGCCGACGCGTACACCGGCTCATAGGCGTTTTCGCTAAGTTTCACGTATGGCAGTTCCATGACTACACTAATAACACTCCACCTCCGATTCGCGTTTATATACACTTTGATAAGATATTATCATATATCTATATATCTAATACAGTATACTATAAAAAAGATAATAAACACAATGTGAGAAATGAAAAATAGGATAAAGATTAAATTGAGAAACAACAAAACGTCCATCCTGCGCGGCGGTCGCGTCGACAATGACGCTAACCTCAACCTCCTCCCGCCCCGCACAATTCGCGTCACATCTTTATCAGAGTATTATAAGTTAGTGTAACAATTCTGTAAAAGTGTTGTAACAGTTTTCAACGATCCCACCAATCATTGTTACAATACACGATCTTTCCACCCGTCCACTTTTAGAGTCTTGTCCAAAAATCAAAAATCCCTATTTTTATGAAAAAGTTGATGCTGTTTCAGCAAATCTGATGTTTTGAGCCTCTTCAAAAATGCCGAATTGTGATCAACTTTTTCATAAAAATCGAGATTTTTTATTTTTGGACAACACTTTAAAAGTGAACGAGTGGATAGATCGTGTATTGTTACAGCACTTTTTAAAATTTGGACAAGACACATCGCGTACTGTTACATCAATTTAAGAGTTTTGTTACAATACACGATGTATTATTATTACTCATTATGACGTCATTAAAGCGGTAATAATACTTAAATTGGTGTAACAGTTTTCATAAATTGGTGTAACAGTTTTCAAAAAGTGCTGTAACAGTTTTTAACGATCCCATCAATCATTGTAACAATACACGATCAATCCACTCGTTCACTTTTAGAGTTTTGTCCAAAATTCAAAAATCCCCATTTTTATGAAAAAGTTGATCACGATTCAGCAAATCTGATGTTTTGGGCCTCTTCAAAAATGCCGAATCATGATCAACTTTTTCATAAAAATGGAGATTTTCCATTTTTGGACAACACTCTAAAAGTGGACGAGTGGAAAGATCGATTATTGTTACAGCACTTTTAGAAATTTGGACAAGACACATCGCGTACTGTTACACCAATTTTAGAGTTTTGTTACAATACACGATGTATTATTATTATAAATAATATAAACATTAAATTCCAAACAAATATCTGATAATATAAGATAATAACAAGGTTAAGATAATAACAAGGTTAAGATAATAACATACACCTAGCGATAACGCGCACCTAGCGATAACGCGCACCTAGCGACGAGCGCCGCGAACCCTCTGTAGGTGTAATAATAATACATCAAGTACTGTTACTAAAACCGATCGATCCACCAAACACTGTTACAATACACGATCTGTCCACCCGTCCACTTTTAGAGTGTTGTCCAAAAATCAAAAATCCCCATTTTTATGAAAAAGTTGATGTCGTTTCAGCAAATCTGATGTTTTGGGTCTCTTCAAAAATGCCGAATCGTGATCAACTTTTTCATAAAAATGAGGATTTTCCATTTTTGGACAACACTCTAAAAGTGAACGAGTGGATTGATCGTCTATTGTTACAGCACTTTTTGAAATTTGGACAAGACACATCGCGTATTGTTACACCAATTTTAGAGTTTTGTCACAGTTTTCGGCGGAAAGATCGACTATTGTAACAGTACGCGAAGTATTATTATTACGATACGTTTACTTATTATGTAACTAGATGGCGCTGAGGTTGTATTAGTTTTATTATATGTCGATAGAGGGTGCTGTAACAATAAAAAGGTTGTATATGTTTGTATATATTTATTTATTTTCTGTATTGGTTGATATAATGGTTAACATTAAACTTCCTAACACATCCGTTGTAGTTCATGTACCGAATCTTGCCGTAAATGGGAATCTCGCGCCAGGCTCTATCGTGTAGCCCGCATATAGACCACAAACAGCCGACGTAACCGTTGGGATCACGCCCGTCCAAGCTGTACTTATCATTGAGATAAATGGCGTAGTTGAGCGCGGTCTGAGCATCATCAGACCATTCCAAAATTTTCTTGCACCAATACATGCGCATATACTGATGCATCTTACCCTCGCGCACAAGCTGAATTTGAGCCGCGTTCCACAAGAGATCGTGCGTGTCGGCGTTTTCAAACACCTTAAGCGAATAAACGTATTGTCTGCGGTCTTTTTCGTGCGCTTTAAGAGTAATCAGCGCCCAGTTAGGTGCGCTAGCCTCGATAGAGTCATACCTCTTGGTGTAAAAGCAAAAATTGTCAGCCAGTTCTCTGCGAATAAAGCACTCGTCAACAAAAGTGTCAATGTTATCACCTTTCACGTTGGTTAAAGACTTGACATGTAGAATGACTCGCTGTGCAGATATCTGGCCAAAATGTAACCACGGAGATAGATTGCTGCATACGGCTTCGGTGGGTTTATTTCTGAGCTCGTGGTACGATTGTATCCTGCACTTGACAAATTTTGTAAAAGTTTTGATCGCGCCATGATAACCGGCTTCGGCCCAAGTCACAGGTTCTACGGAGGTGTCGGCGTTGCGAGACTGCAGCAGTGCGTCCCAGTCGACGTGAGGAAATTTGGCAGTTCCGTACGGATGTACTTTAGCGTCTGGAAATTGAGTCAAATATCTGTTAAGCTTACGAACGGCGATTTTTCTGAATGAATGCGTTGAAGGTGCGCTGAGCTGTCTCCAGCATGGTAGAATGTTGTGCGCGTCCACTTGCGTCAGGCTCATGTGACCAGGTAGGGTCTTCTTCAGATTATGTATCCATTCCATGGGTTTCACGGTAGGGTTAAAGTCGCACACGATGACGTCGACATCGTTTCTGTTGCACCAGTCCAGCAATACCTGGTCACCGGATCCGTCTAGTAAATGAAACGAAACGTTTAAACGCTTACACTCTTGCTGCACAAACTTGAGACCCTCTAAAAGAAAATGAAACTGTCTCATGCCCGCGTTACAAAACCACGTAACAAGGCAAAAACAGACGTGTAAAGGAGCCTGGTTCTGTATGGCGATTTGTTGCGCATACAGAAACGCCCAATTGTCCTCTATGCGACTATCTCTGGACATCCAATACACGACTCCGGTGTATCTGAGTGTCGATGAGGGCGCGTGTATCACTCGAGTTCTGTTAATGTCGACCTTAAGGTCGGAATTGCTTTGGCGTAGTTGCGCGAACGTGGAATCCATGTTTAATCGAAGGATGATATGACTCCCATCGCGATAGCATTATATATAAGTATTTATCTAAAGATAGGACTAATCTGAAGATAACCGTATTATCTTATCAGTATTATGATATTGTCCAAAAGCCATTTGTACTCGATTTTGAGGGAAGTGATCAATTATAAAAAACACAATTTCGATACTGAAGACGTAGTTGCTCACGTGGAGGAAGCGGCTTTTGAAGAACTTTTCGCATATATCTTGAGGTGCGCAGACAAAATATTCATTTTACAGCCAGATTTATACGAATCAATAGCTCCTCACAAAAATCGTATACGCCACTTGTTGAAATTACCCAAAACTCTGCAAGAAGAATATTTGTATTGCGATGCTCGACTTTGTGCCAACCGAAGTGATGTCGTCTAACGAAAGCCTCAACGAAGCGTCAGCAGCGGCATCGGCGCCGGCGTTGCGCAATACGACTGTGGATTTGGAACGTTTTAGTAACGGCGTCGAGTTGGCGGAATTGCTCGAGTCCAATTTATTGCTGCCATTGTTCAACAACAAGCATGTGGATGTGAAATTAAAAGTGGAACTTGTGCCATTGAAGAAGAATTCGCTCAAGAAAAAGAAACCTTTGCTATATAGCAACAATAAATATATACTGTTTACACAACTGATAAGCCGTCTCAAATTGGAATGGAAGTCTTCGAACAAGATGTGGTCTTTGATGGGTATCAATCCCGAGACGAAGAAGCCGTTTGACGAGAATGGGTACGCGTTGTACTTTATTTTAACGCAAATAGAATCGTACCATAAAAATATTAACGAGTACGATAATGTTGTGCAAAAAGATGAAAACGGTTTGGAGGTGATCAAGAGCGTGAAGAGTGCCGAGAAAACGGATAAAGCCCGCAAAGATGCCGTCGAATATGCTCTACAATTGTTGGTGTCGTGCTATGAGGGTAATGAAGTGCCCGCGCCTGATCCAGACAACGCCAACGCGGTGTCCATCTACAAGCAGTACGAGAATTTCAAGATTTGTATGGATAGATTTAAGATTTTTGTCAGCAATTGTCGATTCGAAGAAGACAATACGGCGGTGGGGGCGTCGGCTCCACTGACACCTCCGTCTCCTCCTCCACGTAAAGCGAAAGGAAAGGTGCAAAAAAATGTTAAAGGAGTTAAAAGTGTTAAAATTAGCGAAGGTATGGTAAGCGATATGTTGGATAAGAGTTTGATTTAATAAATTTACTATTATTGTTGTACATTTGTGTTTTTCTCATTCCACCCTAGATATCTAGCACTTCTAACGTCCACAGTCTCATTTTGCGCTTGTCTAACTTGTTTTCTTTGATAGTCTAATCTCGTAAAAACTACAAGAAGTATGGCTATAATGATAAAAATGGAGACTGTAATAAAAAAATAGATGATGTGTTTTATGAATACAAAATTATCTCTAACCACAGTGTCCAATTGATCAAAAGTGTTCATGGCTGGCTTAATTATAGATAATAGTTGTAAGCGGGAACGTGTACATAGACATCTCTAGTGCCTAGTTCGAAATAGAATTGTTCAGTCGGTGGTAAGAGAGTGTCGTGTTCGAATTTATGTTTATTTACGGTGGGCAGGTTGAAAGGTACCATACCGGCGTTGGTGATGGCCACCGATTGGCCTTCGCAATACACGCGCACATGTTTTTCGCTATGCATCTTGTTCAGTTGTATAAAAACGTCGGGTACTATTTTAAAAGTCAACACGAGCGGATTGAATATGTCCATAAGATTGTGTACAGACGAAATGTCTAAATTGTCTATTCCCAACATTTCGAGAGCGTCCACTATGTAATTGTAACTCTTTCGATTGTAAACTTTGCACGCCGATTTTTTACCACCCCTAAGCAGTCTCCGAGTATTTTCCCAGTTTAATTCTTTCTGTATAATATGTAGTTCGTCACAGTTAAGGTATATGGCGAACTTGGCTTTTTTCGAACGCTGGTTGAGTAGTATCATGTACCGTTTGACGTTTAAAATCTTGACACCCATTGGTGTTTCTTTTTTGAAACAAATAACGTAATTGTCATAGGCAGGATCGAGGGCTTTGGCCATTTCTACACTATCACCGGCGTATTCGCCTCGCAGTATAGTTCTATTGGCGGATTCGGTGGGAAAGAAAGCGTAGTCTATTTGTAGTGGACAATTAAGATCACCTTGTGTATCTAGCACGTTCAGCTGTCCACATTCGAACAGGTTATCGCTCAGCACCACGCTAAACACTTTGGTCACACCTACGCCGGTCACCGTTATCAAACTAATAACGTTCCAATAGACAATAATTCGCGTGGGGGTTTTGTCCGCGTCCGTGTGGTTAACATGTTTTTTCACTTTGATATCAGTATATCCATAGCGCTGAATGGTGTCTTTGTTAATCACTGCTATGTCTTCATAGGAAGGAACGTAGATTGTTAAGTCTGTGACCGACGCGCTTCCGCCAACATCCATTGGTATAGTGGAGATCATGTCGTACGGAAACACGACAAAAGCGTCGGAAATATAAACTTTGATATTGAAAGGGCAAGACATTGTATGTGGGTTTCTTATATTTGACAGTGTATAAATTAAGCAAACTTGTACCGTTTGTCACATATTAAAAATGCAAATCTTTGTGAAAACACTAACCGGAAAAACAATAACGGTCGAATGCGAATCTACTGATAGTGTGAGTTCCATTAAGCAAAAAATTATGGACAAAGAGAGCGTGCCGGTGGATCAGCAGCGCCTGATATTTGCCGGCAAGCAATTGGACGACGAGCGACAATTGGCAGATTACAACATTCAGAAGGAGAGCACGCTTCATCTGGTGCTGCGGCTGAGAGGAGGTTTCGATTGCATATGCACAGAAGAGTATTGTGTTATAGTTTTGGGTACAAAATAAAAAGCGAATATTTAATACAATATTTTTATTTAACCTTTTTCATTTCGTAATAAACATTGTTGAGGTATTTATTTTTGACAATATCATCTTGCACGTATTCGTAGTCATCGGCGTTAATGTCGATGGGATACAGCTTGAACAGGTCGTAGTCTCCAATCATAATGGGTAGATGTTTGAAGGTCTTTACGATGCTGTCGGCTTCGGTAAATTTTTGATCCCACTGCTCCACGTAGTCCAGCGATATGCAGATGTTATGAGTTTTGGCGATGTGTTCAAACGTTTTCTTGGCCAATAACATTTTATCCATGACATCGGTATGGCTGATGAGTAAATATTTGTCCCGCGTACCAAACGTAGGCGAAACGTAGGTGTAATCTTTGCTCGACAAGTGTTCCATGATGTTGGTCGCGCGACTATATGTGAATGTATCTAGGCTCGAGAGTATATATACACCGACGCGTTATCTAATCTTCAATGAGTGGACAGTAACGTAATCCGATAAACTATCAGGGATAAACTTGTACTGATAAGCTATCAACAATTTTTCTTGTCCTCTGTTCAGTTTCAAAAAGTACAGCACCAGGACACAACATATAGTGAGCGCGATCATTAAATACCACATAATAATATGGAAACTGTAGATGTAAAAGAGTTTACTAAACAATTGATAGCGGATAGGTGTAGCTCCTTGATCGAAAACGAACGTATGCTACCCGACAACGTGCTCGCGATAATCAAAAAGGCGCACCAAGACTACAAAGAATCACCCAACGATCGCAACTTTAACAATATTAAAGAGTTAATTTCGCAGACAAAATATGTAGAAGAGAGTGTCGAATACAAGGATTTCAATAGGAGAATAGTCTTGATAGCTTTCAAGCTTATAATGAACAAGAGTAAAGATTTATTTCCTAACTATAAACCGTTTCTAGAGACGGCCGTGAAACGATTGGAAAAAATAAATCCCGACATGAAGTCTTCGGCCAAGGCGATGCTACAGCACTACCACCAGTGCATGGAGGAGATGGAACATCCTAAACCCGACGATCATTATATGGTGTCCTTTGCTAAAGAGATTGTCACCAAAATATTCTACGATGCCGTGGCGGACATGACAAATGTGGCGGGAAGCGCCGTGACTCTCGAGACTACGAAGAACATGGTGCTAAAAAAGGCCATCGGTGATCAGGGTGTAAAGCGTCGACTGGTGACTGTAGATGATTTGAACAGTAAACGTCAAAAAACATCAGCGGTGTCGGTGTTCACAGTCACGCCCACGATTACATTTTGACAATATACTCTTCCTCATCTTCATCGGTCATACTTTCCAGCACCTCTTCGTTAATTTCCACAGGTTCGATGTTTGCTATGTTAGTTAATGCAGGCAAATCTGGTATTGGAGTTTCACACGAATCTTTAATACTGGCTACGTATTTTTCAACTTCATCGATATACTTTGTATACCGCTGAACGCTATTCATATATTTGTAGTATGTTCTAATCGTGTTATTGTAAGAATCACGCAAGCGTGCAATTTGGTGTATGCTGGGTTTTGTGCCGGGCTCAATTGTTTCAAAGTTTTCCATAGTGGGCCGAGGTAGATTAGCGACTGTTGATATTAAAACTGGAAAGTCTGCTGTCCGCGCCTGACTACAAAATGTGAGCAAACTTTCTAGATAGATTTTTAATGCTCTAGCATGTTTGTCGTATTCGACTACATTTTTCCTCAGCGATTTGTTGTATTTGAAAAAGTCTCTATATTCTGTAATTAGCTTGTTGTAATCTTTAGAACTCATTGCGGTAATTTTTGTGTATTTTTTCTTTACAGACTGTTCCATTAAATATTCTGGTAGCGGAGAGTCTGCACCTCTTTTTTTTGTCGTCGGACCTAATGTTGTCAATGCTACTCTGCGAGGAGTATTAGTTCTCGTAGTAGCAGCGCCTGTACTAGTGGAAGGTTTAGGAGGTGATGGTGGAAGTGGTGACGGAGGTGGTGATGGAGACGGTGACGGAGTAATAACGTACCTAGACCGTGCAGGTGTTCGAGGTGGTGAGCTTATTTGTGCAGGTTGTGTCGTCATGCTATTTGTAATGTTGTCAAATAACTGTAGGATTCTATTTTTCATGTCTGAATAGTCGGTCACCAACGTCAGCGATGGTATTTGGTTTTGTAGATCGTTAATGTTGATTGTATACATGCTTTTGTCCGACATGTTAGTGAAAAATAGGAGTCTATAGAAAGATGATAGCAGCTGTACACATAGGTCTGTGAATTCAGCAATAATACTGTTGTAGTTGGACCGGACTGTATCTAAAAGTCTGTGTAAATCTTGACTGGCGGCAATGGTCTGCTCGGTGACTTGTTTAATGAGTTGTTCGGTGATGATTCCTCGTGTCGATACGGTATTGATCAGATCTACGTTAGCGTCGACGACTTCTAAAGAATTGATTAAAGCACGTTTTATAGACGGATACAATGGGTTAGATTCGAACAGCGTTGCGTATGTGTTTTCGCATTCTTTCTGTAATGTGTTTTGAAGCAGGTTTATTTGGCCTACCAGATATTGCTTGTTCTCTTCATAGTTTTGCAACTCTAATTTATAACTATCCATACTGGTCGTGTGAAGAGTTCTCTGTAATTCTACTTCTCTTGTACAGTCTGCTATTTCGGCCTCTAAATCTTTAGTTCGAGCCTCTAATGCTTTATAACGATCATCGATCTTGTCTTGTCCGCTTCTTTCACGCCTTTTAATTTCCGACTGAGCGTCTATCAAAAAGTCTATAAAGCTACGTAAAAACTTGTCAAATTCGGGATACTCACTGTTGGCTAAATCGGTAAGTCTATCAAAAGTCGTGTCGTTATTTTTAGACCAATCTATATCTTTTGCAATCTCTTTAAAATTAGTCAAAACTTGTTCGACGTGTGTACTATATTTTGTGTACGCGGATATTGATTTTTGACGCTCATCGAAGCTTGATCTATACTTGGCAATTTCTTCGTCACATTTCTTTGACAGTTTACTTTTGTATTCTTCCAAATTCAATGCATATTCGGCGCTCTGGTCTGTGATTTTGTTGTTAAGCTCTGTAATTTTAATATTTTTCGAGTCCACATCGGCTTTGCACGCGGCAAGATCCGTCTTAGTTTTGTCTCGATCGGTCTTTATTAATTCTAATTCTTTTTGAACACTCGCCAACGATTGTTTAGCCTTATTTTGCTCGGAAACTGTTTTCTTGCATTTATCAAGTTCTTTTTTTAACGTTTCAATAGTTACAATCAACTTCTCTTTCTCCTTAGCTAGCTCTTTATTATTCAATTTGTACGTGTCCGTCTCAATCATTTCGACATCATTATCGGTGGCCGATGTGCTAGGTCCCAGTCCATAATTTCTTGATATCATCTGCGCTTCCCACATGACAGGCGCCGCTCTAACATCATATTCTACCAGCGCCCTAGCGATTTGTCTAATGTAGTCTCTAACACTATCAATATTGTTATAATCGGGCTTTTGTTGCAATAACGTAGCCAGTTGAGCAGGCACGGGACCTATAGGAGGAAATTTGCTGACATTGAATAGGGACGATTCGTCTCCCACAAAATTTCTGTACTCCTTGTGTATTGTGGTTTTAGTCTCACCGCCCGCTTCCAATTTTACGGTGACCTCGTGCATTCTTCGCAACAAATCCACCAACAGCGATTCAGAGTCCATGCATTCTGCTACTTGTCGAGGGTGGTCGCTGTAGACTATTAACAGGTTGCGTAGCCTTTTATCGCGTTCTATGCAATCGTTACGTTCACTGATCCAATTTACCACAGACCGCTTCATGAGTCTTATAAGAGTAATGGAAAACTTTTTGACAAATATTCACGACTCTTTTGACACCTGGCTGAGATCGGAGTGGGCCGGAGTGACGGACGCCAAGCAGGTTTCGATCTTACACGATTTAGACGATGTGGTGTTTAATTTTTTTGAGGCTAGAGTGAAAAAATGGCGCAAATTGGACCAAATCAATAGAGTGTACGACGAAGCTTTAATGCTGGTTGATGTCTCGCCAAACGATTCTCGTTCTAGTGTCGTTCCACAGACGGTAAGTGGGCTCGCGGATACCATTACCGCTCATAGGTACAACGCCTTCTAAGACAAATTCATAAGCAAAATCCGTGTTACTGTTGAAAATATCCGGAGGGCACAATAGAATGTCTGTTCTAAAATCGGCCACGGGTGTGTCGAGAGCTAAACAGTCTATACGAAAAGTGCAGTATTTGTCGTTAATGTACAATCTATCGACAACGCTGGCGCATTTGCTACTTTTGTCTCTATAATCAATGTTTGCCACTCGCGTCTCGTTCACGTCACCACAATCACACTCGCCCTTTTCGAAATTCGGTATAACGGAGCGGTGCACGTAGTTGACGTTGGTGCACACGTTCGGTAAACACTCGATGGGGTTTAGGGGATTGTTGAACATGAGGTTATGTTTCATATCCAGACCGTTGCAATAGACTACAAATCTTCTACCGCCTTGCGGTAATTCTTCGTCCCAGCTACGGCGAAAATTGTTGACGGTGGGGTTTACGGGTCGGTTGAGTAACCTATCGTATAGAACGTTTTTGTTAATGTCCGATGGAAGCATCATAGTGCTGTGCTGTCTACCGGCGACGGGTACTAAATTATTGTTGCCCGCGTAAAATCTAGGATCTTCGGGTATGCACGTCCAATGATTAATGGAATGTATCAGTACTGATGTTTCACGATTACAATTCCTGGGTATAGAGTTTGTGGTGCAATATCCGCCCTCTCTCAATCGTATTCCGTTAACTATAAAGTTATCGAAGGAGCTGACGTAGAAATAGGCCGCTCTGTTGTCATCGCACACCGCTACACAATTGTACTGGGGCACATCTTCGCTAGTGACACGTGTGGGTGTAGTGAAACAATGTCCTCCGTACGAAGCTTCGAGGGTGTCAAAACTAGCGTTAAACGTTATACGTGGTAGCGTGTGTAATGGTGCATATCTACGTCTACGCATCGATTCTATGAATACGGGATCGTTCATTAGCAACTGTCTCTCATGGGCTTCGGTTTTAATATCGAAATAGGCACTTTGCATTGGTGAATATAAAAGATAGAGCAGAAACAATAATAAAGCGCACAAAACCCAAAACATGATTCTTATAAGCTGGCAAAGTATTTCCAAATGTACTGATCCATGTACATTACGCTTTCGCCACTATTCCAAGGCTTTTCGGTTCCATAAAAGTTAATTATGTACGGTTGCGATTTGTTAAGACATTTGTAACTACCCGCGTTCCATACGTACAAGTGCGATAGCTGAACAGGGTTAATGTTTAATTTAATCAATGCCATAGCAAACACTACTTCTTCGAACCCGTTATGAAAAGTGTTTGTCTGCTTTAAACTCAAATTGATACAAGTTTTAATCGTGTCTAATAGATATCGAGACGGTGTCAACACCAAAGTGCCCGTGCAGCCTAACAATTTTACATTTTCGAAGCAATATTTCAGTGGAATTCTGTCTCCATGTCTAAATCTTTTATAGTAGTTTTCAAATTCGCTTCTAAAACACATGGCCGGCGTTTCCATGTCGAAGAGATGGTCTAAATTTTGTACAACCACTTGGTCCGCGTCCAAATATACAATTTTACTATATTGAGTCAAATTAAAACACTGCCATTTGGTAAAAGAGTCGTTGATCCAGCTACCGTACAAGTCGTTTTGTCTTTTGGTCATCATCGAGCCGCATTGGTATGATATGTAATCTACCAATGTCACTTTGTCAAAAACGTTGCGCAATTCTTCGAGTCGACTCACGTCTTTTGTGACCATACACACCAGTTCGGCTCCTCGAATGCAGCATTTAGTGTATCTCAAGCTCTTAGCCAGCGCTACCGCTCCGCATACGTAGTCATCACCTTTCATCACCAAAGTCACGTACGCGAATCGAGCGTTTGCCATGATATAACCAAGGTGATGGCGCGAAATGTTTGCATAAAATGGAGCTTGTACTGATTTTATTATTGGCCGCTTGCGCCAACGCGTTCGACTTGAGCAAAATCACTTTTGAAAATGAACAACAGCGTCTAGAGTTTTTTGAAGTGTGGCGACACATTAACGACACTCCGCGCGATCACAAAACCATTACGTACAGTGTAGATTTGGAAAATGAAGACAGTGTCAAAGTGTTGAAAAAATGGCGTGTTAAACCTTCTTCTTGTGCGGACATGACGAGACGCAAACGATTCTACATCGATAAAAGCGTGGCGTGGGATCATAACAATATCACGTGGAGTTTGTTCACCGACTCTCTGCCTATGGCTAGGAATATCGTATCACAGGAACTGAACGACGCCTTTATGGTGTGGCAAAAGGGAACGACTTGGACCAACAAGACTATAGTTTATTTCACGCAATTGCACGATAATTCAGCCGAAGCCAACATACAGCTGGCTTTTAAGAGAGGCGACCACGGAGATGGTAATTCTTTTGACGGTCCCGGAGGAATTTTGGCACACGCGTTCTTTCCTCCCAACGGACAGCTGCATTTTGACGCGGACGAACGCTGGACCACTAGTGGTTATGAAAAAAACGACGGCGTAGACTTGTTTTTAGTAGCCGCGCACGAAATTGGACACACACTCGGCTTGATGCACAGCAGCGTCAAAGAGGCTCTGATGTACGCCCTGTATCAAGATACGCCCAATTTGAGCACCGATGACGTCAACGGTCTAGAACAGTTGTACGTGTTCAACGATCAGCTGTCTACTACAACGACAACTTTGACTCCAACAACCCTTTTACCGGATTGGGTGTTTGAAGTGTCTCAAAGTGTGTCTCGCAAATGCGCATCCACCATGATGACTTTGTTTAGTTTTCACGACGCGATTCACGTCAACGTCAACGAATACGTGTGGAAATATAATAGCGACGAGTCCGAGGTGTTACTTAGCGAAATATGGCCTCAATTGTGCACAATGGACGCCATGACCGAATTGAATGAAAACTCCACTCTGCTCATTAAAGACAATGTGTGGTACGAAATAAACAGTCATAACGGAGTATCGCATGTAGGTATAATGGATGATGAATTAAAAAGTGTTTTTGTAGAGACCACCACTTTTCCGTATCAATTCTTTGGTATAAGACGCGACGACACTTTTGCTAGATATTACATTTCCAACAAAACCATAGTGCCCAATAGCTACGGTCGAGTGTCTGATAAATTTTTGAACGTGGGTAATAGCGTCGACTCTTTTGCACGCTCAGGATCAGGGTTCGTAGCAGGCGTCGGTAAAGGGTTTTGGTCTATGGATATACTGTACGAAAATTCTAGAATGGGTAACGTGTATAAGACCACGTCTAGCATCGCAAAGGTTTTTGACGAGTGTTAGGGTATAAAAGGCGCGGTAGTGGTGAGGACTTTTCATAAATAGTGACCGTGCGCAATGGCTAACAATACTAATAGTGAGTGTGAAAAGAATAACAAAATCTTGCAATTGGCCATTGACAATTTAATTTTGCAAAATAAAGCTGACTCAGCGCTTATCGATAAACTTAAACGCGAAATCGAATTACGCGATAACGATAAAAAAATATGGGAAAAACAGTACAACGACGTTATCATTAGTCTGGTGGAACAGATAAAGACTATAAATGCAGAGTCTGAAAAGATTCAAAGTCAAATTTTGCAAGAGCGTGAAGAGTTTAGTCGCTATAAGAATAGTCTTCAGCAAGAATTAAGTGTTAATAAAGTGATTAAAAAAAGAAGTGCGCAATTGAAAAAGTTGAAAAGAGTGTTACGCGATAGCAACGCGGTGTTGGAAGATTTATTGTACAAGAGTCAGCATGTCCTACACGATGTATGTTAACTTTTGCTTCAACGATCGTGACAATATTATAGAATTTGACTATTGCGATGGAAAATTTAGATGTGCCACTTCGGACCTCGACGCCATGTTTCACTTGCATCTATTTCAAAATGAGTTTTCTAATTTTGTTCGCGACATGATACCATTGGATCAAGCTGTAGAATTTTTGAAGACATCTACGATAGAAGACAAACAACGATTGATTGACGCCCTGCAAGAATTGTCTCTGAAGATTATTATACATTTTGCCCACCTACAAAACGCAGCAAAGCCGGTACGAGTGTATAACGATACAATCAAAGTGGGAATTTTGTGCTATTCCCTAGACGATCTAAAATACAAGATAAGCACTAGATTTGGCATGGATAAGAAAGATATCGTAGTATGTTTGGATGACGGAACGCTGATAGAGACGGAGGACTATTTTAAAACCGTCGCCGACCACCAGCTCATAACATTCTACCAACTACCGTCCATGTACGAGATCGATTCAGTGCTTGAATTTTCAAAAGATTTGTGCTACCAGCAGTTATGAGTCAAGTGGTCTTGTGTTCATACAAACCCTTTGCAGCAGTAAAATTTGTGAAGCACGCCGTGAAAATTGTTCACGTTTCCGAAGACTGCGTTTACTTGTACCGAGGTATTCCTCAAGGCACGCCTGATGAAAAATTGATCGATTGTGTATACGATTTTAGCGATAGTAGAGCAAAGTATTTATTGATTGAATTATTAGTGAGAATATTCGATATTAATATTGTCGACGAATTAATCGAAAAGGAGACGATGAGAGTTGTGAATGTGAAACATCCAATTGTATTAGAAAATAAGAAATTTATTGAGTAATAAAAAATATAAAATTTACATTTGTTTGTTTTATTCATGTATGACAAACAGCTTTTGTTGCAATTCCATTGTTAACAAATGTCTATTGATACACTTACAGCCGTCCACTAAGAGGTAATATAGCGAGTCCAAAACGTTTGCGTCCGCCGTGGATAAATATTGATCAATTTTAAAGTGCAAAACTTGAATAAGAGGCTTGAGTTTTTTGACTTGTTGTTTATCCAATTGGGTGGCCAGCTGCAGAAAAATGTCTTTTTGACGCAGCACTCTATCCATTTTTGCTCACCGCATAATCAACTTCTTTAATACACTTGGAATCGTTGTTATAAAACATTTTTAACGCTTGATATACACATGCGCTCTTATCGCATTTATCACACATGAGGCTCTTGATAATTTTATAGGTAAACTTGAGTCTATTACCAAAGCGGTTGGTGCGTGGTCTCTGGCATAACAGTTCAAAATCTTGTCTAGTGTTGACGCCTTGTTTGTCTCCTTGATAAAACATTTCTCTATATCTTGTAATAACGTCATTTCGATTTGTGACTCCGGCAAAGCACGTGTTTTTTGCCTTTCGCTGAACATTATTTTTGTTCTGCAACGCTTCCACTTCATCAAAGGTGGGGCATAGCGCGATCATTCGTTGTAAATTTCGTCCCATCGCAATGAAATGCGTACCTCCCGGCGCAAACACTGTATAGCAGTCGAGCACGTGTGACCAATCTCTAAGAAACACGTTCACCATGTAAACGGTATCAGGCTCGATGCGCTCAGTTCCATTGTAAACCTTCATGATAATCGAACGGGTTTAACGTCATAGACTTGGTCACTGGTCCGATCTCTGGCCGCAACTGATGCTCGAAGCGAATACTAGCCATAGATGAATATATGTTATCTAATCTATATGTCTTATCATGGTTACGTAACGCGTAATCTAAAGCCTCCACGTGATAAGGGTCGGGTGCTATGTCTCTCAATATACTCTTAACCTGTTTCATTTCGTATTGCATTCTGTCGTACTGTGTCTGTAGCTGAGCGTATTTGTCTTCGAGAGCGTAATACTTGTTGTTAAACTCTTTGATGATAGCGTTAAGCGTGTTGTAATCTTGGTGATAATGCATAGCTTATCGTTATCTGATAGATAACCGTGTATTATATAAAGATTGCGCGCTGCTGGATCATTATACGCGAACGAGCCGCTAGTCATGGAGCATCAACATGCAGTTAACTACAGGAATCCTGTAGAGATTGAATCGGACGAGGAGGAAGTGGTGCAGCGAGAGCCACAATTGAACAGAGTTGACGACGATGATAATTTTTCTGATGGCGAAGATTTTGACGAAGACTTTGATGATGATTACGAGACGGATTCGGCGGTCGACACTGATGACAATTCCTATAACGGGGAAATAGAGATGGAGAGCGAGGAGGAGGGGAATGTACGAATCGTGAATGTGAACGTGTATGGCGTATCGAGCGAAGTTAACAAATTGATGGAGCTCAAGGCTAAATTGCTGGAAGATGTCGAGCGGATTATGTTTGTGAAAACTAGAAAATTGCAGGCTTACAATTTGCGCTTGATGAAGATGACCGAAGATACGTATGCGATGAAGCGTAAATATAAAAGTTTGTTAAATAAAGTGACTAAGTTGCAAGAGACTGAGAAGAAATTATTACGGAAAGCATCAAAACGCAATCAGAAACGTAAAATGGATTATGATGATGATAACGATTATAACAAACGTGTTTGTTTTATGTAATAAAAACTATAAATTTACCATATTTTGCATTTTATTGTTCGTCACTAAAAATTCTATCTCCACAATCTACAACAAATTCTTGTGGTAAACAAGTCTGTGTTCAAAATATCATAAGCTGTTTTGGTGCTACAGGCTCGGAACTTCAGGATTAGGCTCATTGTTTTTATCGTTACAAGCATACGCTGTGACAATCTCTTAAATCTGGGTGCGGTAAATCAAATTTGTATGTCGTTATCACTAAAAATTCTATCTCCGCAATCTACAAATTCTCGTGGTGAACACCGTTTTAATTCAACATCATAAGCAAGTGCTAAACCACAAAAAAAACGTAAAACGCTACCGCCGCTGCATAAATAAAATACATCACAGTAAATTAGACTTGGCACGTTTCCAAAATAATTATCTGGACAATAAAAATCAGGAGAAATTGTATCATTATCGGATGTGTAATCGTCGTCTTTGTTCATATCATTACAAATGTATAGTATGATAATTATACAAATTGTTACAAAAAATAAAGTTAGAATCGCTATTATTCTATTCTTCATAATCTCTATCTTACTTGATCTTAAGTAAATCTCCTTTATATCAGGTCTAAGAAATTTATACAGTTGCTCTAAATTTGGCAAATTACATCTTGAGCCGAAATACACATACCGTCTTCCGCGCTAAATAATAATCCATCTCCACATCTCATAACTTGACCCGGTAAATCTGGAGAAATGCATATAACAAATCTGTCGCAATAATATGGATGTGGATGATTTCCGATTTGTTTATCTGCACAAAAAAAGGTCGGATCGAACGGATCAGATGGTGGTGGTGGTGGTGGTAGTGGGGGTGGTGGTGGTAATATTATCAAAACAATTATTAAAAAGAGTGCTATTAAAAGTACAACTTTCATAATTTTGACTTACATTTACACGTTATATACGCGTTTGTAGAGTTGCACAAGATTGTTGGGTATACATACCGGTATAGGTCTAGAATATGGTCCGCTAACATAGGTGAGACGTGTAGAATCATTGTTGCAAACGCAATCATCTACCGAGAACATGCTTTCTTCCAAGTCTATATGCATGTTTCCGTTTTCGCAGATGTACGGTCTCAATTGAGCCTGGTCATCGATCACATCCCTATATAAACTTAGACATAAGTTTTGAACCACCAGAGTGTCGAGAGCATTAATCACTGTAATCATTCCCCGTTTTACGTCACAATCTTCTAAAACTTGTGGCGGAACGCTGCTCACGTTGAAGCCGCAGAAACCATCGTTACACGACATGAACAGGCCTTTACTACAATTGTCGAGGCATTGTACATCTGTGACGCAAGGAATCTGTACACTCTCGCAGTCATAAATATTGTCTCTTTCAAATTGCAAATGCAATCTACCTCTGTCTTGAGCCGGGACGTATTCCGTGTAAAATAACAGCCCCGCTATTATAAAAATAAAAATGAGCCAAAATATCAACCAGAGCTCCATTCTTATAAGGAGTGCTAAAATGGAAGCGGTGCTGTTACGTACCACTTTTAATGACATACTCAACTTTGAATGGCCCATCATAATGGAGTGTCAAAGTTTAAATTTGTGGTACAGCATCAAGGGTCTAGTGGAAGCTTTTAGTGTAATTATACCGTCGTCAAAGTTTTTGAAAAATGTCAAAGATTTCAGTTTTAAGGAAGAAAACAATAATTTGGATGATGATTTTGTAGATTTAAAGAGATTGGAAGAGTTTAGACTGGAAGATTTGAACATATCCACTATTTTAGATCAATTCTTGTACGACCACTTACCGAGTTATATGTACGAGCACATGAACGAGTTGAAACTTATTACCATATTTGACGTGCCAGACTTGTATACGTTGCTGTCGCGTCATGAAAAAATTAACAAGTACTGGTTATTTAGATACAAGATTGTCACCGTTAAATTCAAGCAAAACGACAAAGATGGGGTAAAAAATGCATTTATTGACTTGGACGAAACTCAGACAAAATTATGTAACAGCTTATGTGATAACTTAGAATTACAGTTTACAAATCTAGACAAACATGAAAAAATTAAACTTAAAACAGTCACATCATTCACGTCACTCATAAAAGGTAGCGTTGGTATACTAGAACACTTGCTCGAATGGAACTAAGAGCGCTTTACACGTTTGCATGTACAATACTTGGTTATTTGTCGCACAGTGTCCACCCATCGCTCTTCACATTCATCCATTTCTTTAGTTTTCTCTTCTAGCTTGCGTTTGTAATAGTTGACACACTCTAAAGCCTTGTTGTATTTTTCTTTAAAAACGACAATATCTTTTTGGCGCTTTTTATTCGCTTCGTCGAGCTCTTGCTGAAGCTCGGCAATTTTGGGGTTTAAAATTTGATCTTCATCCACATCCACAGCCTCTTCGGACGCATCGTTTTCTTCGTCTAATTCATCACGCTTAGCCAGCTCGCTGCGGAGATTTTCTAATTCTGCTGCAATCTCGTCACGCTCATTCTCTATCCGTTTACGCCTCAAATGTTCTGAAGATAAACGCTGAGACAAAGTTGTCTTTTTTTTGTTTAATTTTTTCACTATTCTCTTTAATTCGTTTACATCGTTGGGCGTATCGTCGTCAGACTCGGATTCGGGCTCAGGTTCTACTCTTTTACTATTTTTAGATCTTTTAATTATCTGTTCGGGAAGCTGTGTTGTTACTTCTTCATCATGTCGCTCCTCATCCTGACCCTCAACCTCATGCTGCTCCTCATCCACCACTTCAGCGACGACCTCATCTTGTACCACAGCGACGACCTCATCTTGTACCACTTCATCGGCAACCTCATTATGTTGTATTACTACTTCTTCTTGTTCGACTTGATGATCAAAAGTTTCGCTGGACATGATGATGGCTGCTGCCTCTGCTTCTTCTTCGGCGGTTAAGAAAAACTAAAACAAAAAATAACCGTGAGTACAAAAATAGAGACGATGACAAGTAAATAATGATGGATATATAAAAAAAACAACACATACCATGATAGACGGACACAAACACAGACACACAAGATACGTACCGTGGTTAATCGTATTATGATGTCGACCCTAAAACACGCTCCTTGATATAGTCTGGCGGCAGCAGATAAGAGGCTTAACGTATACGATAACAGCGCTGATAAGAATAAAAATTATGACGTAAGAGATAATTTTTATATCTACAGTGTAATCTGAGATAAGGTGCAGATACCAATTAGAATTACTGTTATCATCCTCTATGACCTTGATTTCTTTATCATTAGAGGTGATAATATTTTGTAAAGAGGTCTTTACACTTGACAAGGTGTCAAAATCGAGATTTTTGATTAAAATGGCGTTATTCGTTTCCGGTAAATAGAATGGAGTAAAGTTGAATGAGACTATAATTTTTGGCACTCGTTCATCATCATTAGAAGAGTGTCTAGTGATTAATATCGACTTTCCAGTTTTAACTTTACAGTATTGTTTTAGAGTGACTACGCCTGTGCCGTTAATTAGCACGCTCTTGTCATACATACCGTTGCCGCAATTTAATTTTAAGGCGGTGGGCTTCTGTACCATATACAGCCATCGGTTGTACTGGTTGAGATTTTGAAAAATTTCAGAATAAAATTTACCCGCCCTCACGTCGCAGTTCGATACGGTATTATTAAAAAATAGCTTCACGTCACAATCTGTGGTTTTTTTGATCAGATCAATCTTGAAGGAGCCGTAGCACACGGTATATTCTTGTATCTGCTTACATGCCGAAATGTCGTTCAGTCTAACGAACGTTTTATTAGTCGCGTCATCAAAAGCTACATACTCACTGCGTGGTGTGAGAAATTTACATACGTGATCCTTATTACAGTTTGGTATAGATAAAATTTTGTACAGCTCAAATTTAGTTTTGTATATCCTGGGCGATTGCACAACAAACATTATTTCATTTTCATTGACTAAAAACACGTGACATTGAACAAGGGACATGATATAGTGCATATTACTAGACTTGGGTTCTATCACCCATTCAGTTTCGCCATCATCAAAATTATCACTAACACCCTTCATCTCTAGCAATATTAAATCCGGATGAACTATGAAAGGAGACGCTTGTTTATCGTTGAGCGCCATGTAAATACCCTCTATTATTTTGTTATAATTAAACTCTACCTCTTCGAGATTGTCGTGGATATAATCCAATCTCCTCTGTATATGATAACAACTCACCGGTTCCATCTCGCTCACTTTATGTCTAATACTATCCATACTCTCGGCCAATTTTAACGTTTGCGTGGCTATACTTTTCACTCTAATTTTAGTACTATTATCACTCTTGACCAATTCGTACAAGACTTGTGCATCATAATCGTCCATTACTCCAAACAAATATTTATCGAAGCGACCTACAAAGTTAAAAGCGCCATTAAAAAGATTGCGTTTAACTCTAACTTTACTATTAATCCGTTTGTGTATTAGCAAAAAGCCTATACTGTCATGTGTTTGATATAAATTGGGAATTTTGGTAGTGAGATAATAGTTTAAGCGTCTATCATAGCCATATTCTTTACATGTATCATCTATTGTTAGATTGGCATTAAGCAGAAGATACATATCATCTATTCTTTCTTTTAACACTGTAAAATTAACATTGAGCACAAAGTTCCAAGTGTTGACTGCGTAAATAAGTTTATTATTGTATTCATAATGCAAGCCTCCGGGCGATACGAACGTATCCACTTCCACATACTCGGCGCGGGATAAAGCAAAAAATATAATCAAGAGTGTAATAAACATTTTATTTGTGAAATAGTAATACAAACATTTATAAGTCGAGAGAAGATGCATCCTGCGTCACCGTTGTTGTCTCTGTCGTATCCGCCGGGTTGCTCGTTACAAATATCTTAGCCTCCACAGCTCGTTCCATTACCACTTTATAGTGACTATTAGCGTATTGTACAATGTCATCGATACATTGACAGACTTTGCTATTGTGCACATCCATAAACTTTTTTTGAGTCTTGAGCGTTTTATACAATTCATTTTCAACAGAACTTTTGAGTTCTTTAATGATGTTGGCGCAAGAGTTTTTGTTGACACCATCATTCTTACCGGCATTAATGGATAAAAAGGCAAATAGATCTGGATGATCTTTGTATTTTTTAGAGCAATTGTTAAAAAAGGCAAAGCATGTCTTGGGCTTTTGACCGACATACAAGTGCACATAACAATCTAACACTTCTTTTTTCTTGATCACACTGCGCCGTATGAGTTTGCGCTCATTACACTTCATAGTTAAATCTTTGATCGTTGCTAAAGCAGAGTTATAATTACGACTTGTTATCTGTTTTTTAGCAAACTCTAACGAATCTATCAAATTTTCAATTGTAAACTTGGCATTTTTATTACTGTTTTTAGATTTAGTAGCAACCTCTGATACCTCTTCAATATCGCTCAAAGTTAACTCTTCATCGGACATGATGCTGAAAGTTAAGAAAGGATTTATGTAAATTAAAAGGGTAATAAGAAAGGTGATTGCAAGTTAGTGGTAATAAAAAGTGATTAATAAAGTAAAAGAAATTAAGTAAGTAAAATGGTAAATGTAGGTAATAAGTTAGACATTTTACCTCAGTGCCTTGAAGAATGACTGGTGTGACTGTTCTGACCTACTACTAGTAGTATAATAAATAATTATTGTAACATGCTTGTATATATATGTTGTGTTATCTTATCGTTATCTATCTGTATATGATATGTATGTGTGTTATCTATCTGTATATGTGAGAGATATGTATGTGTGAGAGATATGGTGGTTGAATAAAACAACTTGCATTTTTAACAGATCTTTATTTATCACAAGATTCTAAAGGCGTGTGGTGATTGAAAGAAATTTTTTTATAAACATGTTTATTTTTTTTTAGTTTTTTTATGATACAGAGTAATTATAAAAGTGATATAAAATTAGTCACAATAAAAGTAATAAAAGAAATAATAATAAAGCTTAATTTTAGTCACAATAAAAAAGTATCAAAATGTCAAAAGTATCAAAATTAATAGTACAATAGTAAAATTAGATTAAAGAGATAGTTTAACACTATAACTTTGATATTGCATGTAACAAAAATAAAACGCTATAACTTGTAGTAATGGAGTAATGATGCTGTGATGGTATGTCAAGATTTCATTACTTTGGTACGCTTGTAATTTACGCAGCTAACCTAGGAACGTTCACACCCTAACTCTATACGAATACGACCTAGTATCGTATCCGCACATTTCCTGCATGTACACAGGCCCTAACAATTACAAGCGTTGCAAAGTAATTACTCACTCGAATCGGTTGATGATGGTGACGACGATGTGTGATTAAAGTGAAAAAAGTTATAGCAAGAACAAAAGAATAAGAAAGTTAAGTTATAGTGTTAAACTAGTATAAAAATTGGATAAAAAAAATAGAAAAATTACACAAAATTAAAGTTCATAGCATTGAGCTTTTCAGTAATAAAAGTTTGTACAGAATTAAGTTTATCTTGACTAACGTTACGAATGGTTAAAGTTTTGTTAGACTTTTTAACAAAATAGAACTGGTTAGTGATCATCTTGCAAAGTTCTGGCCATACTTTATTAAAGTTAGTACCGTCCTGAATAATCATTGGATCGATAAAGCTATTGTTAACTTTACGCAGCTTTGAACGCAAATAAGACAAATTGCCAGTAACGCAATTGATCACATCTTTGTCTTTGAAATAGAAAGCAATACTCTTACATTTAGATGTAGAACCAACTCGACGGCTTCGCTTGGCTGCTCTGTATACTGGTAGCGGATCGATGACACCCTCATCATCAGAAGAGTCAGAGTCATCGTCGGCGGCGGAGCGTTTGCGTAATGACGAAGACGATGATGCTGGCGTAGCTGGTCTGGGTGTTGGCGGAGGGTCGATTTGATTAGTAATGATACTTAGCTGCTTTTCGATATCATCAATGTGCGGGCGAGGCGTAAAGTTTCTGTCGCAAGGAGTAGACGGCATAGGCGTAGGAGTCACATCCTCGAACCTCAGCGGAGACACATGCGGAGGCGATGCCATAGGTCTAGGCGTCGGCGGCAGGCTATGAGCCGGCGTCACAATGGGAGCGTATTGGGGTGTCTGTATGGGACCCCTGGGTGTCGGTATCGAATCATATTGAGGCGTATGCATCGGAGTAGGAGTTGCGGGAGCAGGAGTGTATCTGACACGTTTAGGGCTATCTTCGTAATCGGTATACCTTCTACGCTTGATAGACTGCGGGCGCGGAGATGGAGATGCGCACTCGATGCTAGCCAAGCGTTGTTTGCGGCGCTGCGTAAACTTTTCGTACTCCTCCGGGTTGGTTCTGTACAGCTCGTAGGCCTTGGTGCGTTCATCGGTGTAGTCTTTGTAGGCACTGGTAAGATGCTCTCGCTCCTGCTCCTCGTCGATAAATCTCTCGGACTCATCTAAAACATCACCATTGCTACTCACAATATTATTGCTCCTCGCCAGCACCATAAGATACTTGAGTATTTCGGTGGTCTTGTCGCGATGCCCCTGATGCATGGAGATGAAGCACATGTTGAGCTGGTACAAGAAATACTTCTTGGGCTCGACGCTCTGGTCAGGCTTACGCAGCACTGGCACAGAGGTGAGGGTCTGGTAGAAGTTGTCGAGCAGATCCATGTCGTACAAATGCAATTGAATATTGATGTCGATCCCACGCCGACTGTCAATATATACTAGACCGATATCTCTTAAGCCCTGATAAAAACCTAAAGATTAGATGTACTAATTTCGATTCGAAAAAAACAAGGTGATTAAGATAAGCCCGCCTGCGTCGTAGATAATGCGATATGCAGACAATTATTTTAAAATTAGTCCGCGATGTTTACAGGCGATAAGCAGGTTGCAGTAAAAGATAAAATTTTCGATAAGAAAAAAATGCGTACGTGACTGATAAGGGCTGAGGCGTACGTGACTGATAAGAAATGAGCGCGTGACTGATAAGAGATTCGGCAGTCATGTGACAGATTGCTCAAGGCTGCGAGATAAGGGTTGGTATATATACCGATAATTCTTTAACTTGAATCAGTCTTCTCTGACAGCTGTACAAGTAACGGTAAGTCTCTCTTTCTACATCTATTACTCTCTTGTTTATTTCTTGTTTTGATTTATTGTATGTGTTTGTGTAGATGGGTTCCGTTCAAGTTACCGTCCAAGCCGCCGGCGCTGCTGAAGCAGATCACGCCGCTCCCGCTCTCACTGAAATAGACGAGGTTATTATTTTAATATTAGTATGTCGTACAGCATGATGTTAATATAGCCTAATATTATTTTTACTTGTTTTAGATTGTGCGTTATATAAAAATGGACACTGGTAGTCAAGTGCGTTATACTGAAGCTCTGACCAACAATTTCTCCATCAAAAGATTGACGCTGCTGATGAGCATGCAGAAGATCGACGACATCATCTCTAGTTTAAAAGTGAGCAAAATGTTATATATTATATTTTATGGATTTATTATTGATACAAACGTCTAATTCTGTATCTTTTTTACAGAAATTGCGTTACTGCATCGACAGCAAGCTGGACATGGACATTGTGCCACCTCCTAAACCTGATCTTACTATTAACGCACCACCACCACCTCCTCCTACTACTACTACTGTTAGATCTAATACTCCTCCTCCCAACACTTCAAACTTTGTACCGGACTCTCCTCCTCATCCTACTCCTACTTCTCAACCACCGCTCATCGATAAAGATGTTGACGTTTTGGATATTACTCCAAAACCACCGCTAGTAGATCTATTACATGATGAAGATGTTGATGTTTTGGATATTACTCCGAAACCACCGCTAGTGGATCTTTGCGGCGATGACGACGACTATATGAGCTCAGGTACTTCTGTTTCCTCAGTATCTTCAATTTCAAGTTCAGAAATTTTTAAAAGTATCAAGCGTGAATTTAAAGATGTTCCTAACTGTTCAGAGTTTCTACACGAGTTTTTAAGCAAGAAAGATATCTCCGGAAAACAAAGTGTTGAATTTTTAGATAAAAAAAAGCGCGAATTTTTAAATAACAATAGAATATATAACGCTCCCGATTCACAGTTTAAAACGATTCCGCTCTACAAGTCTAGTATGAAAGATATGCCCATCAAAATACCTAAAAAGTTTGTGTCTCAAATTCTATTATTATGCACTTATAATCTAATCGACAAAAGTGTAATTATTGTGTTTAAAAACGAAACGAACCTTTATCTTTACGGTGGAGACGAAAAGCATATCAAGAGATTAAAAAAAGACTTTACGAGATCAGAAGATCGTGTAGTAATTTACGAAGTTAAAACCTGTAACCGTCAGCTATTTATTAATCATTTCAAAACGTTATTGAGCGACTACTTTGACAAGTTTATGGCGTTTAGCGGACCGTGTAGATTTCAATCTTCTACAGATTTAAGAGACGTAGTTCAATTTTGCGAGGTTATTAGCTACTATAAACATGTTAAAAAATAATAATTCCCCTGTTCAATCTGTATATAGCCACTACTAATTATATCCTTTGTATATTTCTTGTATATTATAATTTTAATAAACGTTTTGTATTATAACACCTTCTTTTTTTTAATTAATATTAAGATAATTTTACATCAGCATCATGACCTCTCTTCCACTAATATTTTCGACTAGATTAGACGGTACAGATGTGCCTGTGTATTATAGCGGTGTTCAATCGGACAAACCTTATGTAGGAGTTAAAGAATTATTAAACATTTTAGGTCACAGCATGTCTCACGCTGACGAGTTTCCTCGTAGCGAAACAAAGTTGTGGCAAGAACTTGTACCAGGAAATCCTCAGTTTCCACCCAACAAATTGTTTACAACGGAAGTAGGATTTGCTGTATACTACGGTAAGACTAAGCTTCACAATTGGGCCAAGTTCAAAAAAATGTTTGACACCATCGAGTTTAATATTCTCAATCGGAATCTGTGCAACTCCACAAACCCTTTATGCATGATCCCGCCCGGTCACAACTCTGGCTGTGGACCTTGTCCGCCGCCTAACAACAATTGTGATGGACTCGCGCAAATCTTGCAGGCTTTGCAAAATCAAAACGCCACTTTGCAAGCCATCCTCGCCGGCGTTCAGGAATTGCTTAATGGTGGTGGCGGTGGTGGTGGTACTTGTGATTTGACCGAAGTCTTGGCTGATCTACAGTCTCTATTGACTCAGGTGGGACAGATAGCGAGCGACTTAGCCGCTATCGCGGGTCAGCTGACTGCTATCGGTGCTGACGTCACAAGTCTAAGCGCCAGCGTTCAGACTTTAATTGGAGACGTGAACGCTCTTGTCACAACTGTCAATAACCTGACCACTACTGTAAACACCATTAACGCTAACGTGGAGACTATTCTTAATCAATTGGAAGGAGTGGACTCTAATTTGGCCACGTTATTGTCTCAAATCGCCGGTTTAATACAAACCATAAACAGTTTAGTGTCAAGCGTGGCTAATATAGATACTAACCTGTTATCTCTGACGGCGACGGTGAATGCTAACTCCCAAGCTCTCGCTGCTCTCACCGCGGATGTTCAATTAATACTGAGCATTCTACAGCCGCTCGATGGTGTAAACAAAAAAGCCGCGGCCCCCGAGTCGCTGATAGGTGAAATTTACACAAGCCTCAACGATCTCGGGTCAGAGGTTAAGCGTTTGAATGATTTTAACAATGGCTTTAATAAATTATTACAAAATGTGGTCGATAAATAGAATAAGAAACTAATAACAAAATGCAACAATACGCGCAAGACTTTGTAAAAACTTTCGACGGAATCGACGTGTCGTTCGTGTTTAACGATATGGAGCTCTGGGTCGCCGCCGATGACGTATTAAAAATTTTACACTTACCCCACAACGCTCTATCATGTATACCGGAGTGCGAACGTGCTACTTTACAGGACTTATGCCCTTGCTCTGACGGTTGCGCCGTGTACATCACAGCGTTGGCCGTGGGCATATTGACGGCGAAGCTGGTGACCAGAGGATGTATCATAGACAATTCCATCAGTCCCGAGTACCACATACCGCCCAAGGCCGACGCTTTTGCCAATATATTTTTAACAGATGTCATATACGAATTGAGAGAGGAAGGTCTGCTCAAGTGTATATCGTGCAAGGAGACTGAGGTGTTAAATATATTGTTAAATGATACAAGTGTAGTATAAGTTATTTGTTGTTTATTGCAAGAAAAGCACAATCATTGACAGGACATTGTTTGAGAGTTTCGCAAATTTGCTCCGGAGTATAATTACAATTTTCAAACGTTATTAAATCACCGCTAGGCTTAATGGAATCTTTGATTTCTTCGACCACGGTGCGAACGAGTAGCGAGATTTTATTTTTCACATCTACACCAGGCGTATAGCATCTGGCGATAGCGTCATCTTCGTCTTTAAGCTCTAGTTTTTTGAATTGTTCAATGTACGCTTGATCAGAGTGTCTGTTTCTCTTTACCATTTCCACGTCACCTCTGTACTTCTCGCGCAACTCTTGCCCACTCAGTACTTCAATCTCTGTCTTTAGCTTATTTACGTATTGAAACCCGTAAAAGACGTGCGGATAGTTTTCTCGAATCTTCACCCACACCAGCACGGGATTTGCGCATTTCACTTGCAAAAACTTGTTGGAATCCATGTACCATCTGTGACGTTTGCTGGGCACACGTTGCCGCGTGGGGTCTTCTTTGCATCTTTCCAAGACCTTATCGCGTAACTCTACGTTGAGGCGCTGGCCGCGCGTAACTCGAACCCTCCTTTTACCGTTCACCACGCGTTCGTAACACGTCACGTACTCATCCTTTTCGGGCTTATCGCTTAGCGCCGGCACCAACCTCTCTCCGATCCCGTTTAAGCATTCTCTCATACGTTTATTCTCTTGAATATTATCCATAGCCAGCAGCATGCTCACGCCTAGCTGAGTCAAATTCTGATCCATAAACTGTTGTAACTTTAAATTGACTTTGAGCAAGCGTTCTTTATAGTCGGCCAGCTGGTGTTCGTAGTTTAATCTTAAATCACTCAATTCACGCTCGTGACGCAACTGCAGATCGGCCATTTCCATTTGCTTGCGCTGAACTATAGCCTCGTTTTCCATCTTCTCCATTTGCATCTTCATCACTTGATACTGAGCACTCTCATCTTCTTGTTTAATCCACGGCGCCTGCGTACCTTCATTGGTCGCGGCGTGAATAGTATTCATTGCATCGTTTATTTGGGCAGGCGCGTTATCCGTCATGGAGTATTTACCAGTCTTGCAAAGTCTTGTCAGCAATTTAGAAGTGACCCAATCCTTAAACTGCTGAGCCTTGGGCATGCACGATGATTGTATAAGTTCAAATAGTCCGGCTTGATTGATAAACTTTGAATAGGGATGTAGCGATTTAAAGTTATCATTGTTATCTATATTCATCAACTGCTTTTGGTTTTGAGGCGACACAAGTTTTGACACCGCGTTGTGATAATTTGAATAGTTTAACACTTTTGCAAAAGGATTTGCCAAATACCAAACTTCACTATTATTATCGACAATAGACACCACCCTGATGTACTCCTCACCATACTTGTACACGGTTATAGTGGACATTTTCGAATGAAACCAAATTCAATGTGAAAATTTCTTTATATAGGTAGGGCGGTGATCGCCTCGATTTGAGGCGGTTGATAAAATTTAGTGATAAGATAGGAGATTAGTATAAAACTGCACACGCGGCTCTACAAGTTTATAATTTTGCTATAAAAATTAGCAAATATTAAAGGTGAGTACTATTTGCTATCTTCTAGCTTATGTTTATTTTGCCAAAAATAAAGACTTGTGTGTGTTTTTTTTAGATATAAATATGGCCGTTCCTACTCATCCAATGTACGACACCGTCGAGTCGAGGCTGGCGAGTTTTAAAAATTGGACAAAAACTACAGGACCTAAGCCCGAGGAACTAGCAGATGCGGGATTTTATTATGTGGGCGAGGGTGATAAGACTAAATGTTTTCATTGCAACGGCGGATTAAATCATTGGCAAGATGACGATGTGGCGTGGGAACAACACGCGTTTTGGTTTAGTCGCTGCGCCTATGTGTTGCTAATAAAAGGAGAAAGCTATGTTGATCGTGTGATGAATAAAATAAACAATTGATATTATACTACTTTGTTTTATTTAAGATAATATTATGGCTACCATACCGGCAGACTCTAGAGCGTTCATTAAGCCTTTTGAAGGCATAGATGTCACTTGTCTTGTGTCAGACGTGGTCGCTTGGTTCGGCGCAGATGAAATCTGTTCCATCCTATGTCTCAACACGTGTCAAGTGCTCAAAAATCTACCCTATTGCGAAAAAGCTTTGTGGAAAGAAATCGAGCCGTGTGTAGATAGTGAAAAGATATTTATCACTTCACTAGGCGTGAGACTATTGATTGCAAAAAGCCTAGAGGTTGAAGTTAATCCTAGGCGAAGACGGTCTTGTCGTTGCAAACCTAATAGATGCAAATGTAGACGCTCGCCATCACCACCGCGTCGTCGCAGATCATCACAGTGTCGTAGGTCGCCGTCTCCGCGACGCAGGTCACCTTCGCCTAACGAATCTTTATACTATTACAACACATTGTGCGATAGACCGTCTACTCATAACCACCATCATCACCACCATGTCAAATTTGACATTACTCCAAAGCTACACAAGCTGGGCAACGTTTTTATTAACGAAGCCATATATGATCTGAGAGCGTACCATGAGCTCGATGAGATTAATTGTAAAATTAACAGGATCTATGATATACTGACACAACCACCAATAACAACACCAATAACAGTTGTTTAAAAACATTTATTATTGTTATCACATTTTTTCGATACACAATCCGTTTACATCTCGCGTTATCTTGGCGATACGCAACTCCTGTAGCAGATAAGACAGCTCGCTCAGTCTCTCTCGAATAATTAATTTCTTATCTCGACCATAACATTCGATCACACCTTCGTACACTCGAAACGTCACACCCTCTTTTTTGTATTGATAACAGTTGTTGGGCGATTGTAAATAAAAACACATACTCATAAAGTGTCCAATTTTCTTGCAATACACACACGTCACATTTTTGGCCGGACACTTGGATATGTTATGAAACTCTTCACCGCACCGAAAGCACTTTTTGTATACTACACTCTTCATAGTGTATCACACAACACTTGCAAATATACAGGTCGAGTTTTATCAGTAGACTTTTTAGCAATCTCTTTTTTTACAAATGCAATATAATCGAGCTGTACTGTGAGCGGTAACTTGTCAAAGGTCTGCTTAATTCGACCGCTCATGTTACACTGACTGACTGACGACGCCGCCTGTGGCCGGTTTAATAAGCCAAACAATGTCGTTCTTCAGAAATTTAAGACGGACAGATAAGATTTATCCAAACAATAACGCGTTTGTAACTGACTTTTATACATATGTCAACCCGACTATACCTAGCGGATTTAACTTTGGAAATCCGACCACTACTAACATTGGGTCCAATCGCTTTGTACCCTCTTACGACATTAACGGTAATGTGGTCACAAACAGTAATATGAATACAATTTTTAGGAACAACGACGTGAGCGGTCTGCGAAATGTGTTTCCTAACACTAACAATAATCAGATCAACGGACTGGGAGGGTTGCGTCGCGCAGACAATATTCCCGATGCCACCGTGAATTCACTGGAAATGCGTAAAAATTCCGTGCGCAACTCTCATCCAGAAACTGCGACTAGGTCGCGCGAAGGCGTCGAACAGGCGCTCAATAGAAATCCACGTCTATACGATTACTTCAAATCCGCCGTAGGTTTAACAATGGCCGGAGCCTTTATATATTTCACAATAAACGCGGCCGACCTCATAGGAAGCATTGTCAACGCTATGAATAGAACCGGGGGGTCGTGGTTATTATCAGGAAACAACGGGGCCGATAATATGAACAATATTGAAAAATGCGTACTACGCTATCGAAGTTGTGGAGTGGCTCTAGCAGATTATATCGAAGAAGCGTGTTACGATCCGCATGATAACAGCTACCTAGACCCCCTTTTGACCATATCCGAAGCTCAGATAATATGTCAGGGATACAATCAAAACGCAGAAGGGACAGTGTGTCGCGCGTCAAACTCGAACGCCAATCCCGACTCTCCTCAATACTACGACCCTAGCGATCTAGCGGTGAGTCAGGCAATATTTTGCGTGGAACCTTACGATTTGGCCGATCTCATAGCAGACCTGGGTCTCGATGGTCTACTAGGAGAAAACGGTCTACTCACAAACTCTTCGAATAGCTTTAACAAAAGTTCCGGTAGTCTGTCTGAAAATTTAATGACTCTATTGTACGTAATAGGAGCCGTCGTACTTTTGGTTTTTATAGGATATGTGATTATCAAAATGTTAAATAGACCGCAACAACAACAGCCGCCGCCGCCACCGCCTCCTAGAACGTAATGTTGGAATTTATGCACGAAAACTTTGACTGTTGGCACTTTATTGAGGCAAAATTAAAGCAAAAACTAAACATTAGCCTCGACGATAGACAAGTGTTGCGCTATCCGATCAATGCACAGAGCGTAGTGTTTATTCATACACTAATCAATATTCTATCGGAGCTACAACAAGAGTACGACACCACTTTTTGTGTATTCTACAAGCCGTTTGTGTTGTTGCAGATAAAATGTTATCAAATGTGCATCATTATAGAGCAGTTGCTATGCACGACATTAATCGACGACTGGTCGTGGTCAGAGCTAATCAATTGTCCGATAGCTGTGGATCTAGGTTGTTTATGTTTTGATACCGAACCCAACTTTGCCATTTGCACCGACCTGCTATTGAGTGTGATCGATAATATTAAGCGTTTATCGGTTTGTATGTCAAAGAGCAAAGATCGTCTGGATATGCTGGCGAACGCGTGCTCGTTTAAATTTTGTGTCGTGTGCAAAGAAAAGCAGTTAAAGAGCATGCACACCGAGTGCGGTCACGAGTTTTGTCACGAATGCTACATCAAATGTCAGTCCATTAAAAACGAATGCCCGGTGTGTAGGAGTGTTAAAAAGTTTTGCTACACACCTAGTCCTACGCGCAATTTGACAGACAAAATTAAACTCAACCAAACGCATTTTAACATATAAGCTATAACATCATCATGAGTCGTATGAGTAGGGAGGCTATGAAATATATATTTATTTTGAGTTATTTCGATACCGACGAACCGTTCGAGTTCAACGCTCTACCCGAAGTGCAAAATTTTTTCGAAAATCCCACAGATGAACACCACCAGGCGTATCTTGACTATTTGATAGAAATGAAATTGCACGGCGTTCTAGGTGACAAAGTGGGTGCGGACATGTTTAAATACATAAAACCCCAATTTAGATTCGAGTGTAAGCGCGAACCCGAGCTGGATATTATCAAATATGACGATAGAGAGTTCTTCATTAGAAAAAACACTAACGTTTTTGCCACCAACTTATTCGTCAACAACCCTTCCGATCATAAATTGTGGCTGGGAAAAATATTAAAATCGGCTCTAACAAACTTGGACGGAGTAGTTATATCAGAACGCTCAATGATAGTGAACGGCACCGATGGTTACGTATTCGCGGCTCCGTACATGGACTGGCAAGGTATCAGAGTGTGCTCGTATCGAGAGCATAGCTCGTACAGACTGTACATATTGGGTACGGTGGTGTGTTCATACTTTACCGACAACAATATTGGATTACAAGAGACCGGCAATAATGGTGTATTAAAAAACTACCACAAAGGTACACCGCTGGTGCGTAACGATATGAGAGTAATAACCAACAAAGATTTGGTGTCTAACAACTTAAACACCATATTACAAGCCATCAAAGAAGAGTTTAAGTCAAACAACAGGTTTATAAAATTCATTCAGCGCGATTACATTTTTGACGCGGACAATTTTCCGGCGGATCTGTTGGAAGAGCTACAGGTGAACTACATATCACCCACGTCTGTGTACAAGAAAATTTACAATTTCGACTCTGGCGAGCCGGCCGGCGTCGGTCACACCCTAGTCATAGACAGATACGGCGCCAACAAATACAGAAAACTGTTGATAGCCGAAGATGTGATAGGTGATGAAGCGACGAATACTACAAGCGATTCTCGATATATTATGATACCCGATTCTATGGTGCAAATACGTCACACATTGAACGCTGCGTACAAACCGCAAGTCGGTATAATAATCCTGGCCAATCGAATCTGGTTCGGAGCTACGATAGTAGTGGATTTTGTACCAAAAAGAGATTTGCAAACTTTTGTAAAAACCAAAAAAATAATACACGACGAAGACGTGTACTACCACATCGGAGGAGAATATTATTTGCAAGAATTGGAGTTTACGGAAAACGGCGTGCCTGTGTTTGTTGTCGTGCGTATAGAAAATAATTTATTAGTAAGAGATAATTTAAGAGATTCTCGTAAATTGAAAGATTTAAACAACAACTGGGTGAAGAATACCATATTAAATTTATTTCTGCATAACTAATCACTATGGACACGTTCAGAGGACCCGAAGGCAGCGTAGGCTCGCGTTTAGGAGTGCTAAACCCTAATCTTTTAATGACAATTCTAGTAACGTTAGTAATTATAATATTGTTAGTCATGTTGATTAATATGAGTAGCAACGGCAACAGCAGCGGTCCAGCTACACAGACGGCCATGTTCAATCCGCTCAACGCTACGATGCGAAACAATCCCGTAGTCACGACAGCGACGACAACTAGAGCCGTGTAAACTATAAGCCATGAATCTGTTTGATGTGTCTACAATTGTATTCGTCACGTTGATTATAGTGAAAATTATGGTGTACCACGGTATCAAAAATCTACAACAGAAACAATGGTATTTGGAAAATATTTGCGTAAACGGATACTACGGACTGAGCGCGGACCCGTTCGAGTGCGACGCCTATTACTCTTGTCCCCAAATGATTAAACTGTATTGCGAAAACGGAACCGAGTTCGATGCCGATAAGTCCGAATGCGTACCCTATGACGCCGTAAACGGATGTTATGAAAAAATGTTGCGTAGATTACTACTGTGATGGGAGGGATGTGTGGTATAAAGCGCAGCATCCGTCGATATAAGATCACTTATTCATTTCACTCGAATCACTCAGCACTCGAGTCTTTGCATTGTTAACGCTGGCCGTCGGATAGGAGATTGCGAGCGAATGTAAGTATTCCGTTTCCGATTTGTTTATATTCAAACTTCGCACCAGCTCCGCGGGTATATTGCCCACTACACGATACAATTCTTTATTATAAACGATTCCACTTTCGGCAATAACCAAACCCCTAATTTTTTGACTTTTCACCGGTTCGTACACTTTTCGCAGACCGAACACGTACCAAAACTCTATTTGCATAGGCGTGTACACCTTGACGACGACAGGCTTACTGAGCTGATCCACAGGCGATGTGTACAGATATGGTAATCTTATCATGCTCATGACGTAGGTGTTGCGATAAGATTTGTTGTTATCTTTTGATTTTATCAGCTGCCTGTAATCAACTATCGGAACCAATGTAAAGGCTATAGGCTTCTTGGGATCTATTCCACTCACGGTCTTGGACTGGTCAGGACGTATCCTAACAGTGTCCGCATAATCTACTGCATAATTAAAATTCAAAGTCGAGTCGTAGCTGTAGGCGATTTGAAAAGTGATTTGAACACTGCTCGCGACGTTCGCTTTGGTAATCTTCATTTTATTGTGTTGTTGTAGATTTGTGTCACAATGGAAGAAGACTATGTGGACGATGCGCTATTGACAACCAACGATAGCGAAAACGAGTACAATGAAGAGGATGATGAAGAGTCTGACGATGATTATTATTGTAGCGGTGTCGGCGATGATGATCGAAATCCTTATCACGTAATGGTACGACACTCTTCTATCAATTGGAATTTGAATCAAGACGCCGAAGAAACTTTAAAGTGGGTACAATCCTTTAGCAGCAGTAGTCAGCATTTAATAATATGTCACGACGCGATGGAATATGTTAAAAATGTCAGATTTCCTGCTAACGTGTACAAGAAGAGTTATCATAAAATATACGGAAACGCGTACGAGTTGCACATTAACCAAGTGAAGATAATGATTACCACCGCGTTACTAAAGTTGAACGGAGTGGAAGAGAATAAATATCCAAAAATTGCAGTGCACAAAAATAAAGATGACGCTGCTACTGCGTACATGCTACAGCTGAAGACGGCGAATAACATGAAAATTTTACCACAGCTAGTCATGTTTTTTCACGCATTCAATATCATCAATTTACCCGAGTCTGCTTACAACACGGTCACAAACAGCATTGACAAGTTTATCAATTACGAAGGGGTCGCGTTTATTAAGAATCGTTACAAGCCCATCGAAGAGCTGGTGAGGCCCAAAAAGGAATGCACTCTCTCGCCCATTGAGACTCTGTTCAATGCTTTTTGTAACAAAAAATATCAAATGCGATACAAAGAGGAGAACGGTCTGGATCATGATAGATATATCAAGGAGTATGAATGTGCCGCCAGCAATAAACAATATAGTTCGTCGACTGATTCGGTGACTCATGTCAAATGGTTCTTTTCTCATATAATAAAAACCTTGTTTAACGTGATACCACCGAGAGTGATGCGTCTAAAAACGTTTGATTCTACTCAGCAAACGGTCGCAGATTTTTTGTATCATTCTCAGCTGAACAATTCTGGTCATGTAGTGTATCACACTAGAGCGCCGTTTACGGGCAAAGAACACTTTCGCCTCAATTGCTTCAAAATGGACAAAACGCACGTATGGATCAATTCTATGATTTACGAATCTAGCAAATTGGATCTGATAGAGCTGGTGAAAAAGAGCGACTGGGGTATTCATTACATTATCACATTTCAGCCGCAATACAATCAAAAGCTAAAACAAATGCACAATGAAGTGATGAAATTGGTGATGCGCTACATTCTACAACGTCGTGATTTTAATCTGTTACAAAAAGATGTGACTATATATAGTAAGCTTAAATTTACCAAAATAAAATGTAACCACTAAAACAGAAATAATACACACGTATAATTTTATTTTACCATTTTATTCCACAAATTGTACATCTCTATCTTTAATTGGTTCTAATAAATTTTTCATAGTCTCCAACACTATAGTTTTATTTGACTCATTTATCATAGACTCTAAATTTTCAAAAAACACGCAAACCATGCAGAAAAGATCTTCGTCAATGTCCTCGATTTTACAGACATAATAGAACAAATCTTGCAACCGGTTCCATTCTTCTTGCTCGTTCGGATTAAGAAAGTCGGGAATCATGACGACAACACTGTCTATGTATTTTGACGAAAACAATGTTTACTACAATTTTGATGAATTGTTAGCGCTTATGCTCAAATTTAATTTTGAAAGAGTCGATAAAAAATTTTTGAGACCCGACAGTGTTCGAATCAAAGGTGCTAATGAACAGGTCTATGTAACAGACGGGCTAGATATAGACGTACGAGTGCTTTTATCTGACGAATGCTATGTGAATTTTGATAGCGTGTTTGAAATAATCGATCATAATCTCATCATGCACGATAAGTACAATTTTGAACAAACTTTCATTAGACTGACCGGTAGAGTCGTGCAGTGCCCGCATCCGTGGCAAAAAAAATATTTTGATTTATTACAAAGCCGAGTCACGGCTTCGTTTAGTGTTTATTTTAAAGTGCTAGAACAATATATGTTGCAACAACAGCCGGCCGCGGACAAAATAGGTGATAACGTTAGACGTTTAGTGCGCATCGGTCAAGATCTTATGTCCTCAAACTCGCCTAATGATCTTGTAACTGCGTATTCTTCGTTCGATAAAGCTACGGCTTTACTTTTGAATCAACTGTAGAAGGTACCGATGGACTCAAAATACTAGTAATATTGTCCAATTTGCTATTTGCCGAGTTTACGTCAGTGTTTAAAGTTTGCAAAGATTGAGATTGCGAGTTTAATTGTTCCTTAATCTCATCCACATTGGGCAGGTTTGATGATAGGGAATCGATCTTATCGGATACTTCTTTGATGTCTTGTCGAATTGAAACAAGGATGTTGCTCATTTTTATTTATTCTTATTAAAACTTTAAAAAAGGATGTCTTATAATGTTATTATAACTCGATAGTCGCTTGGTAGTGTCGTAGCGTAACATTTGTTGCACAAAATCGTTGGCCGAATCCGAAGCCTGTCCAATCTTGGGCGGACGCTTGCTCAAGTACTTGAGCATATCTTCCGGATTCAGATCGTTATAATCCGCATGGTCAGAGTCGTAGTCTCCGCTGCCGTTTTTTAACTTGTACGGATATTTACCGGACAATATTTCATAAGTCACCACTCCTACGGCCCACCAATCGAACGAAACCTGATTCAGCTCGCCCTTGATCTTTTCGGGACTAAAGTAAACAACGGTACCGTCGTCCATTGAAGGAGTTCCAATGATGTGACACAAGCCGTAATCGCAAATTATCACTTTATTCTTTTTCTTGTTGTACAATAAATTTTCTAGTTTTACGTCGTTATGTATGATCTGATGCGAATGTAAATCGTTAAGAGCGTTCACCAGTTGAAATATAATCTTGCGACATTTTTTCTCGTCAATCTTGTATCGGCCAAACTTTATGATATCAAACAAGTCTCCGTCTTCAATGTAATCCATGGTCCAGTACGTGGTGCGACCAGGAATGTGAACGATGTCATGCAATTTTACAAAGTGCGAGTTATCTTGCATTATCTGATGCACGTACAGCTCGAGGATATTAAAATGATACGTGTCCTTGCAGATCTTTTGCACATCCACACGTTTTTCGTTTTTGTTCTTGACAAGAAATATATTCTCATAAGAATCATTGTCCTCGTCGAGTTTACGCACCACCTCCATACCCGCCAAGTATTCTCGAGCACTGTCAATGGAATTATTGGAATTCATTAGAAAGCAAGAGTTTCGGTCGAACGCTGGCGATGTAATAAAGCGAATGAGACACAATTATAGCTTAAAACAAAAATTGGATAACATCGGCTACGGTACGAGCGTCTCACTAACAATCGCCGAGTGTGACGAGTTACTGTACACTATACTGCAAATGTTCAACGTTAAACTCAAAACGACAACAACGCCGGCTATCATCAAACCTATTCCGGTAAAAATCATATCCCCCGCACCGAGCCCCACAATCATTTCCACATCTCCTCCACCCCCACCCCCACTCCCGCCTCCGCCGCCGCCCGAACCGATGGATTTCGAAAAGACGGACATTGAACAAACATTGACGCAGGCCATCAACCCAAATGTAAAATTTTTAGAAGAGATTCAGAGTGGCGTTAAACTAAAACCTATAACGATTGTAGATAAACCACCACCACCGCCATCCTCCGCTAATATTATTGCAGAAGCTTTGTATAACAAGTTAAATCTGCGACGCGAAGCCGTGGCCGAAAGTGACGATCAAGATAACAACGAAGAATGGAGCACCGCTTAGTACGCGGGTCCAGTGAAGAGAGGCACATCAGGAGCAAACTCCTTGATCTTAAACAGCAGCGCTACTTCGATCATGACCTCTTCGATCTCGGCGGAAGTGGTTCCCACATAGACCAAGGGACGATGGAAGTATGGCCACAGCACGCTGTCAAAGAACTCTTCAAAGTTCTCATTATAAATCGATTGGAGACAGGTCAGAGGGAAGGCTTCACCCTTCTTACTCAAATTGATACGCTCGCGGTTGTCTGGACCTACGTAATAGGGATCCTGTTGGCGGATAACGTCGTGAGCACAGTAATCAGGATTGGCCGCCAACGCGTATTGCATGGTGAAACGGTAGCAACGGTTAGGCTGCATGGGTCTCAGTGTGAGCTCAAACCACAAGTCCATAATTTCTTGGTCAGTGGTGATGGGAAACTCTTCGCTGATGAAGCGAGTCCAAGTTTCACGGAGAAACTCTTTACCGCTCCAGTTGCACACTAGCTTCATAGTGTCTGGATGAATACGACGAATCTCTTTGAATAGAGTGATTTTAACATTTTTACCCGGACCACGGAAAGGATCCTCAGTGACCATGTACTGATTAGCAATGTCTTTGACGGGATCAAACTCGGCAGCTTCGCGAATCAAGTCCTTCTTACGCCTAACATCACCCAAGATGGAGCCTAAACTTTTCAGATGTTTGTTGTCAATCACACAAGTCGTGCCGTTGTGTCGGCTGTATCTCAATGATCTATTATATCCCAT